TATTTTAATTTTGTGTTTTTTCAGGAAATAAAAACCCATCTGTTTTTAAAATATTTTTAATATTTTCTTTAATAATTGGTCCATTAATTATTTTAATATTTTCAAAAACTTTAATATTAAAATGACCGTTATTTAAATCAAATATGTTATATATATTTTTAAGATTTTCGCTATCTTTAATATATTCTGTGTTTTCAATTAGCCAATCATAAAACTCAATATTGTTTTTACCTTTATGAAATTTTTTAAAATATTTTAATGTAGTGTATAATGTAGGTGAATTTTTAGATTCATCATTCAAACTATTATAATCTGTTCCGGATAATACACAAATTTCTCTCAATTCTTTTTGAGTTACGCCCAAATTTTCAAGAATTCCTTTCATATCATAAATAACAGCAGTATGATTTAATAAGCTAAGATATCTAATAACTCGTGGACAACCATAAACAAACATATCCATATCTTCACTTAAGCAAGCCCATACCTTTCCTTTAATTGTTAACATTGCACATAACTCGTCCGCTTCACCTGGTGCGTCATAATAAGTAGCACCATATGATCTAATAAGTTCCTTTACATTTTCAATGTCGTTCTTATTAATATTTACAAATCTTCTTTTTAACATATCCATATTATTAATTATATCTTGTTTCTCAATATCATCCATGCCGTCATTATTACCTAATTTAGTTTTAAGTTTATTATATTCTTCTTCAGCTGCCTTCTTATCTTGTCGTCTTTTTTGAAGTAGTTCTTTTTTTTCAGTAGGAGGTTTACCATCAAAAACAAATATAGGAATTACATTATAATACCTAAATATTGATAGCATTAGATAAATATTTTCAATTAATATATCATCAGATGCGTATTTATACATATAAATGCTTATATCTACAGCAATCTTTTTACCAGATAAATCTGCTATAGACATAAACTTCATTGATTCTCCTGCGTTCTCCTTGAAGAACCTATTTAAATGTTTAATTCCCATTGTGTCTTTTTGTTTGTGTTTGTTATAATTATATATTTAACTTAATTTTTTTTCAATTTTATTTTAAAATATTGAAATATAATCCAAATAATTTTATATTTATATTTTTAAAAAATAAAATTGAAATACTATTTTCTCTCTAACTCAATAAATATACTACTACAAGAATGAAGACAAGAAGTCAAACAAATTACGAAAACTCGGCATTATATGAAGTCAATATTGACTTTGATGAGGCTAGCGAAGCATGGAGAGCTAATAAACGTTCAATTGGAACTGGACATTATAGATATTTATGCTCTAAAAAAAATAAAAACAATAATTGTTGTCTAATAAAATGTTTACCTGGAGAAAATTATTGTAAAACACATTTAAAAATGTTTAATGAAGGAAAATTTTAAGGATTTATCCTAATTCACAAATACTCATACGTAAATTTGATAAAATATACGATAAATTTATTTTTTTACTCTTTTTACGTATATCATTTAAAAAACCTTTTGTTTCTGTTACACCATTTAACATACTACTACTTTTATAATGATTTGCTATAAAATTACAAAATTCGCTTTGGTTTTTGATAGTTTTTTTAAACTGTAAGAGAGAAAGATTATTAGTTTTACACCATGACAAAGTACCTTGATAATTATTTATTAATACTGTTTTTATAACATAGTATGATAACACATTGGTTTTTTCTTTATATAAGTTCTCTCTAAGTATACGACTACGTTCTGTTTCTGAATATAAATCTTTGTATGTTAAACCCATAAAGTCTAGAGTTTTAACAAGCTGAAAGAAACTAAATGTTCTTTCAAAATTAATAAAGAATTCAGCATTAGAGAGAAAGTCGTCTATGTCATTTTTATTCTTTAATGAAAAGAAGCTACAGAATAATGCGTTGATAATTTCAGCCCAGAATTCAGTATACGCTTCATATAAATTTACATTTGAATTTACTTTAAAAATATCTAAAATACATTTATGTGTGTTGTTATTATTCATATCTGAAAAATCCAAAGCAAAATTATGAAATGTCTCGTGAATAAAAACCTTAAACCATTCTTCTTTTCTAAATACTACTATTTCTGAATCCTTTGGACACGTAGTTGTAAATGCGGTATTTACATTTATTTCATCAAGTATAAAAATATTTGAACTAGGAATCCTTTTTTCGAGAGAAGTAAAATATAAATATATAACTAATGAATTAGCACATTGTTTTGAGGCATATTGATTTAATATATATAACCACATAATGATTGAATCAACATGTTTATTATATGTCTCTATTTCTAACTCAACATTATCATGTTCAACTATAAAATGTACTTTGATATTCCTACCATAGAGAGAAAAATTATAAGTTATTTCAGACATAGTTAACTCATCAATGTGTTTACGTACCAATTCAGGAAAGCTATTTGAATTAAAATTTTGTGGCTTAGATATTTGTGTTGCTGTTAAAACTTTTTTAGTTGTAACAGTATAATATTGACCCTTATGTTTTAAAGTTTGTAAATATTTATAAGCATTCATAATATCATTATAAAGTTCATTAAGTATAATATCAGTATGTTTAGATTGTTTAATATTATTTATATGCTTGTTTTTTGTAAAAAATAACATAAGTTGTTTACTATTTTTTGATAGCTTCATTTACTATATTGTTCTATTAATTTTTAATAAATTGTCTTAATATTTTTTTAAATGTAAAATATATATGGATAGCTCAATAATTACAGTTTTAGCAATTATTCTCTTAATTTTAATTGTATTAAATAACATAACAATAATCTCAACTACCATAAGTTCACCTACAGCATCAAGTAATACATCATGTTCTCAAACTTCTTTTGGATGTTGTCCAAATGGAGTTGACTCAAAAATAAATTATTATGGAACTAACTGTCCAGGTTATCAACCAGGTCCAGGTTATCAACCTCCACAACCATATGTGCCACCTCCGCTTCCACCACCACCTCCACAACCATATGTACCACCTCCACCAAAACCAATAGGTGGTTGCGCTGGCACTAGATATGGATGTTGTCCAAATAATAGTACTCCAAAAATTAATGAACAGGGTAGTAATTGTCTTTTAAAATAAATAAATCGTTAACTAAATAAAAAAAATATATTAAGACATAATAATATGTCTACTCCTCAAAAAAAAAAGAAGACAACAAAAGCTAAAGATATGCCCGAAAATATTGCTGAAGAACCGCCTGTAAATACTGTTTTAGAAGAAACAGTAACTCTTACTGAATCTGTTACTGAAACTACTCCTATGATTGAACCTGAAATTTTAGAAACTGTAATTTTAGAAAAGGAAACGTCTGAATTAAACTTAGAAAAAGAACCACTTTTAGATGAAGTTTCAATTTTAACAGAAATTAAAGAAGAAATTAAAGAAGAAATTAAAGAAAAAATTGATCAAGTTATTACCATTCAAATTCCAAAAAACTTGGTTGATCTTGTTAAGGAAGAAATAAAACAAAAAACCCACATACTAAGTAAGGAATATATCGACATCTTAAATAGTTTGGTAAATAAATCACCTAATTTATTAAATGATATTGAAAAGGCAATGTTTGAAATTATGAAAGATGGAAAAATTGACTCAAATGATATTCCATATTTAATTACTATAATTCAAAAACTTTATGAATTCATGTTTAGCTTAAAGATTGAAAAAATATCTACTGAAAAACGTGCGGCAATTTGTGCGGAGGTAATTAAATTTATCGTTCACGTTTTAATTAAAGAGAGAAGAATAAAAGTAGATCCAAGTAAACAAGACGCATTTTTAATTCAATTTAATTCTCTAATGGATTCATGTGTTTCATTATTAAGTTTACAATCAGAATTGTTATCAAAAGGATGCTGTTCTTGTTTTTTCAGCAAGAAATAAAAAAAAACAATCAAATAGCAGGTATATAATAATAAAAATGATATTATTATTGTTACATAATATATAACAATAATAACAAATGACAACGTGTTTAGACACAAATGCTTGTCCAAATAAAATGTATAATGTAATATGTAATTTCTCAATTGGAATAAATGAATATGCTTGTAATAGCAAAACTACTTGTATGCGAGCAGATGGAAGATATGACTGCTGTGCTACGAATATAGTAAGCTGTGTAGTAGATGCGGCGTCATTGCGAGTACCAACAATTCAACCAAGTATAGCCATCAGTGAAACAAATTGCGATAAAATGTGTAATTCTGAAAGTAAAATAGATAAATGTTATTGGTATGAAAGTCTACGAACAGATAATTTGTGCGTTGAGAATAATAATGAGTATTGTTGTTCTCATAACAGAGGAGATTGTTGTAGCACGAATAAAACCGACGTATACATTGTATTTGGATCTACTGCAGGAATAATGATAATATTCGCATATTACTGGTATTATGTAAAGAATTCACAACACAAAACAGTTCCCGCACAGGAAGTAGAATCACTAGATAGATACAAAATGGCTATCAATTTATAATGTTTTGCGCCTTCAATCATGAATAATAAATATTTATATTTCATTACGTTTAATTTTATCACGAATTAACATTAACTCATCAAATACTTCGGGCTCAGCACCTCTTGAAAAATGTGTTAGTTTAGCATCTTCTGTAGACAATAGAAGTTTCTTTAAATCTTCATTTTGTGTAAATTTAGCAAACTGAGCATTATACATTTCTCTCGATTGTCTTTTTCCAAAAAAGTCTGAATCTATTGTTACTTCAACTGGTCTTAAAAGTTCACCTTTAAATTTACCATTTTTACCACCAGCAGCTTTAGCCATAGCAGGATCCTTAGATAAATCTGTTCCGGAATCAAGAGAGAAACTCAAATAGAAATCTGGATGTGTTTTTTTAAATTTTGAACCCTGATAATAATGTTCAACTGAAGCCCATTGATGATTATCTAGAGAGAAAGGTTGAACCCAAAAATTAGATAGCTTCTTACGCCAATCTGGTATAGTAGCTAATTCAGAAAACTCCTTCATTCTTTCATTAGGAATTTTCTCTCCATTACCTTTTCCAGGAAGTGGTTTTCCAACAGACTTTGAGTAAAATTGAAACACAATATCATCATTATATAACCCTCTTAATTTACTTTCAGTTATATCTTCATATTGAGCTTCCTTAATTACACTTTTTGTTTGACCTGCTTTAAATTTCTGAAAATCAGGGATAATAGCAAATGGTCCCGCATTTTTTTCCATACACTTTTCGGCAATCATTTTCTTTATATCATACGGTATTTCTGAGAATTTAAATATTAATTTTTTCTTATACCCAACAAGTTTGTAATGGTCTCCTGTGTGATCAATAATAATATAGAATTCAGGTGTAAATCTTCCACGCTGTTCTAAAATAGTATCATTTAATTGACCACATTGTAATACATTTTTAGTATCACCTGCTTTATATAATTCACTTGACATAACAACAAATTTAATATTAAGAATTCTTTCTAATGTAGATATAGCCCATGTATCTGCCCAAAATTCGCATTTTTTAATTTCACTTTTAAATGCTTCTAATGTATCAACTTTTTTCATAAATTTATATTCCTTTAACATTTGAACAGTAATTTTTTTCTCTTTTACAAGTTGGTCATGGTCAGCCTTTACCTTTTTAGCCTCACTTGAAATCAATTTCTGTTCATTTCTATCAATAACTTGAGTAAATCTTTGATTCAATAATGTATATTCAGCTTCTAATTCTTTAATTTTGTTAGTATCTCTAACTAATGCTGAGTTATACATATCATATAGTTCTTTATAATTTAAAAAAATTCTTTCTGTTGCTTCAGTTGATAATTTTTTTCTTAATTTATGTACGGATGTTTGTTGCGCTATACTTGAAAAAGCATCTCTAATAGTTGCGAATAAACAATCACCACCAGCTTCATTATCTACTATACTATAATTTTTGTTTTTCATAAATTTTTCTATCCAAGTATCCTTTGGACTTTCATGATATTTCTCTCTGTAATCTTTTGCTTGTTTTTTAGTTTCTTCTTTTAATAACGGTGGTAATGGAATTCCTTTAGTTATTATAAAAATATCATCTCTCTCCTTTGGTATTTCATAATATTCATTATAATCAACTTCTTCCTCTTCTTCATCCTCGCCTTCAGATTCAGTAAGTTCACCTTCTTCTTTATCAACACCTTCAATCCTTCTAAGGGGTACATCTGGTTTTAAATGAAGTTTATTTATATATTCTTTAGTGGCAAATGAATATATTAACGGATCTTCCATTTTTTCTACATCAAGATTATTATAATCATCCAAATAACTCAAATAATCAGATGCTTTTATTTCATAAACACCAATTTGAACAACTTTATTGTTATATTTAACTAAATAAATGGGAAAGTATATTATATTTTTATCTTCAAAAGTATTTTTTGCGTTTCCAATAGCCACAATTATATCAACTTCTTTTATTTCTAATTGATACAAATTTGCTTCAGTTTTTAAATCTCCCGAATCCACACTTTTTAGTTCAGGATAACTTACATCGCTATTTAGTTTTGATAATACCATTTATATTTTATTACAATATTTTATATTTAATACAAATACAAAATATTTTATATTTCTTTACCATAATAAAAATTTCTTCATAAATTTATCATTTTTTAGTTCGCTCATATAAAACCACAAATTTTGTCTTTTAAATATAACTTCATAATTATTTAAATCAGATTCAAATGAAACTAGAATTTCAATAATTTGTTCTTTATTACATTTATTATTTTTTAATTCCTTAGCAAAACCATAATAGTCACAAATTAGTAATAATTCTTTAACAGTAAAGTTCTCGCGATAGTTTACCATTTGCGTAACAGCCAAATCGTCAGTTAATTCTGAGTTTTCAATTTCAGCCATAAATTCTTCAATATTTATTTCTTCCTTTTCTTGATTTTCAATTTCTTCAAGATAATAAGAAATTGCCATATTTTGTTCATTAATGCTTGTATTGTTTGACATTATTTAAATATCTTATTTATTATTTAAATAATTATTAAATATATAGTTATTAATAACAAAAAAATTTATAATATGTTTTGTTATTAATTATAATTTAATTTACATGTCAATTAAATCCATAAATTTGAATAATGCTTTATTTGTTAGACTCTTATAATCCTTTACTTTACTCTTAGCAATTTTCTCAATAACTTCACTAATTGTAAATCCATCAATTTGGTCATAATTATCACCATCATCATCTTCATAAATATCTTTTTTATATAAAATTGCGATGGTTTCAATAAGTTCATCTACTTCATTCTTTTTATCTTCTACAGAAATGTATCTATAAATTTGATCTAATAGATTTCTAGTAATTACCATTATTTGAGTTTTATCAATAATTCCATTAATCATTAAATTTAAATAGAATGATGCTAATGCTTTTCTCTTTTCATTAGCCTTATTAATTTCACAAAATTTATCATAATTAACCTTAGGATCTACATACTCGATAATATTAAATAAATCAACAAACTTCTTAAAGTTGTTCTCAAAGGTATTTTTTAACGCATCATACTTAGTCGACAAATCAGAATATAAATCAGCATACATTTTAGAATAAAATCTATTAGTCGAAGCAATATCGAAAATAATAGAACTGACACGAACCATTTCCTCTGTTGTAATATTTTCAACAATTAAATTTTCAATAATATCAATAATTTTATTACGCATGTCAATATAATTTTTATCAGACATTTTATTTAAATTAACACGAATATTATCAATTTGAGTATCAATTCCAGTTTTTTCCTCAATTTTAGTAGCCTGAAAGGTTCTTAAGCTCTCCCAGTCTTCATCATTAACGATTTCATTTGCCTTTCCGCGCCGTTTTTTATTTCCTCCACCTCCACCTCCACTAGACTCTTTAACATAAGATCCTGGTTCAACCTTCATTGGATTTTCCCTCTTTTGAAAAACAGGAGTTTTAATATAATCAGGTGAACCTACTTCTGACGATAAATTTGAAATAATATCAAGAGTTTCATCGGGTAATTTATATTCAAACCCTTGATATAGGATCTCATTAATTTTTTCAAGAGTATATGTGTGTTTCATTATTTTTGCCATTCTGATATGTATTATAATATAATATGTATTATTTATATCAATTTTTTTTAAATATAATAATATTTGTAAATACACTTAAATAGATATAGACATAATATATTATAAATGTCAACTACAGAAACTGAAGTTATTGAAGCGCGTGATGTAAACGATGTGGTATTAGACCCTTCGTTTAAAATTAACTCATGGGATGAGTTAGAAATAAATTCCTTATTATTAAGAGGAATTTATTCTTATGGTTTTGAGAATCCAAGTGTAATCCAACAACAGGCTATTAAACCTCTAATCTTGGGAAAGGATATTGTTATCCAAGCACAATCTGGAACTGGTAAAACAGCTACTTTTACTATTGGAGCATTAGCAAATGTTGATGTAACAGATAATAACACTCAAGTTTTAGTTTTATCTCCCACAAAGGAACTAACCATTCAAACAGCAAAGGTTTTTACAGGGTTAGGAAGTATGATGGAAGGTTTAAGAGTTCAAACTCTATATGGAGGATCAATTGTTGAAGAAGGTAGTACTTTTTCAAATAAGAAAACTCCTCATGTTATTTGTGGATGTCCTGGTAGAGTATTTGATATGATGCGCCGTAGCAGAATCTCGTCTAAAAAAATTAAACTTGTTATTCTTGATGAGGCTGATGAGATGTTATCGGCTGGGTTTAAGGATCAAGTTTATAATATTTTTCAATATTTTAGCAGCACTATTCAAGTAGCTTTAGTAAGCGCTACTCTTCCTGATAGCATTAATGCTATTATTGAGAAAATTATGAGAAATCCTGTTAGAGTTAGTGTTAAACGCGAAATGTTGACATTGGAAGGTATTGCTCAGTACTACATTGCGGTTGATGATGATAGACAAAAGTACTCAACATTAAAGGACCTGTATAGTTTAATGTCTATAAGCTCTAGTATTATTTATTGTAATAGTGTTAAACGTGTTCAAGATTTATATGAAGCTATGAAAGAGGATGATTTTTCTGTATGTCGAATTCATAGTGGTATGGATAAAGAGGAAAGAGCAACTTCATTTGAAGATTTTAGAGTTGGACGCACACGTGTATTAATTTCTTCAAATGTTACTGCTAGAGGAATTGATATTCAACAAGTTAGTGTTGTAGTTAATTTTGATATACCTAAATGTGTAAACACATATCTTCATAGAATTGGGAGATCTGGTCGTTGGGGTAGAAAAGGAATCGGAATTAATATGATTACTAGACGTGATGTAGCTAAACTAAAAGAAATTGAGCAACATTATTCAACTCAAATTTCTGAAATGCCAGGCAGTCTTGAATTCTTGATTGGTAAATAAAAATATTCGTTAAAAATTTTCATTATATTTCTATTATAAATTTAAATATAATGAAAGCGGAAGATTCTAGTATAGTTTGTAAAATTAATGATTATTTTAAGATGCCAATATATTATATCAAAGATAAACATGAGTTAAAAAAAAATATATCAACTGATTTAGAACTTATTAATACGATTGATAGTTCATGTAATTCAATTTACTCTTTTTGTTTTAATACAGATAATGATGTGTCAAAAAAAATATCAGAACAAATAGTAAATTATTACGCTTCTGATATTAAATTTTTAAAAGATAATCAAAAACTTATTAAAGATTATGTTCAACCTGAAACTAGATATACAAAACTATCTTCTAACTATAAAAATATTGTTGAAATATGGAATGAATTAAAGATGGAATCCGGTTTTAGAGAGAAATATTATTATGTTGATTGGGAAACAATAGAATTTTTAAATAAATCTGAAATTTTTCTACAATTTATGAGTTTATATAATTTATTTTCACCTATTTTCTCTCTAATGGTTCCAATAATAATATTAATTGTACCTTTTTTTATTTTGAAAATGAAAGGAATACCTCTTGATGTTAGCGAATATATAACTGTTCTTAAAACTGTTGCTCAAACAAATGCTATAGGAAAACTTTTTACTGTAAATTTTTCAGAAATCAATTCACAAGAGAGAATATATATATTAATATCAGCAGCATTTTATTTATTTTCAATTTATCAAAATATTATGGTTTGTGTTAGATTTAATAATAATATGAAAACAATCCATAACCATTTTAAAATAATTAATTCATACTTAGATAATACTATATATTCAATGGAAAACTATCTACGCTTCTCAAAGGATTTAACTACACATGAAGAATTTAATAATATTCTTACAACAAAAATTTCCACACTTAAAAATATTAATACAAAAATAAGATCAATAACTGAATACAGTCTCTACAATGTAGGAAAATTTAAAGAAATTGGTAGAGTATTAAAATACTTTTATGAATTACATAGTGAAAAGGAATATGAAGATGCTATCATGTATTCATTAGGATTCAATGGTTATATTGATTGTATAGAAGGGTTACAATTTAACATCGTAGAGAGAAAGATGAATTTCGCTACATTTATTAGCAATACAAAGAAAGGTATATTTAGAAACAGTTATTACGCATGTTTAAAAGATAATAACCCTGTTAAAAATACTATAAAATTTAATAAAAATCAGATTATAACTGGTCCAAATGCTTCAGGAAAAACAACAATTTTGAAATCAACATTAATTAATATAATTTTTACTCAACAATTCGGTTGTGGATTCTATGATTCAGCAAAATTCTCACCATTTAAGCATTTACATTGTTACTTAAATATTCCAGATACTTCTGGTCGCGATAGTTTATTTCAAGCAGAAGCCCGAAGATGTAAAGAGATATTAGACGTAATAGGTGATAACAAGAATGACACACATTTTTGCGCATTTGATGAATTATACTCGGGTACAAATCCAGAAGAAGCAGAGACAAGTGCTACAGCATTTATGCTTTATTTACAAAAATATAAAAATGTGTCAACCTTACTAACAACTCATTTTGTAAAAGTTTGTAAAAAATTAGATAAAATCAAAGGCATACAAAACTGTAAAATGGTAACGCAAAAAAATAATAATAAATTAATTTACACGTATAAATTCGAAACTGGCATCTCTGAAGTAAAAGGCGGAATCAATGTGTTAACAGACATGAATTATCCACAAGAAATAATTGATAATACTATAAAAGAAAATAATCAATAAAATAATTCGTTAGTATTTTAATTAATTTATATTACGTTTTTGTAATATACATGGCATCCTTAGTAGATTTATTTAATCCAACATTTTTAATGTTTTTAGGAATATTAGTGCTTGTTGTAGCACTTCTAGTTGTTTACTTTGAAAGTAAATTGAGAGATCAGAATCATAAAATTGCTTCAATGTTAAGCCTTGTTTCAACTTTAGCAGAAGATATGAATGGAGTAAAAATGGGATTAAACCAATTGGCAGTAACTAGAATGGGTGGTTCATTCCCGCAAAATTTTGAACAACCTTTAGAAAATCCAAGAGTTCCTTTTAAACAAGAATCTAAATTAATTGAAGTTTCTGATGATGAGGATGATGATGATGAAGAAGACGATGATATTGATGAAGAAATTGATATTGATGAGGACGATGATATTGATGAAGAAATTGATACTGAATATGAAGATGATGATGAATCTAATCATGATGTTGTAAAAGTTTTAAAAATGAACATGACTGTAGATGATGATTTTGAGAACTTGTCTGAAAATAATAATTTAGAATTAGACAATTTAGATGATGAATTATCTGAAGTACAATCATTGTCAAGTAAAAGCTCTAAATTAAATGATAAACTAGAAGAAACTGTATACGGAGTAACTCTTCAAGAACCATTAAATATTACATCAGATTTAAAAACCATTAGCATAAATTTAGAAGATCCTCATCAAGATTCACTCGACTATAAAAAACAATCTTTACCAAAATTAAGGAGTATTGTTTCTGAAAAAGGTTTAGCCTCCGATGCATCAAAATTAAAGAAAAATGAATTACTCAAATTACTTGGTGCTGAATAAGTTTTTTATATTGTAAATATATAAATGTCTTGGGGAACCTGCTATAGCGGATCTAATAATATTAATTTTAATTTTCCACCAATTATGGCTGATGGAAGAAACTATGCCACATGGCAACCTGATGCTGTAATTAATGAGAGAATTCAAAAACAAGAAGGTATTCAATCTAACTGGCAATATCGTCAATATTTACAGCGAAATGGTCTTCAAGTTATGAATTATAATTCTATGGAAGCTTGTTATGATTTGGGTCTAGACCCTCATGTAAAATCAGATAGAACACCTTCTGATAATGTTCCGTACAAATTTAAATCCATATTCGACTCATCTAAACCGGGATTTGGTTACTGTAATAGCGACTTAAAAAATCCTTATTTAACATCTGAACAATTAAATTCTAGACTAATTGCACCATCTATTAATCCTGAGAACTATAGAAATATGGTTCCTGGAGTTAAAATGTAATGACTGTAAAATGTAAATAATGTAAAACAATATAATAATAAGTTTTTATAATTTAATATTATATGAAAATTCTATCAATAGATGTCGGAATCAAAAATTTAGCATTTTGTTTATTCGATAAATCCCCTACAGCTGAACATTTTAAGGTAACAAAATGGGATATTATTGATATATCTGAACAAGAAAATACTATATTATGCGGATTTGTTGAAAAAAATGTAATTTGTAATAAACCAGCTAAATTTAAAAAAGACGACAAGTGCTACTGTTTAAAACATTCAAAAAAACAACAAATACAAATTCCAACAGTAGAACAAAAATCTTCATTTATCAATAAACAAAAAATTCAAAAACTTTATGAAATGGCAGAAAGCCATAATATTAAACACGAACCTAAGATAAAAAAAGCAGATCTAATTAAATTAATAAATGAACATATAAATTTAAACTATTTTCAAACAATTGAAAGCAAAAAGGCTGCTGATGTGGATTTATTTAATATTGGTCTTAATATTAAAACTAAGTTTAATAAATTATTTGAAAACGAAGCAAAAATAGATTATGTCATTATTGAAAATCAAATTGGACCATTAGCAATAAGAATGAAAACAATACAAGGAATGATTGTCCAGTACTTTATTATGTCACTATTAAATGTAGAGCATATTGAGTTTATATCCGCATCAAATAAATTGAAGGATTGTGATGTAAAAGATAAAAGTAAATATAGTGATCGAAAAAAACTAGGTATAGCAAAATGTTTAGAGTTAATTACAACCGATTTTAGATTTGTCGAACATGTTGATTATTTTAATAAGCACAAAAAGAAGGATGATTTATCAGATTCCTTTCTTCAAGGTATTTGGTTTATAAATAATAAAAAAATGTAAATTATTAATAATATCAATTATTTAATAATATATTTAATATTCGTAAGACTTAAAATTAAAAGTTCTAATTAATGAATAAATATAATGGCAGACATAATGGATATTACAGAACTTGAATTTGCCGACGACAATTTTGGAGGAGGTTTTGAAACTAAATCTTCCAACTTTGGTGGTGGGCTTGAATTACTAATGAACGATAAAATTAAGGAAAGTAGAAAACCTACAAGTGACATTGAATTAGATGATTTAAACAATTTAGAAAATGAATTAAACAATTTGGTTGACGATATTCCTTCAAGTAGTTTTAAACCTAAGTCTGAAATGTTTGGAGGTCCAAGTGTTTCATTTAGCGAACCTTCTATGAAGTTTGGACAAAATGATAGTGGGCTTGGACAATCAACATCTCAAACTGAAAATGATAACAAAACGTGGGATGGTTATGGAAAGTTTAATAACATCCCTTTAAATCCTGATAAGGTTTTACCAAATGAACCAAAATTAACTAAAGAAGAAATGCTTAGAGAGAAATTCAAGTATCTTAGAAAGTTAGAAGCTTTAGAGAAAAAGGGGGTTGAACTATCTAAAAAATATTCAATGGAGTCATCTCTTCAAGAAATGATGGGAGAATATGAAACAATTATGGATGAGAAAACCAAACAAAATTCCGTTAAGTTTCAAGGCAATATGCTGATGGCTGTTATTAACGGAATTGAATTTTTGAACAGTAAATTTGACCCATTTGATATTAAATTAGACGGCTGGAGTGAACAAATTCAAGAAAATGTTACTGATTATGATGAGATATTTGGTGAGTTACATGAAAAATACAAGAGCAAGGCTACTATGGCACCTGAATTGAAATTATTGTTTCAACTTGGTGGCAGTGCTATGATGGTTCATATGACAAATACTATGTTTAAGAGTGCCATGCCTGGTATGGACGACATTTTACGTCAAAATCCTGATCTAATGCGCTCATTCCAAAATGCCGCTGTAAATTCCATGTCACAATCTAGTCCTGGATTTTCCGGCTTTATGTCTAACATGATGAATCCTGAACCTCAGAATCCATCTGGACGCGGACCTCCACCACCAATGGCAACACAAGGACCCAATGCTGTACCACCTCCTCAAGGAAGACCCGGTAATAATAGCTATGCCAGACCTGATTTGAACTTCAGTAAAAGCAATTTTGTAGATGATGGAATTAGTCTTAGAGAGAATTTTGAAAGACCTGACGTTCAAGACAGAACCACTAGAAGACCTGGTGGACCTCCTCGTCCTGAAATGAAAGGACCTAGTGATATTTCTGATATTCTCTCTGGATTAAAGACTAAAACAATTAATATTCAGGAAACACAACCTCAACAACAAACACAGCCTGTAAATGATAGCAGTACAATTAGTATTAGTGATTTGAAGGAGCTACAATCCGGAGGAAACATGCCAAAACGTAGTGGTCGCCGCAAGAAGTCTGCTAGTAACACAGTCTCATTAGACATTTAAAATCATTAATTATGTTAATTTAATTTATTAATATAATTATAAAAATTTAATAATAAGAATTTAAAAAAGGAATATATCTATACCAGTAAGGATAAGAGTAACCATAATCAGAATCATTATATATGTATACAGGATTATACCCATAACCTCCATAATATCCTCCACGACCTCCATAATATCCTCTACCATATCCTCTGCCATATCCTCTATGACCTATACCTCTTCCTCCTCTTCCACCGCCACCACGACCACCATAACTTTCAATTGTTGTTTTTAAAGAATCATAGTTAATTATTATTAATACTAACAATAATAAAAACGCACAACATAAACATTTTTCTATTATACTCATTATAAATAACGTATAGAAATTAATATTTTTTAATTTATGTTCTAAATATTATTTAAATTATAAATTATGTAACTTATAATTTAAATAAATTAATGAAAATCTTTAAGGAACAATTAATAGTATAACAATTATATATATGCAAAATAATTCTGAAAATGGAGATAGAAAAGTATCTTTTTTTATAACCCTTATGTTAAATACACTAAATAGTTCACTTATTATGATGAAAAATGTATCATATAAAATTAATAATAAAGATATTAGCAATAGTAATTTGTATTTAATAACATTTGCCTGTAATAAATTATCTGAAATTATTGATTTATTACCTGATGATGAATTTAAAAAATATTTTAAAACAACAATGAAAGAAAACTTATTAAAAATGACATGTTATGTAATAAATAATAATTCACAAATTAATTGTAACGATTTTTATGAAAATTTTTTAAAACGTAAAAAGGTTAATAAAGAAATATTATCAAAAGTACAATTAAAAACAGGAGGATGGGGAGGATTAATGATTGGTTTAGCTGTTACAGCACTCGCATTAATTCAAACTGCAATTCCTGTTTCAAGTGCTGTTTTTTCTGGAGATGATCTTGTTCAACAAACCACAACACTACGTGGTTTTCAGCCTAGTAAGGAATTTAAAGAAATTTCACAAAAACAACCTACAAATTCACAAAATGAATTGTCTACTTTTGAAACATTTGATTTCGCTCAGTTAGACGCAAATATACTTGGCGTATGTATGGTAAATAGTTATGTTGCTGAAATTTGTACAGGCGGATGTCCTTCTCCAGAACAATGGACAGAGTTAAGTCCATCTATATTACAAAGAATTAAAGATAAATATAGCGGTAGACCAGCGCCAGAAAATGAGGCTTATTTGGCTAATTGGGTGATGGGTCCACCAGATGATCTTTTGCTTGGCGCATATCCTTTACAAATATATGGCACAGATTTTGTGGATGTTCCTGACGGTACCGATGTGGAATGGTTTAAAAATTATTTTTCAGATGGAGCTAAAGAACACTTTTCTAACAAACAAAGTTCTGCTGACATGGCTATAGCAAGTGTCGTAAATTGGGATCATGCATTTAATGTAATGTATAATATAAATAATCAAAAATTATGCGTACATGATGAAAATAAAAAAGTATCCCACACTATGTACGGAACCTTAGAGGTAAGTTTAAACTCTGGAGAATATATTTGCGAGACAGGATTTTTTGAACCATATCAGATTAAAGAATTAAATACGTTAGGAAAGCTTGTTACGGAAACTAATGAAAATATTTTTACAGTATATAATAAACAAAAACCAATTTATCAGATACAACCGACTGAAAGTATATTTTTAGTAGATAATTCAAAAAACACTGGTAACACAAATCAGTATATTGAAATATTAAAAGATGTTAGAAAAAGTATAATAGAAGGAGAAAGAGATGGAATTGATTTCCTTAAAGAAAATAAAGTTAGATTAAACATTACTATTCCTGATACTGTTTTAGATATATTGACAGAGTCAGTTGATACACATGAACAATCATTTAATATTAATAGGTCACCAGATGAGGTTTGGCAGCCTTTTTATACTACAAATACACTCACACAAAATCAAAGTCAATTACATAAAATAAAAACTGCTTTTAACCCTTTATCAATTGAAGAATTAGGAAACCAGCCAGTGTTTAAAGGTGGAAATAAAAATCACTTTACACATAAAATTCACAGAAAAGGGAAAAAATACATAAGCAAAAAAAGTAAAAAGAGCAAAAAAAGTAAAAAAAGTAAATCAAAAACAAAGAGAAACAAATAAATGATTTTTATTTTTAATTATTATTAAACGTCATTTTTATTCAACTGTAACAACCTTTGCTAAATTTTTAGGTTTATCAGGATTTATACCTTTACTTATAGAGAGATGATAAGCTAACAGTTGGATTGGTATAATTCCTATTAATGATGCGTATGATTTATTTTCTGGAACGTAAATAATATCACATGAAACTTCTGATGAAATTGAGATATCGTTTGTAATTATTAATACTGGAGAATTTCTAGAAGAAACTTCTTGATAACAATTTAATGTTTTTGCGCGATGAGTTTGATCCATATTTAAAATAATAACAGGAAAATTTTCATCTAGTAAAGCAAAAGGTCCATGTTTTAAAGAACTAGATGAATAACCCTCTGAATGAATGTAAGAGATTTCTTTTATTTTTAGTGCTCCCTCCTTTGCAATAAATTCATCACTTCCTTTACCAAGCAAAAACATATTACTTTTATTAATTTTTGTAATATATTCCTTAATATTCTCACTACATAATTCTAGTGACAATTTAATATCAGACGATAAATTATGTAGGTCGCTAACCATTCGCACCCGTTTTTTCTCATTTATATTCTGTAAAGTAGAAAACCATATTGCTGCCATTGATAAACATACTACTTGACTTGTAAATGCCTTTGTAGAGGCCACACCTACTTCCTTACCAGCATTACAATATATACCACAGTCCACTTCTCTCGCTATTAATGAATCAACAACATTTACTATACCAATTGTTGTAATATTATTATTTTTAGATATATCAATACAACGATGTAAATCTTTTGTTTCTCCAGACTGAGATACTAATATAAATGCGGTATTTCCAATAATAGGAATATCCTGCTCATTAAACTCGGCTCCATCAAATACCTGAACTGTATTAAATTGACATAATTGTTTAAAAAAATACATACCATAAAACCCTGCAAAGTAAGATGTTCCACAACCTAATATTATTATGTTATCAATATTTTTTAAACTATCAGCATGTTGTTCTAATCCACCTAATTTTACTTCTGAAGAATTTTTTATTCTTCCTCCTTTATTAATTGAATTTAAAATAACATCTGGTTGTTCATTAATTTCCTTTATTGTCCAATGTTTATATGGGTATGGTGTTTGGGTTGAATCAACTAAAGTCACATTCTTTTTAATATAATTATGTGTTGTATTTATAATAATATTATCTTCTGTTTTTGTTATTACACATATGTCATCATTATGTAATGTTATATAATTACTCATTTTATTACAAAAACCGCTTTGTTCTGATGTTACAATTACTTCTTCTTCATTTTGACCAATTAATAGAGGAGAACCATTCCTAACACAATACAATTTATTAGGTTCATATAAACTTTGAATAAGTAAACCATATGTTCCTCTTAATTCATCAATCGTTTGTTTTATTATATATGTCATATTATCACCATTTGAATTACTATAATTATACTGTAATAAATTTATAATAACTTCTGTATCAGTTTGTGAATTAAAAATAAAACCTTCTTTTACTAATTTTTGTTTTATTTCATTATAATTTTCAATTATACCATTATGTACTATAACAAAGTTTGAGTCAGACGATAAATGAGGATGAGCATTTGTATCATTTTTTACACCATGAGTAGCCCATCTATTATGACCTATTCCAATATATACATCATGTTTCATTTCCTTAATATTCTTCATACTAATCAATTTATCAAGAGCATTTATTTTATTAGTTGAAGCACATTTATTTACTTCAAATTTATCATTTTTAATAATACATACACCAGCTGAATCATACCCTCTATTTTGTAATTGAATTAATCCATTTATTATTAAATTATATATATTTTCATTATTGTTATTCAATACAATACCAAAAATTCCACACATTTATTAATATTAAATATTTTAATATTAATATTTTTACATAGAATAATAAACAATTTTTGACCAGTTTCCATTTACATCATATATGTATTTTATACATGATTTTTCAATATACACTCTATCAAAACCATCTATTATTCTTTTTACAAATTTTGATGTTGTTTTTATATAATCGTCATATAAGTATTCTATTAAATATCCACAAGGTTCATCATTTGAATAATCAATTAATTTTAACAAAATTTTATCTGGTCCAACTTTCATTGGTTTTGGAATTTTATTTAATTTTTCATATCTTTCATCAGTTTTTGATATTCTATTTATATATTTTCCTTTTCTAAAAGCAACAACATCTGTATAGTTTATTATTTTATTAACTAGTTCAATAGGTAATCTTTTAAGATTTTTTTCCATCTTTATTAATTTTAAGATATTTTTTTTAAATATTATTACGTCTAACAACATATAATAAATAAACATTCTAGAAAATAAGAAAAACAGTTTGAACTTTTTTTTTGATTATCATTTTTATCTAATAATTTAATATCTGTAATGTCTTGTTCTACTTTTTCATTGTCTGTCATTTTAATATTTTAATTTGTGTCTTACATTTATATTATTTCAATCGTTTTATAATTTAACTTAATTTTTTTTAATAACGCCATGAAAGGTGTCTTATCTTCACCATATAATAATGAATCATGTATCAATTTAATATTTCCAACTAAACTTTGCTCATTTAAATGTAACCAAAAAACAAACAATAAGAATAAACCACATGTAAAGTATATGTCATTTAGTCGAATAGATTCATTTCGCAAATAATATAGTGGCAATACTTTAATTAATGTATTTATTACGATAAAATAAAATATTGTTCTTCTACTTGTACCGTATAATATCATTAAAAATAACATTATTAAATTATCGATTACTCCTAATATAAGTGGAAACTTTGGTGAATATTCTATAAATTTTAATTCATATAGTACAAACCATAAGTATATCCAATAAGAAAAAACTAAATCTGCTCTCAATGCTGCCATTTATATAAATAAATATTAATTAATTTAATTCGTTTAATTTTAATATAGAAATATAATATATTTATTTAATAATGCAAAATAGAAATAGACCTTCTAATAATAATACAAAAAATGTCTCTATGACAAATTGCCATAAAGGCGGCATTAAAATTAAAGATACTGGAAATAATAAAGTTATTGATCCATTTGCTGGTGTAAATCCGTTTAATATTGTACCTGAGGAAAAAGCTACTCCTGTAACACATAATAAATCATCTTATGAAAATCTTGATTTAAATATTGATAATTATTCGAGAGAAGAACTGTTTAAACTTTTTGGTGTTTCGAATATAAGTTTAACAGAAAATGTTATGAAAGAGTGTAAAAAACTTGTTTTAAAATCACATCCTGATAAATGTCGTCTTGATGAAAAATATTTCATTTTCTTTTCAAAAGCATATAATAAGTTAAAAGGTATTTACGAATTTCAAAACAAAATTCAAATTAAAAAAACTGCCGATTCAAGTGAATATTATGACTCTAATCAAGCTGCTATTTTAAGCAATGTATTTGAACAGAAAAAAGACCTCAAAGACCCAAAAAATTTCAATTCTTGGTTTAATGCGCAATTTGATAAACATAAATTAGAAGACCCCAATGAAACAGGTTATGGTGGTTGGCTTAAATCTGACGAAGATATTGTTTATACTCCAAATGTCACAAAATCCAACATGGCTGCTGAAATGGAAAAAAGAAAAAAAGAAGTCCAAACGCTCACTACATATAATGGTGTAAATGATCCTTATGCTTCTACATTTGGCGGGTCTTCTTTGATGTCATATGATAGCAACTTTTCTTCAGGTTCTCTCTTTAGTAGTGACGGAATGGGATATACCGATTTGCGTCAAGCTTATGTAGAGTCTGTTATTCCTGTTACAGAGGATGATTACCGTAAAACTAAACAATTTAATAGTGTAGATGAATATAAACGTCATCGAGATAACGTCGACACTAAACCTCTTAGCAAAGAAGAAGCTATGCGTCAGCTTTTCAATGAGAATAAGAATAAAGACGAAGAATCCGCCGCTCTTGCTTTTTATTATGCTCAACAGTCTGAAAAAGCGAAGGTTAATCAAAATAATTTCTGGTCTGGGTTAAAACAAGTAACTAATTGGTAAAAAATATTAATAAATTAAATTATAATATATTAATATTTTAATGACAAATAAATTTGAAAACGGATTATTTATATTCAGAAGAGACCTTAGAATAATAGACAATAATGGTCTTAACCTATTAAACGAAAAATGTAAGAACATATTTACTATTTTTATTTTTACTCCAGAACAGGTTGGTTCTGGTAATAAATATAAATCAGATAATTCTGTTCAATTTATGATTGAATCTCTACAGGATTTAGCTTCTCAAATATCCAAATCGGGAGGTCATTTATACACTTTTTATGGTCATAATGATAAAATTGTTGCCGACTGTATAAAGGCTTTTGATATTAATGTAGTTTGTTTTAATTTAGACATCAGCCCCTATGCTAAAGAGAGAGATGAAAAAATAATTAAATTATGTGAGCATATGAAGACATATGTCATGTATGATTATGATTATTATTTACATCAACCTGGAACTATTGTTAACGGAAGTGGCGAACCCTATCAAAAATTTACACCATACTATAACACTGCTCTTAAAAAGAAAATTGAACCTCCTGCCGGACCTAGAAAAATACATTTTAAAAGAAGTGAATCTCATATTTCAAATAAAATATCACTTGAACAAGCTTTTAACAAATTTACCAAGGAAAATCCTGATATTTTAGTTCATGGTGGCAGACCAGAAGCAATAAAGACTTTAAAAACAGCTGTAAGAACTCAAACTCATTACCCAAAAACTCATAATGAATTAGATAAGCAAACAACTCAATTAAGTGCGTACTTAAAATTCGGTTGTATATCAATCAGAGAAGCATATAAGGCACTCCACGGAAAACGCGACATAATTCGGCAGCTAATTTGGCGCGATTTTTATGCCAATATTCTGTATTCATTCCCCCACGTATTAGGTCACGCAATGAAACAGAAATATAACAAAGTTCACTGGCATCATAATACTAATTGGTTTAAAGCTTGGTGTGATGGTGAAACTGGTTATCCAGTGGTTGACGCAGGAATGAGACAATTAAATGAAACTGGTTATATGCACAATCGAGCTCGGCTTATTGTTGCGTCATTTTTAACAAAAACATTGCTTATTGACTGGAGAGATGGTGAGAAATATTTCGCAAGTAAATTAACTGATTACGATCCCGCATCTAACAACGGAAATTGGCAATGGGTAGCCAGCACAGGCGCAGATTCTCAACCTTATTTTCGCATTTTTAATCCATGGGAACAAGCCAAGAATTTTGATCCAGACTGCGAATATGTAAAAAAATGGGTTCCTGAATTAGCTGATGTTCCTGATAAGGACATTTTAAATTGGGAAACAGAGTGGAACAATTTTAAGGATATTAAATATTATAAACCTATTGTTGACTATAAAAAACAAAAAGATATAGCACTTAAAATGTTTGGAAATGTATTTAAATAAACGTCGTTAAAATAATCGATTTATTATACAATAAAATAATAAATGGATTTAGCAGTAACATTATTTGATAAAGATGGTTTTAAATTTTCACGTGTTAAAAAAAATCATTATAGTCTCACATTTACAATAGAAAATAATAATATAATTTTATCAAAAATTATTGATTTTAATTTAATTAAGCTTATTTATGATTTAAATCCAGATGTTTATGAAAAGGTAACCGTTGAAAAAATAAATGAAAATGAGGTAATTGCTACTCTTTTAATGAAACATTTCTTTGAAGATTTAGGATTACCACAAAGATTTTCATTTATTCGTATGATAAAAATAGAAGAAGAGAACAAAATAATATTTAAATCTAAGTCTATTAAAACTCATCGTCCTCCTAATATGCCAGAAGATGCTGAATTAATGGCTATTCAAGACCTAACAAGTATATGTAATATAATTACGCCACATAAAATTGATTTTTCGTTTAATATTATTTTTGAACAACATATGAATGTCCCTCCTTTTGCTGAAAAAATGGTAGGAATGATAATACATAAAATATTTAAGCGTGTAAAACAATTTATAGAAAACGTGCGTTTATAATATAATGATTAAAAATCTAAAAGGAATTTTATTTTTAATAAATGTGCTTTTTATTTTTGGAAAAGAATGTTTAATATATTTAATATTTAAAGATTATTCATCCTTTGTTGAAAGATTAGCATTAGGGTTGTCTTCAATTAATATTTTATGTGTTAAAATTTTTCAAGCCTTTGCCTCAAATAATAGTTTAATTGATGAAAAAACAAATAATAAGTTGCTTCAATTTACCGATAATGCTCCATGGAATTATTCTGATATTGAATTACAAGATTTAATTGAAATTTCTGATAAATACAACCTACAATTAAAATGTGGGTACGAAATACCGATTAATGCTGGAATGATCTCACTTGTTTTTAAAGCATACAAAAGAGATGACTCTTCTGAACCTGTTATAATTAAAATTAAACGTAAAAATATTCAACAAAAACTAGATGATGCTATTGACAATTTATTATTTTCAATGTATTTATTATCTTTTATTCCAATTTTTAATAAATATCAATTAGCTGAAGTTGTAAATAAAAATATTGAAATTATTCGTCATCAAACAAATTTTTTGGAAGAAGTTGATAATATGGCTCTAATTAAAAATAATTGTAAAAATTTAAAATATGTTAGAATACCATCAGCTAATAGATCAGTTACTGAAGAATATCCGAATTGTATTTTGATGGATTATATTGAAGGTATTAAAATTAATCAAATTAAAAAAGAAGATTACGAAGGATTTGCTAAACAAGTTATGAAATTTGGTTTTGTAACTTCAATAGTACATGGTGTTACACATGGAGACTTACATGGAGGTAATATATTATTCATTAAAGACAAAAATGATGAAAGATATCCTTACAAAATAGGTGTTATCGATTTTGGTATTATTTATGAACTTGATTCACAATATAAAGGATTGGTTTTTGAAATGTTAACTCAAATGTTCGATTCGCCTCCTAGAGAGTCGGCAGTTAAATTATTAAATTCTGGTATAATTGATCCACCAAATATTCTTCAACAAATTCCAAAAGATGACTATGAAAATATTATTGCTTTTACATCTGAAATTATTGATGAAACGGTAAATATCTCCAAAAAAGCTAATCAAATTCAAATTTATAAATTTATTTCAAAATTAAAAGAATATTTAAGTAATTCTGTTCTTTCAAAAATTGGTATAAGACCTAGCGACAGCTTTGTTAAAACTCAACTGGTTTTAGCTATGTCACATGGTGTAACTCTCACATTATGTAACGACGATTTTATGGGATTGGCTGATAAAGTGATTAACGAATTATTTCATACAAATATGATAATAGAATAGTTTAGTTATCATACCCCCATGGCCATATTAGTACTGTTCCTGGTAGCACATAATCTATAGTTATATCTCCTGCGTATTTTTGTTTATAAAGAGAAATTGTTGCTGCGTAAATATTACCAACATGTTTTTCATTTTTTAGATATTTATATCCTTCATTTATTGTTTTACCTGATGTAACCAACTCATCAATTAAAATTACATTTTTACCTTCTAATGATTCATCAATTCCTTCACATACAGTAAATGTACCCAAATCATTAAAGATATTTTTTTTTATTATATCATTAATAGCATTAGTAGGTTGTTTATCACAATTGTATTCACTTCTAGATAATTTAACCTTATAATTTGGAATACCTAGTTTGAGGGAAATATAATCTGATATAATTGCTCCTCCAGTTTTTATTCCGACAACAGCATCATATCTCTCTCCTGAGTGTCTTATTCGTTCAATAATAACATCTAAGTATTTTTCTAATTGTTCCCAGCTAATAAAGGTTCTATTATGAATAACAGCATTAGCGTATATTGATCCAATTTTTGTATACAAAGGACAATTTTGTTTCTTATTAATACTTTCTTTCATTTTTGTATCAACCCATTTTGGAATAGGTCTATGTATTTCCTTATCAATTTTATAAATACATAATAATGACAATATTAAACCAATACTTAAAACAATTAAAAATGAATAAACAGAAAAGTCAAAATTATTATATAATAAAGCATAACTATAACCCAAAATTATACCTATTATTACTTGAGGAAATGTATGCATTTGAGAAGTAATTCTTTGCCCAGAGAATACTAATATTAATATTAAACATAACCATAATGGTATAAATCCATATAGATATGATAATGATGATAATAAAGTAATTGTTTCCGCATGACCTGAAGGCATTCCGACACACATAAGTGGTTGCCCTTCTAAACAATTTGAACAATTAATTAGTGGTCTCTTTACTTCTTCATAATTAAAATATGTTTCATTAAAGATTTTTTCTAAACCATTTTGAATAAAGTAATGATATACGCAAACAATAATTATTAAAACACCAATATTAAAATACTTATTTAATTTCATTAATATATAATGATATTAAATTAATTAAAATTTTTGTCAATTGTTACCTCTTTTGCTATATTACGAATTATTTTATCTTCTTTTTCTAGATCATTGTCACCTGAACCTCCCATTGATTCAACAACTAGTTTATTATATTGATCAGAATACTTAGAGTTATATTTTCCACAATCTGGATGTTCCTTTTTAAATTCTGGTAACAAACGTTGGTTTTTACAAGCTACCTTTTTGATAATTTTTCTTATCTTCTTCTTCTCTTCATCTTTTTCCCATTTATCTTCATCTTTAATATATAATACTTCTCTCTTCTTATCTGCACAATGAATTGGACGTTTATTTTCGTCAAGTAAATTAAGATTTTTAACTATAATATTAGATATTCCATTAACATACCCTATTTCACCTACATTTTCTAAATCAGATAACTGAAGTTTAAGTGAATCTACAAAATCTGTAATATTCATAGCATCTTTACAGGTTTCATTTAAAAACACATTAAGATTAAAGGTTTTATTATTTGAATTAACATTGTGTGAATTAACAGTATTAGTCATTGGTTGTATTTTTTGACAAACATCTAATACCATATTTTTTAATTCAGAATTTTCTTTAATTAACATCATAATAAGCTGTTTATCTGAAGGTTCTTCATCTTTCTCTATACTATTATTGTTATCTTCACTAGTATAGTCACATGTTTGTTTATGTCTCCATAAACTTGTGCGGCTATTACATGTATAACTACAATTACATTTAAATTTAGGGGTTTTTTGGGGAGATTCGGGGTTATTTTGTTTCAAATTTGTTTCACATTGATGTTTTGATGTCAACGTATGTCGGTTGAAATCTTTTTTGTTACCGGTTGAGAACTCACATTTTTCGCAAAAATATTGGGGTTTTTTTGGGGTTTTTTTTGTTTCAATTTGTTTCATATTGTTTCATTAGAAAATATTTCTAAACCTTTTTAAAAATTAAAATTAAAAATTTATCGTAACAATTTTATAATTATTTTTTTGGTACTCAGATGCTAATTTTCAATTATGGTCTCACAATTGCATTATTTGAGGTAAAATATCCAAGGTTTTCATTTTTGGACAAAAAAAATGTCCAATTTTCACTTTTCAAAAAAACTTTCCCCGAAAAATTTAAAAATTCGATACTACATGTGAAGGGAACTTTTTTAGTGCCTTTTTTCAAGTTTTAGTGTTTTCCCCTACATTATGTAGTATATCGGTCTTTAAATAGTGAATTTTAAATTAAATTGAAACAATTTAAAGAACAACAATCAATAAATATACGACAAATATGCAGCAAACTATCGACAACGTTAATTATAGGTTTATACCATCAAAAGTAACATCATTTGACAGTATAATTAAAGAAAAGAAGATCATGGAAAACGATATATATGAGAAATATGAAGCAAAAGCTGAAATAACTGGCGAACTTATTATATGTAAAGATGTTACACAAATGAAACAACGTGTTAAGAGATTGGTACAAGAAGATTATAAAACCTACTTACAAACATTAGATAAGAGAGATTACAAAAAAGATATTTGGATTTATAATATTATTGATGGTATTTCAGAACAAGAATCTATTTTACATAAAGACGACAAATGTATTGTTTTTGTAAATTATTTTTGGGATAGAAAAGATATTGATAAGCTACAACTTCTCTGTATGCCAATGAATACGACTTTACGTTCTATTAGAACATTAGATGCGTCTCATGTATCTCTTCTAGAACATATGAAACAAGTTACTCTACAAGTCATTAGAGAGAAATACGGGTTAGAAGAAGAATATATTAAAATGTATTTTCATTATCAACCTTCCACATATCATTTACATATTCATTTTGTAAATACATCATCAAATCAACTACATTCTTCTGTAGAATATTCACATGAACTAAATAGTGTTATATTTAATTTAAAAATGAACTCAGATTATTATAAGATTGCGTTATTAAATATTAGGGTTTAAATAAAATATACTAATTATTAATTAGTATTATTTTATTATTATATATATATATGTTAACTTTACAAAAATTTTATGATGAGCAAGTTACAAAAGATTTAAAAGAATCTATGAGTATAAAAGGAGGGAAAAAAAGAAAAAGTAAAAAGAGAAGAAATATAAAAAGAAAAACTATAAAAAGAAAAATTACAAAAAAAAATAGTAAAAAATCTAATAATTATAGCAAAAGACAAAAATATATTTCTAATGGAGGTATGATATTAAAAAGTGGAAAAATTACTAGTCAAGAGGAAAAGCAAGCTGCTTTACTAGATTGTGGTGTTAATATAACAGACCCTACTAAAATAGATGGCGAGTATAAAAAATATGCTTCGACAACACCTTTTGTTGATGATACTTCACCAGATGTTAACTGTACTAAATTATATATAAATATTTTAGATGGTAACCGTCTGGAAGACCTTATTCCAACACCAAAGTCTTACATGGATTTAGATTTTTGGTTTGGACATATTGGAATTAGTATTGATGATTCTATGTTTGACAAGTATCCACAGTATCTTGAATACAAGGGAAAAGTATTTGGTTTTGGTCCTGATTTACGTGTGGATCCAGTAAAATATTTAAATGATTCTACACAAAATACATCGACAGATTTCTATGATTCAATAACTGACACATGGACAGTAGATAGTACAAAAAGTAATACTTTTGAAGACTTATCATATAAAATGTATCCAACTAAAAAACATTCAACAGAAGATATTAAAAAACTTTATTTTGGTAATTTAACTGATGATACTGCTGCCTTTATGTTTGAAAATATAGTTCAAAAACCTTATGTTTTACAGTCTAGAAATAAAGTAAAAGATACAGATTTATTAAATCAAAGAACTTGTATAAGAATACCTGTTTTAACCGAATTTAGTTTAAAATATATAATTGAAAATTATATAGAAAAATATAAAAATAATGTTAAAATTGAAAATGGAATTACTACAGTAAAATACCCTGATATAAGATACGGAGTCATAAGCAATCAACCTTGCTATGGAGAAAATAATGTTAATGCGACAATACAAATTGGTGGAATAGCAAAAAAAATTAGTGTTTATAATTGTATTACATTCCCATGTGATAAACTACAATTATTTACATATAAAAAATATAAATTAAATAATAGATGTACTTTTATTAAAGAATCAGTACTATCAGTTGGTATAGGACGTTGTGGTCAAGTGTGGACAATTGATACTTATTTTAAAAGTCCTAATACAGAAATTTATAGTAATAAAGGAATCGAACAATGGAATTTTTTTAGTAAAAGATGGGAAGAATATAATGACACACCTAAAACTGTACCTACAGGACCCATATTAATTAATAAAGATACAGGTGGTCAGTATTATATAAAAAGTGTAACAACTAATAAAATTTTTCGTGAAAATGGGGATGAAAATCAAGCACCAGCCCAATATATTCAAAATTTATTTTCATCATAAATATTTATTTTAATATTAATAAAATTGAAATAAATTAAATACTATTTTTAATGTTATAAATGAATAACTTATTAGAACAAGATATTACTACAATGGATCCTACATTTATATTTGTTGACGGAAGTTACTATAACTTTTATAGATACTTTGCTCTAATGCAATGGTGGAAAAATGCTTATCCAGATGAACCTCTTGATGATCCTTATCAAAATGAAAAATTCGTTGAAAAGTTTAAGAAGACGCATGTAGAGAATCTTAAACAAATGCCAAAAAAACTAAAAATTGCTAAGGATGTAACCCCAATTATGATTGTTGGTAAAGATTGTAAGAGAGAAAATATTTGGAGAAATGAATTCTTTCCACAATACAAAGCAAACAGAGCAAATGGACAAGAAGATGGATTTATGGGAGGACCATTCTTTAAAATGGCTTATCAAGATAATCTATTTGAAAAAGGAGGAGCAAAAGCAATTCTTAAACATCCTAAGCTGGAAGCAGATGATTGTATTGCGATATCAGTAAAACACTTAGTAAATAGATATCCTAAGTGTCATATTTACATTATTACTAGTGACAGAGATTATTTACAATTAAACGCGCATAATGTCGACTTATTTAATTTAACATATAAAAATATTGCTGAAACTAAAGGTTCAACTGGAGATGCAAAAGATGACTTGGAAATAAAGATTATTATGGGTGATACTAGCGATAATATTCCTTCAGTATTTCCAAAATGTGGACCCAAAACAGCTTTAAAATGTATTGAGGACCCAGAATTCTTTAAAAAGAAGATGAATGATAATCCTGAATACTATAAACAGTATAAACTTAATCAACTACTAGTAAACTTTAATAATATTCCAGAAAATCTAGTAGATGAATTCATGGAATCAATTAAGAAATAATACTAATGATAATAATATAAATATTTTTTATACAATACTTATATTAATGGAATCTTCAAGTCTACCCGATAATAATACGAAAATCAATATTAAACATTTTTTATTAGATCCTTTATCTGTTATAATAAAATTAGCCATTATTGGAAATAAACCTGTTGGAACAAAATTGTTAATACAGAATAATGTTATTTATTTTCAAGAACCTGGAATGTTTCAATCATTGTCTAGAATGTTTTATAATACAAATAAGACAGATTTACAATATATGTATAATCCTATTCAAATAGCATGTACTACATTTTTGTCAAAAGAAAATATTCAAAAAACTCCAAGAATTAAGCAATTATTTATTTGTGCTCAAAATGGGTTAAAAAAACTTATGGAAACATATAAATCATGTTCAATTATTACATTATGTTTAAATTATTACTATGCTATAATAACCAATTATGTAGAACAAAAGTACAATGATTCTATTTTCTACAAAGACACGCTTACAAGTCTTTATACAAAAGATTTAATTGAATCATTAAATGAACAATGGACAATAGAAAGAATTAAGGTTGTTTTGGATTTAATTATGTTTTTAACAAATGATTCAATGGCATCAAATAATGTAAAAACATTGGAAACTATAATGGAAAATACAGACCCAAATAGTGAAAAGATAGTTAGTAATATTTAATTTTTTCTATGCTTTATAGTTTTTTTAAATCTTTTTGGGTGTTTTATAGTCTTATTCTTGTAAGTTTTGAGAGGTCTTCTAGTGTATCGTTTCTTTTTACCACCAGTTCTTGATTTTTTATATGTACTATTAGATATATCACCTGTTTCGTCATTTTTAAAATAATCCGTACCACTTACAATACCAGTTTTTCTATCTGGTTTAATTAATCCCTTAGCAAGATTTTCTTCGTATCGTTGCTGACCTAACGCAGCCCTACTAGCACGTTCTTCCGAAGATATTCCTTGAATACCTGATGCTGTAGGAGAAGAGGTAATAGGGGTTCCTCTATCAGCATTTACCTTAACAACTATTTCGCCCATCAAATTAAATATTCTCTCTTGAAGAACATCATACGTTGGTAAGTTAACAACAGGTGTTCCTTGTTCTAAAATTTGTTTAATATTAACTTCATTATTGATGAAATTATTAAATAAGTCATTATTTACTAAAACCATACCAACTAATTGATCTTCTGGAGTTTGATGAATTGCTCCTGAAAACATAGAAGCAAATCCATCATTTTTAAGTGAAAATTCAGAATAATCTTTTTGTGACATTTGAATAACACTTAAAATTTCATCATTTTGAAGCGAACTGGTATGTGAAGCAAATAACATAAAATATAAACCAAAACCAATCATATAAGAAGAAGCAGTTTTAGGCGAATAAATAGTGTTACTTAAGTAATTTTCTGTAATGACTTTTTTCATTTTTTCAAGAATATTTATGTAAGTAAAATAAGTGTAAAAGAATGGGTCTGATTGTGATTTTTCACCGATTAAATTGTAGTATGAAGTTAACATTGCGTAAATAGGTGTTAAAGGATGAAAACCAAGACTAAAATCAGTCATTAAATCCTTACTAACAGTTGGAATTTCGGCACTTTCTTCATCAGCACCTCCTTTTGGTAAAATAAGTTCTTGTAATCCATCAGCGAGAGACCTTAAATCTGTAATAGTTGTTCTGACATCTCCTGATTCTAAAGCAGTAGAAAGAGCAGAATCAAAATGTTGTTGAATTTTAGATTGAATTAACTCAAATAAATCAGTATTTTCAGGCTTATCTAATCCAGTAATATAACCTTTAATTTGTTGAGAGAATCTTATGAGACTATGTATGTCTGTTTTTTGAATTAAATTACATGTTATTAAAGGCCAGTTTATTTGTTTAAGACTAATATCACAAATAACTGATTCTGTTTTTATTGGTTGTCCTATTTTTGTTGGCAAATAATAAGATTCAATATATCCTCCAGCGGTTTGAGAACCTTCTGCGGTTCCGGTACAATTAATAGATTTATCTTTTACAGTACATTTTAAATTGTAAACCTTAGATGCTGAGTCATCTTGTATTTCAAGATTACCTTGAACAATATCTTCAAATTCTTGTACATCAACAGAGTCTTCAGAATTTCCAGTAAAATTACTGATTTTTCCAGCACCATTCATTAAATCAAGCTCATCCTTATCACTTTTTAAAAGTATATTATCGGTTGATTTTGAATATTCAATTAAACTTTGTACTTTTTGTATTTCAGCTACAGCACTTTCTTGTATACCTGCTCTTGGAGAAGGTTTTATACCATCAATAAAAATAAATGATTCATATATTAAATTTGATAAATTATTATAAAACAATTCATTAGGATGTAAATTAGTACTTCTTGAAGAACGAGAAGATGTGCTTGATTTTACTAAATCTATATATTGTTCTATTTTTGGAACTAAAATGGATAAAACTGAAAGTATTTTATCTTTACAGTTTGTCTCTCTATCATTATATTCAATATCTTGTAAAAATGGTAAAAATATATTAGAATCTGTTTTTCTTTCTTCATCATGTGATTTTGTAAAAAATGAAATTAATCTATTAAAGTCAAATATTACACTTTGATCAGCAGCAACAGATTCACCTAATACTTTTTTAGCACACTTATAAACATCTAATTTAGTAATATTTCCAGTAATCCAATTATCAAACGCAATTACAAAATCGGTTTTCTGTGGTATAATTCCAAATTTATCTTGAATACCTTTAATGTTATTTAAAGCTCTACTGAATTCGGCTATTTCTACTTTATCATCTTCTTTATATTCGCCTTCAAACATTTCCATACTAGATTCAACTATTGAAATATCTCTATCAACGTTGACAAGATTAATTTTAATAAATGTAAGTTCAACAGCAGAAGTAAATAATTGTTGTAAATTGGTTCTACATAATCCTTGAAAATCAATAATAGGATTTTTATCTGAAAAATTAAATGATTCTAATTTTGTTCTTATATCATCACATTTATTATAAAAATCATTAATTTTTCCATTTCCACCAGTTGCTTGAGTTCCACGACCAACAGATAAATATTCATTTCTATCTTCAGAATACTTTTTAGCATTGTCAATCATTCGTAAAAATTTATTTTTACTTTGCTCATCTGAGAGCCATGTTTCTTTAATACCATCAAACAATATATTTTCCATAGATTTTCCAGAACCTTTAAGTGTTATATCGCTTGAATTTTTAAAAACAAAAATACGACCATAATAATCTGAATAAATAACATTAACACCGTTAAAAAGGGCATATGTAAGAGCAATTTGGTCGTGTGTTACCAAATAAACAGGACATGTTGAATCTAATCTAATTGGTTCTTCACTAGGTATTGGTAAAACTGGAGTGACTAAACGATTTCTAACATCAGTACAACATAAAGCTTGAAACCAATCACCGCCTCTTTTTTGTTGAATTTTAGTATTAAAGTTAAATGTTGTTGAGTTATCAAATCTAACTTTTACTTCTTCCATTAAATTTTTTAAATATGACAAGACCTGTTTAATACTATTTTCATCTTTACTATCTTCTATTGTATCAGTTAAAGGTAATTCATCTTTTTTGTTAGTATCATATTTAATGTTAAGTGTTGTTATAAGTTTTTCTGCTTTTTGATTAGTCAATATTTTCTGTATAGGAGATAATGTAAAGTCATATCTAGAAAAAAAATTGTTTAATGTGCTTGGGTCATTTTCGTCAAATTTTGTATAGGCTGTTGACGTGTCAGTTAGTTGAACATAAGACATTAGTTTTACTCCTGTTGATTTAGCTCCAAAAAGAGCTTTATTATTTACATTGGGTTTTCCAGCAGGGTCATTAACAACTTCAGGAGTCATTAAATAATGAATTCTAAATTGAGACTCTGCTCCGGTAGTTAAATATTCCATAAAATGATGTTGACTAAAATCTACTACTATAGCTGCCTGATTACTATCTTCACCTAATCTTGTATTTTCAACAAAACGTTTACCAAAATCTGATTTACAAGATAATCTAACTAAGTCATCCTTTTTGAATTCAGAATTATTACTACATTCAGAAATAAATTTTACAACTTTATATTTAAAAAGGGGCATCTCAGGGACACCAACTTCAAATGTACTATATAATCCAGTATCACCATCTGTACAGTTAGGAACAGCTAAAAGTGCTTCTGACATTTTATCTTCACTGCCATTAATTTGAATTGTGTTTCCTTGAGAATCAGAAACTGATAGCATAATAGCAGCAAAAGCTTCTCCTTCATGATAAGATGTTGTCGCTTGTTTTGGAATACCACTATCAAATGCTCTTTTAATGCCAGTATTTTTGTACGCTGTTTCATTAAATACTTTTTTTAAATCATGATGTGCGTCGGAACGGGTTAAACTGGCAAGCATATCTTGAAATTTATCTTGACTTTTGTTATAAGGTGTTAAAATGTTTAAATATTCCCAATGTTCAAGGTCAAGTTCATGACTTTCTAATGATATAGCAGATGTTTTAGAATTTGCTTTATTGGGAGTTCCAACATCAGAAGATCCAACATCAGAAGAGATATCAGAAGCGGCTGAACTAGAACTAGTTATAGAACCTTTTACTGCTCTATTTGAACTAGGTGATTTTTTTTTCCCTTTTACAGAAGAAACTGTTTCTTCATCCGGAATAGATTCTGAACCGATTGTAGCCATATTTGATTTAGGTGATGATGTTTTTCTTCCTTTTGTATTTTTGCCAGGTTTCTCAGAAAAAACAGAAGAAACTGTTTCTTCCTCTGGAATAGATTCTACTGGTTGTCTTGCAGTTTTAAGTTTTGATATATTAACTTTTGGTGGCATAATACATTATATTTAGAATTTAATATTTATATCTAAACATTTACATATTTATTTGTAAATTGTCCTTAACAAAGTAAGCATTTCCTTCTTTTGACCAATTAACAACTAATGTAATAATTTCTACACCAGAATCCATTGCTTCGAAAAATGCTTCTCTATACTCAGGATCGATAATCGACGGTTGAAAACTGCTAACGTCAGTTCGTTGTATAACATAACACATTATACAACGAGTTTTAGACTCACGTTTAATTAAGGTAAGTTCCTGAATATGTTTTAATGCTCGTGGACTAACTGTGTCGGTGCTTTTTTTTCGGTAACCGTCAGGAAAATAAGCAACTTTAGAATTCTGTTCTCTATCATCGAAACATTTCTTTTTTCTATCTTTAGCAGAAATGTCTTCATAATCGGCAAGTGGAACATTTTTAACTTCCATGATAAAAGGAATCCCATTACAATCAATGCCTGTAAAATCAAAACGAGAATCGACCTTTCCTTCTACATAAATGGTAGTCTCCCTCTTATAAGTTCGCACATTTTGTAGTATATTTAGTAAATTATTTTTAATAGCCGATTCGGTAAGTTCCTCGGCAAGCTTTGGATGTATTCCTACAACAATTTCATTATTTCTCTCTTTAATTACAGATAAATATACTCTGTATTCACAATGTAATTTATCGTCATGTTTCTTTGTTTTAGGAACTGGAGCCATTAATATAGTAGCACCAACATCAGCTAATCCACAACACCCGAGTGATGCTGTATGACCTAAAATAGATGTTTCGCTATTAAACGGAATAATATCGGCGACATATGGTGTTTTAATGTACTTTGAAGGACGTTTAATCACAGTCCCTTCAATTAAATTATCGATTTGAAGCATTATAAATGACATTGTTTATTTTAGTTTGATAATATTTAGTATTTCAATTTAAAAATCAATTTTATTTTAAAGTAATCTATAATAATATATTAATATTATAAGTATGTCTACTGTTGATAATAAAATAATTCCAAATCAATTAAATATAATAATTAACACTAGTGTTCCTGGGTATCAAAAGATAGAATATAAACCTTATATGACAATTCCTGACATTAGTAAAGATGACAAAAAAATTATGTTTAATCCATTGGTCAAATTAAATAAGAGTTATGTTGAGAAAGTACCTGAAAATTTAAGAAAAAAACAATTTTTTAACAAAGGTTTATTTGATTCTTTGCTTAATTTTACAAATGGAACAAAGGCAGCATCATTGCTTCAAGCAACTCGTAATGGATTTGTTGATAATAATATTAAAATTACATTAGATGCTATTTTTCCAGAAAATAGCGTGATGTATATTAATAAAAAACCATATACTATTGCTGATGTTCAATGGTCTAAAGGTAATTGGAAGATTGATACTAAAATAAAAAAAAGTAAACTAGATAGTAGCAAAATTACAGATCCAGCTTTATATCAAACTGTCGTTAAAGATGAAATTATTAGTGGAGAAAATCAATTACAGTCATTGCCTCCAGCAATAGTTTATGGAGCAAGTTATACAGGACCTAAAGATGATACTAATAAAGTAATGCCTCCTCCATCAACACCATCTGCTTCAGGTATTAGACCTCCTCCGCCGCCGCCTCCTCCACCACTCTCCAGTTCTACTAAAAATGTGCCTTTAGATGAAGATAAAGATGAATATCCTGAATATAAAGAACCAATAAAATTATTAACAAATATAGATGAAGATCAAGATAAATCTATTGTTAAAGCAAGTGAAAATTTTTCAAATGTAATTGAAGCTCCAACAAAAATGAAAACATCGCCCAGAACAACAGCAAATTTAAGACTTTTTTTTAGGCAACCTATTTTTTATAATTTAATAAATATGCTATACATTGCTAGTAGTGAAAATACAAAAATGGTTATAAACCAATCATTAAGTGATGAAACAATACCACAAAATAACACAAATATAGATGAATTAAATAGACAAGCTTATCTAAAAAATGTATTAGAACTTACCACAGTTCAAAATAGTGGTGGAGGAAACTGTTTTTTTATAGCAGTTGCTGATGCAATAAATTATCATAATTATTATAATCAAAAAAATAGAATAATAAGCGGAAGATATGGAACAGGTGTTAACTTATATACACAATTATATTTGAGAAGTTTAGTTGTTAAATATTTACAATCATGGACAGAATTAGATAGATATTTACTTAATGTAGCACCTTTTAATGTCGAAGAATTAAATGATTTATTTGAACAACAAATAAATGGAATAAAATTAGCATTAAGAGAGTCAGGAGAATCAGATGACATAACACCTGATACTTACATAAGAATAGCAAATGATATTTTTAATAGCCGTGATAATTTTCTTGTTAAAAATGTCGAAAGTGTCCCAATTGATATTGATGAATATAATAAACCATTTAAGATAATAGAAAAAGGACAAATTTCAAGATATATTTTAAGTAGTAATTTTTGGGCAAATGAAGTAGTAATTAATGCATTGTGTGTGGAACTTCAATTGAATATAATACCTTTAGAGAGCATAAAAACTCCTGCTAAAAAAACAATACGAATTCCGTATGCTAATTTTTCCCCTAATATAAATAACTGGAATAAATATTTATTTTTATATTATAATGAAGGTCATTATGAATTAATAACATTTAACCAAAAAATATCTATACAAAAAGCAAATACTACACGTAGAGTAAATATTAATTATCCTGCTACAAAATTTTTAAAAAAATCAAAAATAATTTTTGATAGAAATGACAATATATCTGAATTACCTCCTATATATATTTTATTTACAATTTTTGGTAGTTATTTTAGTAGTATTAAAAGTAGTGAAACAAATATTGATTTTACTTTCAAAAAATCAATAATGTTAACTATTCAGAGTCTTATAAATAATAATTTATATAATAAACCAGAATATAGCACTTTTTTTTATCCATATTTTAAAATGTTTTTTCCAAATAGCAATATACGAAAACCTACAAACTCAATTAATCCATATGAATTTAAACCTATAGGACCTCCTCCTATTAATCCTACAGTTACCAGACAACCTGATTTTAAATCTATAGAACAGCTAGAAGAACCACCTGAAATAATATCTAGTAAAAATAAAATAGAACCATTACAAATTGGTGACCCGTATAAAGGAGGTGCGAATCCATATTATAGACCAACATATTATAGACCAACATATTATAACCCACAATATATGGCACATAATATGGAAAAGAAGGATAAAGATGATGAATCGCAATTAGCATACGTGATAACAATTGATATGGAACTTAGACCAGGTACAAGTTTATCTCCACAAGAATTACAAAACGCAAAATGTAATGGGAAATGGAATTCAATTAGAAAATCATGGTCTGAATTAACTGGTAAACCATATGTAATACCTCCAGTTTATAATAAGGAAGAAAAAAAGAATCCAAAACCAGTCCCGCAAAATAATACAAGAAAGCAATACAACCCATACTATAGAGGTGGTAAGCATAATAACACTATAAAATTGTACTAATATTATTAAATAAATATATTATAATATTATATATGTCAACCCAGGAAGAAAAATTAATATTACCAGAACCATTAAAGGTAAAACCAAGTATAGCAAAATATTTAGATAAATTAGAAGATGATGGTAAAACGATATGGGCATTTGAAGGGTCAGCTATTATAGAAAATATGTTTTATTTACATTTAATGAATAAATATAAATCAAAATGTGTTCCAAAGGGAACAAAGAGACCAATTGGTTTAGATATTCCATTAAAAGTAAAATATACAAAACACGAAGAGATTGAATTGAATGAACAATTTACTGAAATAGGAAAAATAATAGCAGATTGCGTGGAAAGAGGCGAAGAGATGATTTTGATTCCATTAAGTTATATAAGAGGTATGAGTGGTCATTTTAATTTATTAGTCTATAAAGTAAATAATAATGAAGTGGAACATTTTGAACCACATGGTGGAGAATATCGTGGAAATGAAAGACTTCAAGAGTCTTCTAAAAAAGTAATGGAATATTTTGTAAAAAATCTTAATATATATCTTAAAAGAAATGGATTACATACAGCAAAATACGTTGAAGCATCGGAAGTTTGTCCTTATATAAGAGGACTTCAAGACATAGAAGGTTCAAGTAAATTAAAAACAGTAAAAATTGAACCAGGAGGATATTGTGCTGCTTGGAGTTTATTTTTTGCTGAATTGAATTTAAAAAATCCTCATTTAACAAGCATAGAGATATTAGATAATATTTATAATTATTTAACAACAAAAGAATCGGGACCTAATTATTTAAGAAGTGTCATTAGAGGTTATGCTGGATATATATATCAAAATGTAGATAGATATTTAGAAATATTTTTTAAACCAAGAATAAGACTTGTTGACCTAGTAGGCAGACAAAATCATTATAAAAATATTTCAAAAGTGTTAAAAATAAAAGATGTAATGCAAGTATTAATTGAGTTAGAAATGATAATTATTTCTGATCCATCATTTGACTATAAAAAAGAATTAAAATCTGTCATGAAGGAATATAAAAAAGAAACAAATGGTAAAAGTAAAGATGAACAAAGAGAATTGCGCAAAAAGAATAAATCTTTGGCAAATCTATATTACAAAAAACGAATATTACAAAATTATGAAGAATATAAGAGAGATGGTCGTATATCAGAGCCAGTTTTTGATTCTCCAGAAGATATTAGAGAGGAAGATATAAAAGATTTAACAATAATTGAAAAAGGTCATTTACATGAATTAGTAACAAAAGAAAGACAACAACATCAAGAAGAACTAGAAAAACAACCATGGTATATTGAGCAACAAAAATTAAGGGAACAAATGAAAGAACGAAGAAAAGGTTCAAAAACAGCAAAAAAAACTTCTAGTCAAGGAAAAACAAAAAAGTTACGCCCAACAGCAAAAGATGTAAAATTAATGGAAGAAATAATAAAAAGAGAGAAAATAGATATGAAAACAAAAGAAGGTCAACAAAATTTGTTAAAAATATTACAAGATATGGCAAACGAATAAATAATAACTATTAAAATTTATTATTATTTATTTATCAAAATTAAATTTTTCAAAATCAAATTTTTTAAATGCTTCTTTTTGCTGTTTTCTTTGTTTCTCTCTTTTAGCTTTTTCCAAGACAGCAACTGCGGCAGATAATTCTGTTTCAGAAACAACACCATCTTCATTTGTATCAACTAATTTATGAAGAACTCTATATTTATGGGGTACCATACATAAGGCACTTTCTTCATTAAACAAATAGTCAGATAATATTGTAAATACAGCTGTTAAACCTAGTGCGGTATAAATATCACGAGTACCCATCCACGCCATAGCAAAAACCAATAGCTGTTTAGTTACGCTATATTTCATGTACTCTTCAGTTGATTTGCTAAATTGTATTGTTATGAATTTAGAACCAATATTGAGAAGAATCATTATTACACCAGCAAAAAACTTGCTATTATTTAAATACATAACATGATGATTTATATAACCTATCCCATTAAATAATGGCGTAAATATGGTAGTTTTACCGCCTAATTGTGTATTACTAGTAATATTTGGATTGTTATTTTGACTTTGATTAGGTTGAACAGAATTCATTATACTAAAATATAGTATTATTATATTTTTACATTATTCCAAATTTTCTAAAAAGATTTGAAATATTTGAAGTAGAATTATTGTAAAAACCTTCTCCAATTATACGAGCATTTCTAACATATGGTCTGTACATTTCTTTTATTTTGGGTGTAAAACTCTCTACAGTATGTAGTGAATTAACATAAGCAAAAATAATAACAATTAAGAACAAAAAACAATTATATATTAAATGTTTCATATATAATTATAAGCTATAAAACTTTTATACAGTTGAATAACTACCAGTAAAGACAGATTTATCACTAGGCTCTACATCATCAGCTTGATTACGAGCATTAGAATATACAGGAACTTCGCTAGATCGTTTTCCCCTTAACATCATATGTTCTCTCTCAGTAATATTAAATCCTTCAATACCTTTGCTTTCGGATTTTTTTTCATCAACCTTTTTCTTTACTTCATCTATTTTTTCGTTAGTATTAGGAGAACTAGTAAATCCTTCCAAATATCCAATGTCGCTACTATTAAAGAAAATAATAATAAACAAAACGGCAACTACACCTAAAATTTTATTTGTATAACTTATTCCTAAAATAAAAAGGATAAGAATAGCCCGTCCTAAAGCAGTATCTATTAAAAAATCAAAGAATCTAGATTGACTTAATAAAATTACAAGAAATAAGGTAGCAACAGCTCCTACATTATTTTTACTAAAAAGTTTAATGTCCATATAAATATTCTTATATAATTTATTTTAGAAAATTTAATTTCAGTCTGTTTTACAAATTATTATCTAAATTTTTAATAAGAATGTCTTTAGCAATGTTTGCAGCTCCGTTTGATGATAATACTGAATTAAACTCAAACAATTCCGATAATATAATAAATCAAAAACGTCGAACACATAGTAAAACATACAAAAAATATCCTAAAGAAAATTTTGATACCAACAAGGTTAATTCGGTTTTAGAAAAAATACATAGTAATTTAGATAATGATGATGACGATGATAAGGATACATTTAATCCACCTCCTCCTGCTAAATCAGCTGGAGTTGAGAGAACAAAACCTCTTCCTCAAAAAGAACAAATGATGAATATGTCTTCAAATAATGATGTAATGTTTAGAACATTAGGAAGAGCTCCTCAACCAAATTATGAAGGAAGCGACAATTTAGATTTAAATGATTACAGCATTTATGGTGACAATAAATCAAATGAAGATTATTACAAACGCGTTATTCCTGGATACACACAACAAAAAAATCCAGTCAACAAACCTTACTATAGTACAGCTAATTATAGTCCACCTCTTGTTCAAGAATTTGCCAGTCAAGATGTTTTATTACAAAAATTAAATTACATGATAACATTATTAGAAGATCAACAAGACGAGAGAACTAATAATGTAACTGAAGAAGTTGTATTATATTCATTCTTAGGAATTTTTATTATCTTTATTGCTGATACTTTTGTTAAAGCAGGAAAGTATGTGCGCTAAATTCAAAAACTTAGTTTATTTATTTTTATATTTAAAATAAATAAATATTTGTAAACTATTTAAACCAATCTCTAGATATAATGTAGTTAAAATGGTCAAATGTTTAATAATTCATAATAAGCACGAGGGATGTTATGATTTTCAATTTTATGAGGATGAATCATCTAAAATGAGATTAACATCAATAACAATTAATCCCCCTAAAATTTTTATGTTTGATAGCAGAGAGCAAGCGCAAGATTTTTTTGAAGAATATATAAATGATGTAGATGTATTAGATATTAGATGTAAAAAAGGAGAAGAAGTTGTACATATTGATTATTGTACATGCGGTATTATTGAATTGGATGAAGAAGAAAATCCGGTATTGTTTTATAATAAAAAAAATCAAATATTTTTAATGGAAACAGGTCCTCAAGTCTTTTTGCCTCCTCAGGAGCTTAAGAATGATGTTAAAAATTTAAATTTGACAAATAGATTAATACGTAAATGTAAAACTCTTGGAAGAGAACAAAGAAAAAGATATATCGAATTAGGTAAATATTGCGAGGAGTGTCAAACTAAAAACGATAGTGGTTCAGATGAAGAGGCGGTTGATAGTGACAATGAAAATGATGATAAGAAATAATTTAATTAACAATTTAATTAACAATAAGAACCTTATTTGATTTAAATGTTGGATAACCAAAATTATAAAAAAAATAAGCTGTTGGACTTACTATTAAAGGTTTAGTTTTTGATATAATACTATTTATTATAATATTATTATCAGATATGTCTTCAATAGCACAAAAACCAAAATAGTTTTCTGCTGATATTTTCCAAAAACTTATTTTAAATCCTTGAATAAAGATATCATCATTAGTATTAGATATTGAAGCAAAGCAACTTAACACTTCCATACCTTTTTCAACTTGAACGCATGATTTTCTAAAAAAATAAGCACATACAATTTGATCATCTACAATTATTGTATAAATAAAAATATTCTTGGTCTTAATTAGTTCAATAATATTTGTAACTTCAGTATTTATTACAATGTCAAATTTTTTAGCATATTGTTCAATAAAAGAAAACAAAAAATGAAAATTTTGAGCGTTTACTTCAACCAAACTATATTCAGCTGATAAATCAAATGGTTTTGTCCACGTTTTTACAGGAAAACCATATGTAGAATATACACATAAAGGTACAATTCCAGTTAATTCATCTTCTCTCTTGAAGAGAGAAACAACTATGTTTTTATTAATCCTTCTTTGGTTATAATGATGCGTTTGTATTAGTTGTTGGGCAATTCCCTTTTTTCTGTTTAAAATATCAACACATAAATAATCAACGTAATATGCGCGAAATTTAGCTTCTTTATGACCGTTATTTATGACTACATAAATAGGTCTCGAAGTCATTACACCTACAACTTTTTTGTCCATTATCATAGTGCCTTTTTTTGAGTCAATCATATGATTATCTTCATTATAAAAAGAAACAAACGATTTATCATTATGACCATAAAAATATGGAGTTATGTTTTTGATATGAGGAGAGAAAATATTATCTTTATTTTGAAGATAATGTGCCTTAATCAAGTTTACAAATCTTTGAATTTGTATATCTGTAAGCTGCGAATATATTACTGTTTCAATATCTTTAAAATTTGTATATTTATTCTTTGGAGGGAGAGAATCATCAATAATACCAGGTGCTTTAAACATATAACTAATATCGTACACATGAAAAACCGGTTGAATAGCCCAAAACCCAAATTTTAATCTTATATAAGCGTAAATTAATAATATAATAAGTATTCCAAAAAATAATATGTAAGATAAATATTCTAACATATTATTCATAAAGTTTATATTTTAAATCTAATAACTTATACTCTTATATATGAATAATAATTTGTAATTTTATGTGAAGTTACAAAAGGTTTATTAAATCTTTTGATACTTTCTTCATAAATTTTAAAGGCTTCTTCTTTATCTTTAAAATCACCTACAACAACCTTTTTATTTTCCAAATCTTTGTAATGAGAGAAAAAATATTTAATTTTATCTCTAGTTGATTTGCTAATCTCAGTAATATTATCATATCCCGCATATGCTGGGTCAATTTTGTATGATGGTAACATAATTAGCTTTGGATCATTACCGGCATCATCCCTTGTCTCTAATACTCCAATAATTTTACAGTTAATATAACAGCCAGGTACTAATTCATCATCCATAATTACAACGGCATCAATCGGATCATTATCTTCACTTAATGTATTAGGAATAAATCCATAATTAAATTGATAATTTAAAGGAGTGTGTAAAATTCTATCACATATTAACGCCTTTCTCTCTTTGTCATATTCATATTTAATATGACTATTTTTGGCAATCTCAATAAAAACATCCACATTTAAATTTACATCAGGATTTTCTTTATAATTTTTATTTTCAAGATCTAAACCTAATTGCTTTAATTCAGCCTCAGTCATTTTTCTAATATTTTCAATAGTATCCATTTAAATAATATAATTTTTTATGTTTATATTATTTAATTAATTAATTTATATTTATGATGGTTTAATGAAAATATACAAATATTGATGTTCGTATGCGCATTTAACCATGTCAATCTTTCCATGAAGAATAAACCCACAATCTTGTGCCATATTAACAATTGTTGAAGTATCTTCCATGTACAATTTTTGTTCTTGTTTACGTGTATGACCATCATTAAATTTGAATTTTTCAGAAAAAGTAGCAATGTTATTATTTTCGTCAAGATCAAAATTAGCATTATATACAAAATCATCAAATGTAACCTTTGTTTTAGTAATTCTCTCTTTGGAATATTTTTGAGGAGAAACAATATATAATGGATTTCCTGGAGGAAGTATTGGGTCAAATGTCTCTCTATCAACAAGATGAACAATTAAAAATCCTCCTGGCATTAACCAATCCATAGCATTATCAAAGAAATGTCTCTTATCTTTAAAGTAATATATTGTAAAATATAAACATAAAACATGTGTTAATGAATTCATTTTAAATAATCCGTTATCTAAAGCATCTCCTACTTGAAAATTAGCATTTGGATATTTTTCTTTTGCTTTTCTAATCATTGAAGGTGAAAAATCTACACCGATCACCTTCAAATTTTTTTCAGACAAGCTTGCTGTATGATGTCCTGTTCCACAACCAATATCAGCAATTACACTAGTTTCAGACGGAGATGTATTATTTATAATTGTTCCAACTTCATAATCATTTTTAATGCCACTGAAAACTAAATAATCATATATATTAGCATAAAAATCATCATATACAGAATTTCCATCTTTAAATAAAAAATCCTTTGAACCTGTCATACCTTCTTTAATTGGTATTATTGATTTAAAAAATACAATAACAACTAAAAGAAGAGCTATAAATAATAATATTTTTCCAAAAGTTGATAATTTTTCATAAAAAATAGTAAGAGATTTTAGTGTTTTCATCTATATGTATTGTTGTTATTTTTTTTGTATAATTTTTATTTATATGGGTGATTCAGAAATTAATGATATAAGAGGGACCGGAGACTTTAAAGGAATATCATTTTCAAAATTTAAAAAAAGTGATGTGAAAAAAGAATTGCTAAATAGTTTAATAAATTCTAAAATTGAACCAGCATGTTACTGGAGCGCTGAATTAATATGCGCTGGTCAATATGGTGATTTATGGGAAATAATTTTATTTTTTTATTCAAAACACATTCATTTAGGGAATCCTAAAATAGCTGCTTATCTTGAATTAAGAATCAATAATTTTAAGGAAATAGTAAACAATGGTTATGTAGATAGTGAATTAAGGATGAGAAATAATGACAAAATTAGACGTCTGTTTTGTGAAATTATGTGTATTTTATGTGATGCTAAAAGAAAGCATAGTTTTGATACTGTTAAAATTAAAAAGGAAGATTTTGATATGACGCAAATGCGTGATAAATTTAAGGCATCTAGTAATAAGTACGCAGAAAGTTTATTTTTAGATGAGGATCCTAAAGAATTATTTCCAGCAATTAACGAAATTGCTTATAATGTTTCAGAAGAATGCAAAAATATTATGAATGCATGTTATTGGCTTGAATGGATAATGGAATTTGAAAATATATGTAAAGGTAAAAAAGAAAAGATATTTTGCGAGAGAAGAAATTTTTCACAAGTTGAAACAAAATCACAAAAAGATATAATTTGGATGGTTTGGGATTTATTTTTAGTTGAGGCAAATAAACGTTCTAAATTTATAAAAAAAACAATGGACTCATTATTAACTCTTTTTACATTAAGATATACAACAGGCTGTCATAAGAAGAGAAGAAATCTTTTATATTTTGCTATATCACTTTTATGCGAATCTCAAATAACTAATGAAGAAATAATACGACCATCACAACAAGAAATGGTAGGTAATATTCTTAAAAAAATAGATCTAGTTTATAAACAAATAAAGAAAAATGAAGTATCTCCTGGAACTGATTACTTATTTAAAGATGTCAAATCATTTAATCTTGAAAAAACTATTGAAAAACTTGAAGCGATGAACTCGTTTGGAGAGAGTTTTGTACCAAGACTTTAAGACTATTAAAATTTATATATTTTAATTTATATTATTACATAAATATATAAAATGGCAAAAACATATAGAAAACGAGGAGGAAAAGGAACGCGTAGAAATAAATCATCTGATTCATTTGCTGCCTTCCAAAAAGAAATTACTGTTGTATTTTTTGAAATGCTTTTAATGGTTAAATTATTTCACTGGAAAACTAGTAGTTATGCCACACATAAGGCAACAGATGATTTATATACAAAATTAAATGCTAACATGGACAGCTTTATTGAAGTTCTTTTAGGTAAGACAGGATTAAGAATTGATTTAATAGGCACTAAGAGTATAAAACTTATAGATTTAAGTTCCCTTGAATTATTTAAGAGAGAAATCGAATCTTTTAAGGACTATTTAGTTAGTTTAAATGACAATTCTACAATGAAGAGAATGTCAAATACAGATTTGTATAATATTCGGGATACCATTTTAGGAGATTTGAATCAATTATTGTATTTATTAACCTTTAAATAAGGATGCGAATTTATAATAAAAATTAATATATATATTTTTATTATAATGGATAATTCGAATAATTTATCAAGTTCAATATTACAATCAAGTGAAGCTTCACTCCCTAGTTCAGCTGTTGCTTCCACAGCTCTAGCCGGTGATGATTCTGGGTTCTTTGAAAGCTTAAAAAGTATAAATATGACAACATGGATAATTATAATATTAATTTTAGCATTTTTAGGTTTTAATATTTTTGTTTATTTAGCCAAAGGTACTCAAGGAATTTCTGATTTTTTAGCTCCTATAACTGAAAAATTATTTGGAACAACTACATCTGTAGCTGGTCAAACTGTTGATGTTGCTGCTGAAGGAGCTAAGGCTGTTGTAAGTGGAACTGCAGGTGCTGTAAATACTGGATTAACTGCTGTTCAAGATATAACACCTAATAACGCTACAAGTAGTATCAAATCACAACCTGTTCAAGGACAACCAACTACTAGACCATCAGATAGCGGATTAAATAAAGCATTAAATAATTCACAAGAACAAAATATGGATTATCAAGCATTAGAAGCATCTAGTAGTGTACATTCTGCTGGCGGTAAATCTGGATGGTGCTTTGTAGGTGAAGATAGAGGATTTAGAAGCTGCGCACTTGTAAATGAAGATGATAAATGTATGTCTGGAGACATATTCCCAAGCCAAGAATTATGTATTAATCCTAATTTGAGAGCATAAATATATACTTTTATAATGAAATAAATAAAAGTATATTATGGTAAAATTTGTTTATGGATAATTAAAAGAAATAATACAGAATCCATTACCACCGGAACCACCGGAACCTGTAGTACTATTTGAAATTCCTCCGCCTCCGCCTCCGCCTCCACCATATGTTCCATTTGTGCCTGAGGTTCCTTTAGCGCCACCACTACCTCCATTATATTGTCCACCAGGTCCTGCTCCACCAGGAGTTCCATTTGTACCTCCTTTACCACCTGTTCCTCCTGAAACATACACTTTTGTTGTAAAGTCATAAGCTACTCCACCACCTCCACCACCATTAGCACTATTACTGTTATCATCATCACCATTTCCACCGCCTCCTCCTCCATAGTATCCATCAATAACTATTCCATCTTGACCAGGTATTCCTCCACCACCTCCACCGCCGTTACCACCAGGTTCTCCAAGTGCTCCTACTCCAGCAGCCGCTATATAAGTAGTATTAAGAATTAATTTTGTTTCGGTTCCTGTTAAACCTGGTGAACCTGGACTACCACCAGCACCTCCAGGACCAACCATTATATTGTTTTGTGTTCCAAATGTGTAAGTAGAAGTAGAAAATGAGTATACTTCTGCTCCACCACCTCCTCCACCACCTTTATTATCAACGCTGCTTGTTGACCCGGGAGCTCCTCCACCTCCACCACCTACAAGAATTACATTTAATAGACCAACACTACAATAAAAAGTAATTGACCCATTATTAATAAATGTAAAAGTATATGTTCCACTAAGGTATACGCTAGTTGGTGTTCCAGTATATGAAAAACTTATATTATTTGTAATAACAGTATTTGATTTTTCCGATTCAGTTGTATTACTTATAGAAGTAACATTAAAAGAATTACTACAATATAAACCACTAATAGTGATTATTTTAGTAGTATAAGAAACAGTTGTATATATTTGACCGTTTACATAAATATTATAACTTGAAATAGGAATACAATCATTATTACTAGCATCCCAAGAAAGAGTAACAGATGTATTAGAAGAAACATCTAATGTTAATATTGGAGCTTCAGGTCTAGTAGCACTAACTAACCCACTAAAACCATCTAATCCTTTATAGTTAACAGGCCATTTATCAGTGCTATTATTCATAACATAACGCGGTTTTGGAAACCATGTTTGAACATTATTATTCCAACATAAAATGGAAGAACCTGGCACATCTGAAGCAGAAGCTGGATTACAAATTGTTGCTGATGTTGCGCCTTGTTTTATAATCTCACCCGTACAAGGATTCGCAAAAGTTCCACAAACTAATGTTCCTCCATCTTGAATCGAAACTCCAGAACAACCGTTTGGATTTGGTACATTATATTGAAATGGTCCAGAAGGATTATTTGGATCACCAACAATTGAATTTGGATATGGATATGTTTGAGTATTACGGCGCCGTAATCCAGTTGTATTAGGATTAGTATAAGTTTGACTTTGAGTAGCAAATACCTTTGTTCTATTAGGACCAAATCCTTTTGCTAATTGAGTATATTTTTGTGATTTAGTTAATCTTGAACTATTGCCTTTGTATTGTAATATATTTCCTTTATATATTAACTTATCTTCATAATTAGCTTGAGCTTGTGTAACAGTTTGTTTAGTTAAAGGTATATAAACTTGATTATAATTTATATCAAAATTATTAGAAGCATCTGTATATGTACAAGGATTTTGAACTCTTGACCATACTCTTGGAGGTATTGGTAAATAATTATATGACATTTATATATACATTATTTATTTATATTTAATAAATAATTTATATTGTTTCGATTTAATACATACCAGGGGCGCTTGGGTTATATGAATCTCCCGCACCGTAAAAGAACCATCTTAAAGATAAGTATTTAAAGAATTTATCGCTCATTCCGTTAGAACCAATCATCTTAGTATTAGGGCCATTTTCAGCAATTCGTTGAATAGCAGCAGTTCCTAAAGCATAATTGTAATACCATAAGTTAGAAATATTTCCAGCAAATCCGCCATTCATAGCTACATATACATCACCATAATTTTGCTTTGGAACACCTACTAAATTAATACTTCTAGTAATGGTTCCGTTAACATATACATCTAGTGTTGTATTTTGACATCTAATAATAACATTTACCCATTTGTTAAGAGGAATATCAGGTATAACAATTTCTTCATTAATAACATTGAATGTATTCATCATAACAACAAGAGCGTTTGTGTTAGGCGCAATGTACAAACCAGGAGCATTATTAGGATAAATTAATCCATTATCCTGTAAAGTGCTGTTACCTTTGCTGAAAACATGCTTATAGATTCCAGAATTTGTTTGAAGGTTATCGATAAAAACCCATACAGACCAAGTAAACTCAATACCATTAGTAGCGTCAACTGATCTGTAAATAGTTTTAGACCCATTATTACTAGGGTCTTGCTGAAAAACAATCATTTGTGTAGCGTCAACCATTCCATCGATAAGATGAGGTGATTCAGAGGGTTTAAAGAAATAAGATATCACGGATATACCTACTCTTAATAATAATATAAAACCTAAAATTACTAATAATAAAAAAGCTAATTTGGCTACTAAACTATTAGACTCTAAAAATTCCTTAGTTCCAAAAGTTCCATTATTTGTTGAAAATGAATTAAATGTATTATTGCTACTCATATATATATTAAATAAATAAGAAAATATTTTGGAATGTCAAATTATATTGTTACACTACTTTGAGTAGTTCCATTTTCTACTAAAGATATCTCAAGTTGATAAGAGTTAAACATGCTATTCCAGCTAGAATATCCTCTAGTGTAAATATTCCATACTTCTTGAGGATTTAAAGAATTAGGGTAATATTGTAATTTAGAAGTCCAACCTTCAAAGCCTCCTAGAGGTGTAACATAAATATTAGCATTATTATTAACGCTAGCAACACCTGGTAATAAGCAAGTTCTTACTAATTTACCATCAATATAAACATCCATTGATCTTCCATAAACACTAAGAACTAAGTTAACCCACTTTTGAATTGGAACATTGGCAACAGAACAAGTGTGAACAACCGTGTTTCCACCAGGTGTTGTAGGTTGTTGATCAGCCCCAGGATAACATCCTAAAGAAATAGAAATATTATTTTCAACAGCTCCTAAAACAACCGCGGGGCAGGGGTCTAATCCACTAACTCCTTTAACAGAACCTTTTCCATCACCACTCATGGCGCCCATTCTTCCAAAAATAACTTTATCTTCACCATAACGGTAATTCCAGTTGTTAATGTAAAACCAAACAGAGTAGGCAAAATTACTTGAAGGAACATCAGATCCATTTGTTGCTAAAGACGATGCGTCAATAGTGGAAGCAGTTTTTCCATCTTGAATATTTTGTAATGTATATGGGTCTGTAAAAATATATCTTAATAACATTAAGATAAGGACAATTACGACTATTGTTATGACAATACTTAAAGGACTCATTGTATATTATAGATTTAGAAATTTTCTACTTAATTTAGTAATTTAATTATTAAATTAAGATTATAAAATCATAGTTTCTTAAATGATTGCATTAGAGGATGAATTTATTTCATTAATATTTTCCTTTGTAATTGTAGTATTAGAATCATTTAAAACTGGTGGAGTTCTACCCTTCACCATGTTGTATAAATAATATATATTTGAAGAATTTAAAGCATTTTTAAAATAAATAACATTACAAATTCCACCTTTAATACCATCATCTTCTCCAATAGTTAAGTTATCATATGTCATATAAGGTACTACTCCTATATCAGATTTTACAAGTTCTCCATTTAAAAATATATCTAAAACTCCGCCATTATAATTTATTATTATGTTATTCCACTTTTGTAATAAAAAATCGGAATTTTTATAAATAATTCTGTTGCCATTTTCATCAAAATCAATTAATTTATTTTTTGTAACTTCTTTTAAATTTTTTTGGTCTGTAGTAATCATTAAAGTATTTGTAGTTCCATTATATAATACGTTTGGTTTATTAGCAAAATTTAATAATGATGTATATTTACTATAAGAAGCACTTGTATTTGGAGGAGCAGCATCTATGAATACCCAAGATGAAATAGCATATTGATAATCAGCTTTATCACTACCATTTAGTTCTTGATAACTTCCTAAGGAATATTTTGAATCTGTATAAACAGGTTTATTTACAAGTTGGTTGCCACCTTGAGAGTTAACTATATTAAAAACAGATGGCATTTTAAAATAAGCAACAATTAATACTAAAGCTACTACAAGCATTAGTAAAGAACCTGTTGCTTCAGAATTAACACCACCAGTAGTTACTTTACCAATGTAATCAAATAATCCGCTAAATAAGCATGGAATATAAAATAATATATTGGTAATTAGAGAGAAAAACGCATTTTTATTTGAATTACCAGAAGGTAAATTAACATTTAGAGTTTTATATATTAATCCTAAAACCACTAGAACAATTAAAATATTTAATATAAAACTAGTAGTGCCGGTTTTTCCTGATAAATTTTGGATATTATATACTAACCAAAAAATGAGCAAACCAGAAATAACAATACCAAATAATGCCAATAATGAACGTTTAAATAAACTCGTTTTATCATTTAAAGGAGCATTGTCGAATATTTCCGGAAATGTATTGGCGCCTAATACAGTAGCCGATATAATACATATCATAAGTAAAAGTATCATAACAGCACCAGATGTTTCCTTATCATTAAAAAATCCTCCAGGATATGTTGAAATCATAACTGTCATTATAGCAATGAATACTAAAAATGCTATACTTCCGTATGAAGATACATTTGAAAAATTATCTAAAATATTTCCTGATTTAGATCTCTTTGAATCATCAGGTAATGTCAAAACAATAATTAAATATAAAAAAGCAAATACAGAAATAATAATAGTTAGCAATAATGAATAACCGAAATATTTTTCTATATATCCACCAGGGTCAATATTGTAGTAAATAATAAAAATAGTTATTAAACAAAAAAACAATATCATCATTTTTATTCTCTCGTAATTAGCATTGAATTCTGTAATATAGTTATTACTTAACCCTTTATAAAACATTAAAGATCCTAAAACTATTGTTGTTATTGTAATGTATAACGAATATTTATTAATAGTATCAGATGGTGTCATTGTAAAAAATAAAATTAAAAATATTGTATAAATAATTACATATGTAACACTACTTATTTGTTCAAATAATTTTTTTATTTCTTTAAAATTTGGTAACAATGCTATACAAATTCCAAATATAAGCAAACAAACAAATAAAACAATAAATACATCAGCAATAACTTCTTGTTGTGATTTTGTAGGCCCTTTGCCTGGTAATTGTACTTTAAAAAATATACAAAACATAACAACAATCAAAACCAAAAGTGCAATAATCATGGGATATAATACTTTTGGTGTTTTAAATTCAGATATAACATTTTCATTTGTAGTAGTAGGATTATCCATATATTATTATAATACAATATTATTTCATTTATAGTTTATAAAATATTCTTAAATACTTATTACATATTTTCACTAGCAGTTTTTCTACCATGACAATTGCGGCACAATGCTATTAAATTTTGAACATCATTTCCACCTCCATATTCTAGTCTTACTTTGTGATCAATTTCAAATGTATGATCTAATTGTACTTGACAGTTTCCACATTTCCAATCTTGATTAGCAGCAACATATTTCTTTTTAGTTTCACTTACAGAACGTTTGGTTCCATTCTTACCAGAATTCATCATTCTTTTCTCTCCAGAAAACCCAGGATTTGAATAAATACCATTAACAGATTCCATGAAACTACTATCTTCATTTGTTGATGTAAAATCAATAATAGGACTCAACATATCCATAGAGTTTTTATCTATTGGCATGAATTTCACAAGATTATTCGCATATAACAACATATTTCTCCCTTGATCTGGATTTCGTTTTAATAATACATAAATACCAAGACCTAAAAGAACATAAAAAATCATTTTATAATATTTTTTAAACGACAACATCATTTTTGTATATTTGCCATCTGTATACGCATTATATACAAAAAATGCTGTTAATCCTATTACAAATATTTCTAATCTCATTATATATATTATAAAACAATAATAAAAATAATATAAGGTAAATATATAATAATGAACTATTTGGTTTTAATGACTCTATTTTCATTTATGACAACAATTTTGTCTGTTCAAAACTTCAGAGGAACACAATATACAACTGATGCTCTAAATGACCAAATTACTGAATTACCCGGATTAAATAGTCAAATTCTTTTTAATCAATTTAGTGGTTATTTAAATTTACCTGATACAAAAAAACAAATACATTATTGGTTTGTTGAATCTGAATCTAATCCAGATACTGACCCGCTAGTTTTTTGGACAAATGGGGGGCCTGGCTGTAGTGGGTTAATCGGGTTTTTGACAGAACAAGGACCATTTAGACCTACTATTAGTGGTGAATTAGAAACAAACCCTTGGAGATGGAATATGATTTCAAATATGGTATTTTTAGAGCAACCTGTTGGAGTAGGATTTTCTTATTCTGATAATAAAGATGATTATAAAATTGGTGATTCACAAGCAGCCAAAGACAATTTACAAACAATATTAACTTTCCTAGAAAGATTTCCTCGTTTCGCAAATTCTCCATTATTTATTACATCTGAGAGTTATGGAGGACATTATATGCCAACATTAGCATCAGAAATTGTAAAATATAATAAAGAAAATAATAACGTTTTAAATTTTAAGGGATTTGCTGTTGGAAATCCTTATACTGATTATTATTCTGGTGTGGGTGCTGAAATGGAAACATATTGGGGAAAACAATTGCTACCTAAACCATCTTGGGATAAATACGTAGCTAGCGGTTGTCTTGATGCTAAAACACAGCTTAATAACTCGATGTGTAGTACTTATATTTTAGATTTTATGAAAAAGGTGGGAAATTTGAATCCTTATGCTCTTGACTATCCTGTATGTGTTTCTGCTCAACAAGTATGGACTACTTCTATGATGTCTGATATTATTAAAAGTGTTAATCCTGATTTACATAAAGGTTTTACCTCTGTATTTAATTCAATTCCAAAGCAAGATGAATATGAACCTTGCGAAGATAATTATGCGGCAGATTATCTAAACGAAGAATCTGTTAAAAAGGCGCTACATGTTAAAACTGATATTGTTTGGGAAGAATGCTCTAGAACAGTTAAGTATGAATATATCGATAAAATGTTGCCTATGGAGCATTATTACAACGAACTTTTAAATTCGGTTAGCGATAAAAATCTTAGAATTATGGTATACTCTGGTGATGATGATAGTGTATGTGGAACTATTGGAACTCAAAAGTGGCTTTGGGATTTAGGATTCCCTGTTAAGAAAAATGAATACTGGAATGTATGGGAAATTGATGGTCAAACGGCTGGATATATTACACAATTTGAGACACCATTTTCAAAAGATCCTCGTTTAACATTTGCTACGGTTCATTTTGCTGGACATGAAGTACCAACTTATAAACCCAAAGAAGCGTTTTATCTTTATAAAGCATACTTAAATAATGATTATTCATTTTAACATTTACTATGATTCACTTAAGTAATGATAAATTTAAAAATTAAATAATATAAATTGAAATATTCATATTATTTTGCGTAAAATAATTATTCGTGACCCAAGTAATAAAGGTTTCTACATTTTCCGTTTTGAGAAGCTTGTCTATAAGTTAACCCATATTTTTCCATACACATATGAACATGTGTAGCCCACGGATTTGATTTCGCAGTTTTATTACGTTTAGCGGTAAGACGTTTTGAGGTTTTCTTTGGCATTATATAATATAATAATATATTATATAATTTGTCTAAATATATTTCAATAAATCAATTTATTTCTTTTTGTTTGTCATGGCTTCTTGACCATAAGCACCTTGTAATTGAAGTGTTCTCATTAAACCTCTATGTTGAGTGATATTAGCAATTTTAAACATTGCTAAAGCAATTATGATATAAGGTAATAAAACTAAGAACCAAGAAATAGAAGAATAACCCTTATCACATAACCATCCTAATACAAATGTCCATATAAACGCAAATAAAATTTTTGTAAATGCCAACATTAATGAAACACCATTAAAAAGCGCAATAATTGTGGCAATAACAGCTATACCAAAATAAATTTTGGCTGGAGTACAAAGTTTACTAAAATTCTTATCCATTTTATATATTAGTACGAGATTTTTATTTTATTGATAAAAATACTGGATTCTTAAATCTCCTTGGTGGAGGTTTACGTTTAAATGAGACGCTGCTTCTTTCTCCTCTATTTTTTCTAGTTTTATTATTAATTCCACTAGCTTTATCGGGTTTTTTACTAGATGATGATTTTGTAGATGATGATTTTGTAGATGATGATTTTGTAGATGATGATTTTGTAGATGATGATTTTGTAGATGATGATTTTGTGGATGATTTTGCTGATAATGATTCTGATAATGATGTAGTTTTCTTTTTACCTCTTAATTTAATATGAATTAGATTACCTAAATCTTTTAAATCTGAGTATAACATAGTCATATCAATTGGTTCATGTCTTGGATTATATAAGTACTCGACAAATATAAATTGAATTTGGTTAAATATTTTTAATTCTTGTTTTGACAATCTCGAATAGCTATTTGATAACAATTCAATTATTGGGTAATATACTGAAATAAATCCCCATACATCAACAATTTGTATAAAAATAGTATCTAAATATTCTCTCAAATTTAATGTTCCATCATCTCGAAATCTTGTAAAATGAAGTAAAACATCAACTATATAATTTACAATATATTCCATTGTTATTTGAGTTTCAATAACTTGTGGTTTACTTCCTTCTGATATTGATGTTAAACTGTTACTAAAAAGAGTATACATAATTTCATTTATAAATTTATAATGTCCTGCTCCTCTCTCTCGCATCCAAAAATTTACATAATCAATAACAAATGGCTTTAATTGTATTTCATCTGTAAGACCTCCATCTTTTAAATATTTTGTATATTTTTCTATAAAAGAATCTGAAAATATTACTACTGAGAAAGGAACATTAAATTGAAATGGTCTATTTCTCCATGTTTTTGGAAATGGATTATTTTCAAAAGGAACATACTCTGTTGTTAAACCCCAATCAATTAACCTTGCTTTTAAATCGCCTGATGATTCTTCTAATAAAATATTTGAATCTTTAATATCACAATGATAAATATTTTTATTATTCATCGGAACAATACCTTTTTTTAATAACCTGAATAAGCTATTATGTATTTCATATATTTTTTCAAATGATCCGTTTTCATACAAATAATCATCAACAGGTAATCCTCCATTTGGAATATTTAATGACATTAATTTATCTAGTTTAGAATTAATATTAGATTTTGTTATATTATCCTTTGGTAGCGCTGTACATTTGCTAGCAAATTCGGTTAAGTCAGTAGCTGTAAGTCTTTCAGGTTTACACAATGTAGCGTCATATATTAAAAAATAATCTCTATAGTTTTTAATTGTATCTAGTTTACTTTTAATTGAAACAATTTCTTCATATTCATCGGTAGCATGTTTTTCAGACATTAGTTTTGATATTTTTCCTGTTGCTCTTTTTGTTTCTCCTTCACATCTTAACGCAGGACTAAATACACATCCAAACCCACCTGATGCTAATACTTTTCCTCCTTTTTCATTATTCATTATATATATATATACTTTTATAAAAAGTATAGCAAAACATATATATTCTAAACTTTTAAAAAGTGGAATTATTTATCATATAAATAATAAATTGCTCCTGAAATACCTACAACTATTCCCAAATATATTACTTTCTCTCTAATTTTATAATATTGTCCTAATTTTTCATCTTGTGTTTTATATTCATCATAGTATTTAACAAAAAACTCATTTAAAGAAATTTGCGGCTTTTCTAGCTTTTCATTTATTTTATTGTGAATGAAGTGCATCCAACGAACAAAGGAATCTCTATTGTCTAAATAAGGTGTTATTGGATATTTATCAATTAGTTTACTAAATTCGCCTGAAATCTGTTCAACTGGTAAAAACAACGGCAAATTCTGAACAAACTCGTAATACTTCTTTTTAGTTACCGCATTTGGATGATGTGGGTACGTCATGGCTAATGTATGTAAAAAAAACCAATAATGAGGCCCCCATACTTTCGGATCTAGATATACTGTCGGCATTAATATTTTCTATTATAAAAATATTAATTATTAAACTATCTTATAGTTATAAACTGATTTATACAACTTTGATAACTATTTTTTTTATTACAATTATTAAAAATTCTTGTTGAAGAACCTCTTCCCTTTGTTGACCCTAAGTTAACTGTTCCTGCTACTATAGGCTGATTCGCGCCTATATGTGCATAAAACCCTTTTTTAAACATTTGTAGTCCTGGCATTTATAATATAATATATTAATTTAAAATAATTAATTAATAACATTTAAATATAACGATTGTATTATAATAAGTAGTATGAATAAAAATACAAATATTTGTAATAATTGTGGCAAACAAGGTCATTCATTTCATCAGTGTAAATTACCAATAACAAGTTATGGAGTGATAGTTTTTAGATCAAGCGACTCAGGAGTTCAATACCTTATGATTAGACGTAAGGATAGTTTTGGTTATATAGATTTTATTAGAGGTAAATATTCGCCTTATAACATTTATCAAATTCAAAATATAGTAAATGAGATGTCTACCTCAGAAAAAGAGCGAATATTAACACAACCATTTGATATCCTATGGAAACAAATGTGGGGCGATGTTTTGAGTAATCAGTATAAAAACGAAGAGCAAATCTCGTGTAAAAAAATGGAACTAATTAGAACTGGGGTTATCGTAAATAACGAATTAATAACTTTAAAGGATTTAATTGATAAGAGTAATACAGAATGGGAAGAAACTGAATGGGAATTTCCAAAAGGTCGTAGAAACTTTAAGGAAAAAGATTTAGAATGTGCTTTGAGAGAATTTGAGGAAGAAACTGGTATACTATCATCTAAAATTAATATTATTGAAAATGTACTACCACTTGAAGAAATATTTATAGGAACAAACCATAAATCATATAAACACAAATATTTTTTGGCTTATATGAATGAACCTGAAGAATATTTGAACAACTTTCAAGTAACAGAGGTAAGTAAGATAGAGTGGAAAACATTAAATGAATGTTTAGAAGCTATAAGACCATATAATTTAGAGAAAAAAGAATTAATTATTAATATTAATAAAGTGTTACAAGAATATAGATTATATTCATAATATATAGTAATATGACAGAAAATCCACAAAAAAAGAAACCTTTAATATTAGAATCATCTGATGAGTCTGAATCTAGTGTGAAATCTGAAAAAGAATCTGGTTTATCGTCACCATCATCAATAAAATCGGCGAAAAAAAGTGACATTCCATCGTCATCTTCATCTATACAATTGTCGTCAACTCCTATTCCGTCTTCATCACCTATACCATCTTCGTCATCAACTAATCAATCTTCATCTGATAGTTTAAAAATTTCTGATAATCTTGAAGAAGAATATAAAAAACTTAATTGTGATGATGAAAATTATTATTCAAAAGAATGTAACAAATTTTTATTAAAAAAAGAATTACTTGAACGTAATACACTTTTAGAAAATGAAGATGAGAACCAATATTTATATCCAAATTTAAACGATAAAGATTTTAATGTTAAAATAGCAAATAAACAAGAATTTAATGATACTAGATATGATGGTTATATTCATGAAAATATTAAGGAACACGCGGATGCTTTAGCAAAAGCAGATTTTGAATTACAACCACATCAAGCATTTGTTAAAAATTTTTTATCATTTCAAACACCTTATAGCAGTTTACTTTTATATCACGGTTTAGGATCAGGTAAAACATGTAGTGCAATTGGAGTTTGTGAAGAAATGAGAGATTATATGAAACAAATGGGTATTGTCAAAAGAATTATAATTGTTGCTTCTGAAAACGTTCAAGATAACTTTAAATTACAATTGTTTGACGAGAGAAAACTTAAGTTGGTTGATGGGTTATGGAATATTAGAGCCTGTACTGGAAATAAATTATTGAAAGAAATCAATCCAATGAATATGAAGGGAATGACAAAAGATAAGGTCGTAAGTCAAATTAAAAATTTAGTTAATACTTATTATATCTTTTTGGGTTATGTACAATTCGCAAACTACATCATTAAAACCATGAACTATAATGAAGAAGTTGAAAAACAAAGATATAAAAAGGATGAACAAAAGAAGAAAGGAGAGAAATCAAAGATTCAAATGCTTAAAGATGTAAAAATAGAGTTAAATAGTAGAATTATTAGAAGACTCCGAAATGAATTTGATAATAGATTAATTGTTATTGATGAAGTTCATAATATTCGTAAAACCGATGACAATGAAAATAAAAAGGTAGCTATTAATCTTGAATTACTTGTAAAGTCTGCTTTAAATATGAGATTTTTACTTCTCTCTGCGACTCCAATGTACAATAGTTATAAAGAAATGATATGGCTTCTTAATTTAATGAATACTAATGATAGAAGAGGTAGAATTGAAGTAAGAGATATATTTAAGAAAAATGGAGATTTTAAAGACGATGGTGAAGAACTTCTTACAAGAAAATCAACAGGTTATATTTCTTTTGTTAGAGGTGAAAACCCATATACATTTCCTTATAGAGTTTATCCAAATGAATTCGCAAAAGATCATACATTTCCTGCTATTAAATATCCATCATATCAAATGAATTTAAAGAAGATCAAACATGAAGATAAAAAACGAGTTTTAAGTTTATACTTAACAAAAATTGGTGAATGTGGAAATTGTGGCAAATGTCAATATTGTGCTTATAAATATATTATTTATAATTTAAGAAACAAGAAATTTTCAATCACTACAAAAACAGGCATTGTTAGAGATATGCCAAATTTTGAAAATATGGAATCATTTGGTTATACATTACTTCAAACCCCTTTAGAATCACTTATTATTTCTTATCCTATTCAAGGATTAAAATTAGCTATTGATGAAATGCCTTCTGAAAAATTATCTGAAGATTTCTCTCAAAGTTTCTCTGAGACAAATTCTTTAGAAGGTGAAGAAGATGAAGTTCCTGGACCTATTGAAGGACCATCTGAAAAATCACTTATTGTTAAAAGTTCATCATCAGAGAGAAAAGACTCTGAAGAACCAGAAGAAGTTGAATCAGGATCTGAAGAATTTATTATGAAACCAAAAATAAAAAAACCATTAATTATTGCAGATTCTGATGACGATACAGATGAATTATTAAAAATAAATCAAGATGCTATTGATTCTGATATTGAAAAAAAGGATTCTGATGATGATACAGAAGAGTTACAAAAAGAAATAATAAGGGATGAGAGAAAAAATTTAAAAAATAAAAAACCATTAATTATTGAAGATTCTAGTTCTAGTAATAAATCAGAAACAAAAGGCGGAAAAGGTCCTTCTATTGATCCTCATCAACTAACCGGCAAAATCGGATTAGAGAGAATGATGAATTATGTAGATGAAAAATCACCACCTGTTAAAGGCGATTTTGAATATAAGAAAAGTACATTGGATAATTATGGAAAAATATTCTCGCGTGAACAGATTGGTAATTACAGTTCAAAGATAAAAAGCATATTAGATAATATTGTAAATGAAACCGGGAATGTATCAGAAGGTGTTATTCTTATTTATTCTCAATATATTGATAGTGGATTAATACCTATGGCATTAGCATTAGAAGAAATGGGTTTTACAAGATATGGTCAAGGTGTCAAACCATTATTTAAGAATAGACCAGCAGAAGTTGTTGATGTTAGAACAATGAAGGAACCTGAAGATAAGAAAAAGTTTATGCCTGCTCGTTATGCTATGATTACAGGTGAAACAAGGTTGTCTCCAAATAACGATTTTGAAGTAAAAGGTCTTACAGGCGAAGATAATAAAGATGGTCATAAAATTAAAGTTGTTTTAATTTCAAAAGCGGGCTCAGAAGGTATTGATTTTAAATTTATTCGTCAAGTTCACATTTTAGAACCATGGTATAATATGAATCGTATCGAGCAAATTATTGGTCGCGCTGTTCGTAATTTCTCTCACAAGGATTTACCATTTGAAAAAAGAAATGTTGAGATTTTTATGTATGGAACAATTCTTGGTAATAATAAAGAAGAAGCAGCTGATTTATACGTATATCGCGTTGCTGAATATAAAGCAATTCAAATTGGAAAGGTCACTAGAGTTTTAAAGGAAACCGCAGTTGATTGTATTATCAATCATGAACAAACAAATTTTACTCAAGAAAATATTAGTAAACAATTAAAAGAACCAATAAAACAAATCCTATCAAATGGATTGGAATTAAATAGTTTTAAAATAGGTGATGCGCCATTTTCTCCAGCATGTGATTATATGGCTGAATGTAATTATGATTGTAGACCAGATAAAGATGTAGATATTAAAGATTTAAATAAGGACACATATAACGAAAATTTTATTGTTGTAAATTCTGAAAAAATTCTACAACGTATTAGAATGCTCATGAAAGAAAGTTACTTTTATAAAAAAGATGTATTAATTCGTTCTATTAGAACCCCGAAAGAATATCCTTATGTCCAAATTTATTCTGCATTGACTCAATTAGTTGAAGATGAAAATGAATTTATTACAGATAAATATGGCAGAAATGGAAGATTAGTTAATATTGGCGACTATTACTTATTTCAACCAGTTGAATTGAGAGACAAAAATGCTTCTATATTTGATAGATCCACACCTATTGATTATAAACATGAAATGATAAACTTTGAGATTAAACAAAATATAGTAAAGCCTGTTATTGATAAGAGAAATCTTAATAAAATTATAGTAGAAGAAGAGGAAGCTTCATTCCCTGAAGGAAATAGGTTAATTAATGAAATGAAAGTTAATTTTGATATTAGTAGAGAATTTACAAAACAACAAAAAGTTCCAAGAGGTGATGATAATTGGTACAAACATTGTGGTATTGTTATGAAAAAAATGTCAAAAGAATATCCGGAATCAAAAGAGTATATTATTAATTACCTTGTAGCTCATATGATAGAGCTTCTACTATTTGATGAAAAATTAGAAGTTATGAATTACTTATACTCATTAGAAACTATAAATAAGAGTACATTTGAATGGTTTGCTAAAGAGTATTTTGAGTTAAATAGTATTAAAACTAAAAATTTTACAGCATTTATAATGTATAAACTAAATAAGAGAATGATAATGATATTAAATAGAAGTAATAAATGGGTTGAAGCCGAACCAGAAGACCAGAGAGAAATCGCATCATCAAAAGAAACAAAAGAATTTTTAACAATGAAACCTGAAGATTACAATAGAATTGTAGGATTTATTGGTTATGAAAAGAGTAATCGTTACCTTGTATTTAAAACAAAAGATATGTTATCAAAACGTGATACAGGCGCTAGATGTGATGAATCAGGTAAGGTTAAAACATTACAAAAAATAAATGAAATTCTTGGTGAAAATAAATATACAAATGAAAATACTAAAGCAGAAAAAGATGGTGATGGGAATGTTATTAGAGAAGCGGTTGGACATGTTGAACTATGTGTGCTTCAAGAATTCCTTTTAAGATTTTTTAACACTATTAAGAGAGAAGATAAGAATTGGTTCATTAATCCTGAAATGGCAATATGGCATAAATTATATACAGTTTTTGCCTAAACCAATTAAATAATTAAATAATTAAATAATTAAATTATATTTTAATAAATAAAATTGAAAGAAAATATAATTAAAAGATAATATGTATATAATATAATAATGGAATCCGTAGCTAAACCGACACAACAAAAAAAACGCAGAGAAACTAGAATTCAATCAGTTTACTCTAGATGTTTAATTACTAGAAAAATTGTTTTACCTATAACTTCAATTGGTAAAAATTTACAAGAAGTTATTGAAGAAAATGTTAAAGCTAATTTTGAAGGAAGGTGTGTTGTAGAGGGTTATATTAAACCTAATTCATCTAAAATTATTACATATTCTAGTGGCATTATTCAAAGAGGGAATAGTATTTCCTTTGAAGTAGTATTTGAATGCGATGTTTGCTTTCCAGTCGAGGGTATGTTGATTCAATGCGTTGCTAAAAATATTACAAAAGCGGGTATTCGAGCTGAAAGCGCGTCAGATGTTCCATCACCGGTTGTCGTATTTGTAGCAAAAGATCATCATTTTAATGTTCCACATTTTGCTGAAATTCAAGAAGGAGATAAAATTAACGTTAGAGTTATTGGACAACGTTTTGAACTTAATGATAAATATATATCAATTATTGGTGAGCTTATTAAGGAAAAACAAGATTTCACTCAACAAAAACCAAAAATAATAGCAAAACCTAAGTTAGTAATTGAAGATTAAAACATATTTAGTTGTTTGTATATATACAATCGTAACTTGGAACATATAAATTTTCTTCATTTTTTTTGTAAATTTCTATTCTATGTGTTTTTTCTTTTAAAAATTTTGTTGCTTTGACTTTATCAAATGTAATTTTTAAATCGTTTGAACAACTTTCTCTCGGTATACAAACATATAAATAGTTATCTTCAAGATTGTTGTCTTTATTTATTAAAGAACAAAGATTTCTTTCAATACCGTCCTCCATTAAATTTATATTGATCTATTTATTTAAATATAAATTATATTAAAAACATAACAATATATAATTTAATAAACATGGAAGCCATTCTATCTACTAATGATGTCAATAATTTTTCTGTAAGTGAACTTAATTATATTCGAGAGACAATTGAAAACATGAACAAGTTTAATCAAGTTGAAGTACTTAGATTACTTACAAAGCACAATGAAGTTATTTTAAATGAAAATAAATATGGTATTCATATTAATCTATCTGAACTACCAGCAGATATAGTGAATGAATTAAATGTTTATATTAAGTATGTTAGCACTCAAGAGCAAACCTTAAATAGTATCGAACAACAAAAAGAAGACTATAGAAATACATATTTTTCAAAAGATATTAAAGATATCAGCAAAATATTAAGTAAGTAAGCAAAGTATGAATAATAATTCCAACCAATATAATGATGTATTAAATGATTTACAAGATTATATGTTAAATGAAGACAATATGATTAAATCTTTAAGAATGAAAATTGAACCTGTAGCTAAGGATATTAGAAGTGTAAAACAATCTAATAATACTACAAGACAAGAGTTATTTATTCCGAATCAACAAGACACGTTATTTTGGTGTTTTTATACAATTAAAAATGGTGATGTCAAATACGAAACCCTTAATAATAAAAATAGTCTAATAGCAAAACAAATGAAAATAGAGTTGGTTGATTTAATTAGAAAAAATAAAGATATTGTTAAAATGTATAAATTTGATACTATATCTAATCTTGAAAGCAATTTAGCGAATGATAATAACTTAAATGTTAAAACATTTTTTACATTATGCGCCATTGAAAATATTAATGTAATTTTTATTAGAAAAAATACATATTATGAAATGTTGATGAACGATTCTAATGAAATTTATATAGTACATGAAATACAATCTCAATCCAAATATAATAATAAATATGGTTATCAAATGGGAACAAATGAATCAATAAGTAATATTAGAAACACATTTTTTAAATTAGAAGCAATTGATAAACCAATTAAAGCAATATCTGCTTATAGATTGGATGAATTAATTAATATTTCTAATAAATTAGTTATTAACATTTATAATAATATAACATCCAAACAAAAATCTAAAAAAGAATTATATGAATCAATTATTCAATATTTTTAAATTTAAAAAAAAAATGAACAACAATTTAAAAATATGTTTTAATATATATATATAACAATGAGTACTATCGATAAATCAATCGTTTCAATTTTAGAAAGTGACATCGAATCAATGGATTATGGTATTCCAGAATTTAATAAATTATTCAAATCTCTTGATGTGAAAACTAAGAAAAGGCTTTTAAAAGAACATCCAGCCGATAAGCCAGAAAATAAAAATATTCACATTGGAATTATGAAAAATATTCAAGATCCAGAAATTCAAAAATTATGGGATGGATTATCAGAAGAAGAAAAAGAAGAAATTGATGACAAGGGTATCTGGATAAGATATCAGAGGTTAAGACATATGTTAAATCAAAAAAACAAAAAACCACAACGTAAACAGAGTTCTTCTTCTGAAAAAAATTTTGAACCAAGAACTCCTTCAGATTCGCTCGAAGATAGTACAACTGATTCTAAAATAGCTATTATAATTCCTTTTCGCGATATTGAAAAAGAGAAAAAGCGTACCAAACAATTAAATCAATTGGTTGAATATTTTGCGACTTATCTAAAGGATGATGAATATAAAATTTTCGTAGTTCAACAAACTGATGATGCTCGTAAGTTTAATCGAGGACAGCTTTTAAATATTGGTTACGAATATGCTGTAAAAGAAGGATATAATAACTTCATTTTCCATGATGTAGACTTATTACCTTCTCAAGAATTGAAAGAATATTATGAAAATATTCCTAAAGATAAACCAGTTCATATCGCAGCTGTTTGGGATAGATACGGAGGAAATCCTAAATATTTTGGTGGTATTGTAGCATTTAACAAAAAAATGTTTGAGCGCATTAATGGTTACCCTAATGATTTCTGGGGATGGGGTGGAGAAGATGATGAACTATATAAAAGAACCAAGAAATTTTATGATATATTAAAAGTTAAAAAGGGGTCGATCCGAGATTTAGAAGAGTTATCTCTAGAACAAAAGCTGGATTATTTAAAGGAAAATGATCTTAAATTTATGCGAAAAAATGAAGCTCTCGCAAAACACGAAGCTACATGGAAAAACAACGGTATAAATACTTTAAATTATAAAGAAGTTGGTATTGATTCTTGTGGTGAAAAATGTGAAAAAATTTTGGTAGAATTAAATAATATTGGAAATGTAGTTATAAGTGAAGAAAGAGAAGAAGTATTTTCAAATGTACCTAAGGAAATATTACATGAAGATGAAGAACTAGAGGATCCTAAAAAACAAGGCCAAAAACCACAACAAGAACGTTTCAATGATTTGGTTAAGGTATTTTATAACACAAATCCATTTTATAAAAGTCAAATAAACCATGAATTAGAAGTTAAATTTGGAACAAAAGGTATTAAACAATTAACTCGAAATGATTACGATAATGTTATTAGAAAATTAAAGTCATCAGAGTTCAATATAAATGGAGATAGTTCTGGTGTTTATAATTTACGTGTGAATTGTGAGTTTTTAGATAGTGTTACAGGAAGATTTAAATTGTCTGATGTTAGAACTGAAATTAAAGGATTACATAATATTAAAACCTATTGTGAAACTAATGATATAAAAACATTGTATAGAGATTCTCCTACTTCTATTGATTTTATTCATAAAAAACCTGGCAATATCAATAAAGAAAGAATATATCCTGTGGATTTTGATGATTTCAACTTTAGGGTTTCATATCAATTAGAAGAATCTGTAAAAACTGGAGTTAAAAACTTTATTTTAGATAGCTGGAAAAAATCTAAAAAAGAATTTCGTTATATGAATCGTGTTTCATTTTCTCATCAGGAATATCCATTTATTGTTGATTTAAGTATAGTTAAATATGCTAATAGATCACCTGATAAATTTGGACGTGAAAATCGTGGACAAATGATTAGAGTTTATACACTAGATGAATCAAATGTATTAAATAATCAAGAAATTTATGAAATTGAAATTGAAATTGATAATCATAGAATTGGTCCTAGTACAAGATATAATACTCCTGAATCTATTGTTGACGCATTAAGAAAAGTAATTAAAATTATTCTCAGTGGTCTTCAAGGAACAAATTTTCCAATTTCATATCCAGAACAAAAATCAGTTATTGAATCATATATGAGATTAATTTGGAAGGATGAACATGACTCAAGCAAATTTGTATCGAGTAAAAATTTTATTGGTCCTAATTCAATTACATTACAAATTTTAAATATAGCACAAGTTGATGAAAATTCCAACGAACCTAATATTAGAAAAGATTTTGTTGTAACAGAAAAAGCAGACGGAGAACGTCATTTAATGTATATCTCCAATGAAGGTAAAATATATCTTATTAACACAAATATGGATGTTATATTTACTGGAGCTAAAACAAATAATAAAGAATGTTTTAATTCATTGCTTGACGGTGAATTGATTGCGCATGATAAAAAAGGTAAATTTATTAATTTATACGCAGCATTTGATATTTATTATGTTAAAAAGGAAGACATTAGAGCATTTACTTTTATGTTATTAGAGTCAGAAGAAGATCTATCAAAATCACGATATCAAATTTTAAAATATTTTGAACACAATTTAAAAGCAGTGTCTATTTTGGATACAAGAAGTCAAGAACAAAAAGAAGGAAAATCTTTTAAAGAAACATTGGCTTTATATAAAACTATTCATAAATTTGTATCACCTATAAGATTTACTACAAAAGAATTCTTTCCTAATAGCAGCAAACAAACCATATTTGAAGGTTGTGATACTATTTTGAAAAAAGTTAAAGAAGGTAGATTTGAATATGAAACAGATGGATTAATCTTTACACAAGCATTTTATGGAGTTGGTGCTAATGAAATTGGAAAAGCAGGACCAAAGACAAAAATTACTTGGGAAAATTCGTTTAAATGGAAGCCGCCTCAATATAATACAATTGATTTCTTAGTAACAACCATCAAAGGAAGAAATGGTGATGATTTGATTAAATCATTTTATGAAGATGGACAAAATAATTTATCAGTTGTTCAATATAACGAATATAAAACTCTTGAGTTAAGATGCGGATTTAAGGAAAGCAAAGATGGATTCATTAATCCTTGTCAAGATATTATCGATGATAAGCTTCCTGAGTTTAGTAATCGATTTGAGGACAGACAGGATAATGATTACGTTCCTATGAGATTTTATCCAACTGAACCTTATGATCCTAATGCTGGCTTATGTAATATTATGCTTAGAATGGATGGCTCTGGAGGCAAGAAAATGTTTTCAGAAGAGGATCAAGTATTTGAAGACAATACAATTGTCGAATTTAGGTACGATTTGTCAAAAGAAGAAGGTTGGAGATGGATTCCTTTGAGAGTTAGATACGATAAAACAGCTAAAATGAGACGTGGTGAAAAGGAATATGGTAATGCGTATAAAGTTTGTAATGAAAATTGGAAATCAATTCATCCAACCGGAAGAATAGAAGAAGATATGTTACGCACTGGATTAGGTATTCCAAGTGTTAGCATTAGTGAAGATAAATATTATAATACACCTGCTGGAAAATTTAAAACTGAAGGCATGAAACATTTTCATAATTTATATGTTAAGAAGAAGCTTATTGCTGGCGTATCAAAACAAGGGGATACATTAGTTGATTTTGCTTGTGGTAAAGCTGGCGACTTACCTAAATGGATTGGATCTAAACTGTCATTTGTATTTGGTATTGATATTTCAAAAGATAACTTGGAAAATCGTCTAGATGGAGCATGCGCAAGATTTTTGAAAATGAAGAAAACAAATAAAAATATTCCATATGCTTTGTTTGTTAATGGTAATAGTGCGTTTAATATTAAAAATGGTAGTGGTTTACTAAATGAAAAAGCAAAACAAATTACATCTGCTGTATTCGGAAATGGTCCTAAAGAAGCTGATAAAATTGGTAAAGGTGTATCTAGACAATATGGTAAAGGCGCTGACGGATTTAATATATCATCATGTCAATTCGCAATTCACTATTTCTTTGAAAATCCTGACACATTAAAAGGATTCATGAAAAATGTTGCTGAATGTACTAAACAAAATGGATACTTTATTGGAACATGTTATGATGGTAAGTTAGTATTTAATGAACTAAAAAAAACTAAAACCGGCGAATCAATTAAAATTGTTGAAGATGGAAAGAAAATTTGGGAAATAACTAAAGGTTATGGTACTGACTCATTTGAGGATAATTCAAGTTCAATTGGCTATAGAATTGATGTATACCAAGAGTCAATTAATCAAGTTATATCAGAATATTTAGTTAATTTTGATTATTTTAATCGCATTATGAGTGCTTACGGTTTTGAAGTAATTAGTCGCGAAGAAGCAAACGAATTTGGATTTCCAGAAGGTTCTGGATTGTTTAGCGAATTATTTATTAATATGTTAGACGAAATTTCTAAAAATAAGTTTAAAGCTAAGGACTATGATCAAGCGCCTAATATGACAAGCATTGAAAAGAAAATTTCATTCTTAAATAGATACTTTATTTATAAAAAGGTAAGAACTGTAAATACAGAATCAATTGAACTTGAGCTTGGCGAATATAATGAAACAGAAGGAATTAGAGATGCTCTTGAAACAAAACATGCTCAATTGGTTGCTAAAGAAGAAATTGTTAAGTCTAAACCTAAGGTTAGAAAATTAAGTAAAAAATTACTACTTGTTGCTGCTACAGAAGCAGTGGACGAACAAAAACCTGTTTTAGAAAAAGAAAAAGTAACAAAAAAAGCAAAGGAAACAAAAGAAGTAAAACCCAAGGCCTCTAAAAAATTATTAATTATAGAAAGTGATGATGAAGATGATTAATCTATAATAATCTATAATAAATTATAACAGACTTAAATAAAAATTATAATATATAATAGTAAACCGATGAGTTATTATATATTACCGAAAACTAATAATATTATAAATGTTAATCCAACTGATAGCAATGAAGAGTTATTAAAACCATATATATCACACAGTCTTTATCATTATTACAATCAAACTAGAGACGAAATTTATAAAATTTGTTCAAACGAAAGTGATTCAACAAATAACTGTTTTAATGAATTAATTAAAATTGTAAATCCTTATGAATATATTTTTTCTAAGGTACCTGGTTCTAAATTTTCTGTTAGTAAATTAAAACCTAAATCAAATTTATTTTATGATTTCTTAGAAGTTTCAACAACAGTCAATATTTTTGAATCTTTTAAAAATCAACATGTTAAAACATTACATTTTACACCAAATTATAATGACACTATAGAATGTTTTGAAATGTTGCGAGAAAATTTTAATGATGAAATTATTTATTATGATGTAATTAATGAAGATAATATGAAAGAAATTGAAGACAAGAAATTTAATTTTTTATTTGTTGAAGTTGAATCAAGTAATTTCAAAAAATATGTAACTAATTTAATTGAATGTTTAATGCTTATTTTTAAAAATCAAGAATCTGGCGGTAGTTGTATAATTAAATTAAATCACATTTTTCATAAACCAGTTGTGGATATTTTATATCTTTTATCGTCTTTGTATGAAAAAGTTTATGTTTTAAAACCTAATACAAGTAACATAACTTCATTTGATAAATATATTGTTTGTAAAAATTTTCAAAAAAGTGAAAGCAAAACTGTATATTATAAATGTAACTATTATAGATTAATTGTATTTCTAAAAAAATTAGAAGATAAAAATATTGTTTCTATTTTAGATTTTGATATTCCAAATTATTTTTTAATGAAAATGGATGATATGAATATTATAATTGGTCAACAACAACTTGAATCATTAGACATGATTATAAATGTTTTAAAAAATAAAAATAAGGATGATAAAATAGAAACAATTAAAAAATCTAATATACAAAAATCGGTTGCTTGGTGTGAGAAATATAAAATACCGTGTAATAGATTTTCAGAAAAAATAAATATATTTTTACCTATAAATAAAGATGTCAAAGAAGGTATTGAATTTATAGATATTTAAGATTATTATAATAAAATTATATTATATATAATGTCTGACTATAAAGAAGTTGAAAAAGATACTGTTGTAGAAAAAAGTATTACAATTAAACCATCAAATAGTTCTGTTTTAAGTAACCAAGATTTACTTCAGAAACTTAGCATTGTTCCTGTTGTTGCTCTTGAATTATATAAAGTTATGGTTTCATCATTTTTAATACTATTTGTTCCACAAAAATGTGATGATCATGTATGTCAGTTAAATGAAAATTTAGTGTTAGATAATGAACTATATAATACCGGTCTTGTTTTAAATTTTATTACAATGTTTTCATTTATAATATTTTATTTTTTTGAGATTAAAAGAGAGAACAGATTAATAGCTTATTTAGAAGTTAATCAACGCATTCCATTTGATAATACTTCGGTTGGAAAAGTATTAGAATTGTTACCTATTGAAAAACGAACTACCATTTTAACCTTGGATAAGCGTTATCAACAAATCGGATATTTTGTTTTATTTATGTTTTTATTAAATAGCATTGTTAGTGGGTTTGTAGTATATGAATATTATTTGGATAACCAAACTACCACTACTTACATAACAAATATATTATTTATGATTACTAAACTTTCAGATATATATGCTACTGTTCATACTGAAGAAAACATATTCTATTCTGCTTATTTAAAAGGTAAGATTCAATATAATGATGTTGATCCTGATAAATTATTAAAAATAGAGGATAAAAAAACTGATATAGAAATTCCTGTTTTAACTACTGAAGAAATTGTAGAAACTAAGGAGACAAATGTTGTTTAAATACAATTATAAATTATTTAATTTGTTTATAATTGTGTTATAAAAATTTACTTATAAGCAGCAGAACCAGATGTTGTATTATATGTATTTGGAGATTGAGAGAAATGATTTGAACTAAATACGGTTCCAGGAAAGTAACGATAAGGACTTGGTTGTGTAGCAGGATTTTGATACTGAGGTAATTTTTTATAGTGACAAAACTTTTTATTTTGGAAAGGTCCGGACTGAGAGAAGTTTAGAGGCCATGGAGTATTACATCCAGGAGCTTTATTCTTTTGTAAATTAATTAAATTTGGATCAACACCAGCATATAGTTGATTAGCACTAACCAAATTTCCTGTGTTATTATAATTATTTATTGAAGCAGCATTTGTTGATATAGTGTCAACATTAAGTTTAAGATTTCTAGTTGAACTTGATACAGCACCTTGTTTAGCATACTGGTAGTTATTTGGTTTATATACAACAAGTTGACATCCAGCGGGATTTGATGGACCAGAAAGAGGCATACCCCAATAAGGATTACGAATAAAAGCGTTAAATACTTCAATAGATTGAGTATTTTTGGGTGGTGCCAATCCATTTAACCAGTTATAAAATCCTTCGATTGAATTAATTCCGGTAGCGTTAAACGCATTTACATCACCTGTATTTAGTATATTGGCTTGAACCATAATAGCAAGCATTTGATTAATTAAAGCAATTTGAGTTGCGTCATATATTTGAGAACCTGGTTGACAATTCGCAAAATATAAATTAGTACCAAAAAATTTCTCAGTTTGGGTTTCTGGACTTCCAGCTTTGGGTCCTTGTTGAGATACTGTGTAATAAGGATTATTATCCTGATATGGTCCAGGTGTATTAGTCTTATATGATAAGAAATTAAAAGCCTTTTGTTCATATGTTTTACATCTATTTTGAAGATACTGCTTGGTAGATGTATAATAATTTTTTTTTAAATTAGTACTAGCATAAATTGCTCTACGTTTTGCCTTATATTCCTCATTACAACAAAATGCGTTTGGTGAAATATTTGTTGTATTTGGTTCAGGATTTTGTGTTAAATAAGTCTTATTAGGATAATAATCGGCAACAATACCAACACCTTCACATGTTTTACAATCAGCATCCAGTTGAGTAACGCCATCTATTTCATTAGGAGGATTTTGTTTAACTATAAAAGCACCTGGTTTATCCTGTAAATCATTTAACAAACCAGAACCTCCAAATCCGCCTCCGAGAGAAGTACCTTTACTAGATTTTACAAATCTATTCATATTGTAGTTTATTAAAGCTGCTTCATTTGAAGAAATATTAATAGTAGTAGTTGTTTTATCTTGATGTATCGCACCGTCTGGATAAGGAGTTGAACCACTAGTACACACACAATTTATATTATTATACGAAAGATTGCCTTCCTCTATTGGATAAGCAACAATAACTCTACCCTTTCTAAAATGTTTGATTGGCCTAGGAAGACCAAAGCCAGTTTGAAATACGTTTCCTGGATCATTATTTGTTAAAGGACGAATATGACCTGAAGCAGTTCCTACTGGATTACTGTTAACGCCGGTGCCCTTCCATGTAACATATTGTTTATTGTAGGTAGTACTTTTATGATTATATCCTGAAGCAGGCATAGAATTCATTCCTAATGGTCTATTAGCTGATGACATTTATATTATTATGGAAGAAAATAAAAGTAATATAATATTATATAATATTAATGTTGGTAAATATATTGATAATATTTTTTCTTATTTTAATTACTTATCAAATAATTTTAGGGAATAACATTATTGAAGGACTTGATAATAACAACTCTTATCAGCAATATAATTCTCAAGATCCACTAATTTTAGCACAACAAAATGCCGGAAATATTGAATATTTAAAAGGGAGAATCGATGATGTTCAAGGTATGTATAAACAAGTACAAGATTTAAGTGGTAATGTTGTAGCATTACAAGAACAAGTTAATGGATTAGTTACAGCTCAACAAGACTATGCTACACAAATGACAGGTGGTGTAGCACCTGATATTACTGGAGCTACAAGTCCAGAAGACGGTGAACCTGAAGACACTAGTAATTTAGTAACATAAAAGTAATAGTATTTAATTTTAATTTAAAATAAATATATTTATATATTTTAAGTATAATGTCTAATTTATTTCAAGAAGTATTAACTGATGCACAAGGGGTTGAAGAAAGATTGCTAGGACCTACATACCCTTATTATAAAAATATTAAAACACCCACTGAAATTGGTATGAGTGATAAAGGAACAATTCAACAAATAGGAAAAGATATTGATGGATTAATACAATATGTTGAATTATTAGTTACTGGTGATAGCAAAGCATCAACAACTGGCGGGCCTTTAGGCAACAAATTTTTTCTCAAAACAGGAGCTAAATGTGCTGCTGTTGATAAATGTTCTGATCCTAATGATGAATCAACATGTGAGCAAACCGACAGATTTATTTATGTTGATAACGTTCCTTCAGGAAATATTCCATTTATTTCATCGGGTCTTGGTGTAAATTTTTCTGAATTTAAGGGATTAATTCCTGGTTCTATGGGAAATTTAAATGTATTAAATCCATTTGCTATTATGCGTGCCTTTCTCTCTGGTTCAACACCACCTTGTCAAGAAATTACTATGCAAACAATTGATATTAACAATAATAAATCATCTGAATCTCATTACGTTACATTAGCTGATATTCAAAATATGGATCCTTGTATTTTTCCAAACGGTAAAAATCCTGTTACTGGAGACAGATGTAGAGAGACATTTAAAACTGGTGTTGCCGCTGATGCTTCTCCTGTAATGAGTGATGACCCAATTGACCAATTATATTTTGCTAGTTTAGCTGGATTAGGTGTTTACATATTATACCGCATAATGAACAAATCACAATAACACATTAGATGATGAATAAATGCGTCTGAATTCATTATTATTTTCGTAATAAAATATATTACAAAAATAATATAGAAATATTAAAATATAATTATCTAAATGTACTACGAAAAAACATATACCGATGGGTTTTTTAATGTGTCTGGCAATAATGGGTTTTTACCAATAAAAGAACCTCTCTCTAAACTTCCAGATCAGTATAAAGAACTACAAAAGGTAATTGATAATTTACATGTAATGAAAAGCGAAGATGAAAAGGGTATCTTGGGCAAACCAAATGAGATTGTAGTTCAAATTGCTACTATACCTAATTATAAGGATATAATCGAAAATGAAACAGATGTGTTTGTTTTACAGGCACTATATCGCGCATACACTTTTATTACTTCAGGATTTACACTTGAGTTATCATATCAAGAATTTATGACAACTGGAAATTATGGCCAAGCAAGAGGTTTATTACCAGTATATATAGCCGAACCTTTGGTATTAGTAAGTAATAAATTACAGGCTTATCCGTGGTTAGACTATCATTATGCTTATTCTCTCGGTAATTATGTTAAAAAGAATCCTGATGAAGGTTTACATTGGAAGAATCTTGATATGGCTTGTAAATTTGTTGGTTCAAGTGATGAAGTTGGTTTCATTATGGTTCACGTATATATTAATGAAATGTCTCCACAACTAGTTAGATCAGTTATGGAATATGGTAAGGCGTCACGTTCTGGAACATCTGTAGAATGTTACGCTGATGCTTGTGATTATATATTTAATAGAACTGTGTTGTATGTCCCTCAAGAAGATATTGTAAATGAACATTTACAAGAATGTGGGTTAGTGATGGCGGAAATGAATAAACGTAGACGAGATATGTGGACTGCTTCAAGACATGAAAGATATAATGATTTTAGAGTATTTATTATGGGAATCAAGGGTAATGATAAAATTTTTCCAAACGGTTTAACATATGAGAACTGTTTTAATAACGAACCTCAATATTATAGAGGTCAAACTGGAGCACAAGATAGTATTATTCCTATGATGGATATTTTTACTGGAATTGTTGACTATTATCCAGACAATCAGTTAACACAATATTTGCTAGATTTGCGTTCATATAGACCTGTTTGTGTTCAAAACTTTTTCAATGATTTGAGAGAACATTATAAAACCAATAATATATTTGAACAGTTGAAAAATGATTCTAATTATGAAGGATTAATTTATCTTTTAAAAATTGTTGATGAAGTGTATCTATTTAGAAACGGTCATTGGCAATTTGTTCAGAAATATATTATGTCTAATACCAAATATGCTTTTGCTACAGGTGGAACGCCAATTACTACATGGTTAATTAACCAAATTGAAGCCGTTCTTGAATTCGAAAAGGTAATTGTAATGTTTTTACAAGATAAAGAATTACAAAATGTTAAAAATAGTGAATTATGGAACCAATTAAATGAAGGATTGGAAAGAAAACAACTGTTACTTATCGAGCAAGTTAATGAACTTAAAAATGTAAATTATAACATTGATTTGATTTATTTAAAGAATGATGAATTAAACTTGGAAGATTCAAAACTTTAAACTTCATAAAAACTAAAATATTTTAATAATATAATATGGATACAAAATATTTATTTTATATTACATTAATAATTTCAGTTATTGTTCAAATAATAACAGGAATAATAGAATTAGGAGCGTTTTTTGTAAAAGTTCCAACTATTTATACAATAATAAGACAATTACTATTATTAGAATTAGTTGTTCAGTTTATTGAAGGTTCGTTTTATGTTTGGTTGGCTTATAATTTTACTAAGGTATTAAATGTTACACCAAAAAGATATATAGATTGGGTTATTACAACTCCAACAATGTTAATAACATTAATTGTATATTTAATTTATTTGACTAAGAAGGAAGAAAATAAAACAAATGAATTGGATTTTTTTACAGTTTTAAAAGATAATTCAAATATTATTATACCTGTATTGCTTTTGAATTGGTTAATGTTACTTTTTGGTTATTTGGGTGAAATGAAAGTTATCCCTGTTTTGCTTGGAGTATTTCTAGGTTTTATACCATTTTTACTATATTATTATCTTATTTATGTAAATTATGTAACTCAAAATTCTAGTGGATATTTATTATTTTGGTATTTTTTCTTTTTTTGGTCATTATATGGTTTTGTAGCAGTTTTGCCTTATTATATTAAAAACGCTTTTTACAATATATTAGATTTGTTTGCAAAGAATTTTTTTGGGTTATTTTTAAGTTATATAATATTTTCTGGAAATTATTGAAAGTGAATATTTTAGGCTTTAAGTATCTTTTTCAATTTATTATATAAAATGCAAAAAAATGATGGGAAAGTTTTTATAGATTTTGAAAATGGACAAAAAAAATGTCCAAAAATGAAAACCTTGGATATTTTATGGCAAATAATACAATTCTGTGACCATAATTGAAAATTACCGTGTGGTTACCAAAAAAATAATTATAAAATTGTGATTGTAATTTTTATAATTATTTAATAAAAAAGTATTTAGGGGTTTTTTATATTGCTTATATATACAATGTTTAGCAATGATTTTGACCCCAAAAAACCCCTAAATTTTTCATGTAATATTTGTGACTTCTCGTCATGTAATAAAAAAGATTACAGTAGACACATTAACACCAAAAAACACATTTTCAATGTTTCGCAAGGTTTTTCAATCGAAAAAACGCAAAAAAACCCATATGAATGTAATTGTGGTAAGATATATAAAGATAATTCCGGATTATGGAGACATAAAAAGAAGTGTGATATAACAAATGATAGTGATTCAAATAGTGAAACTATTGATAAGGAACAATTAATTCTAATGCTTATTAAACAAAATTCAGACTTAATTAAAGACAATTCTGAATTTAAAAATATGATGATGGAAGTAATTAAAACAGGAACACATAACACAAATATCACTCATACTAATTCTCATAACAAAGCATTTAATCTTAACTTCTTTCTTAATGAGACGTGTAAAGATGCCATGAATATTATGGATTTTGTTGATTCAATTAAGTTACAATTAAATGACTTAGAGAAAGTTGGAGAATTAGGATATGTTGAAGGTATCTCTAATATAATTGTTAAAAATCTTAAAGAGCTTGATGTTAATAAAAGACCTGTTCATTGTACTGACAAGAAGAGAGAAACTATGTATATTAAAGATGAGAATAAATGGGAAAAAGATGAGGAAAAAAAGAAATTACATAAAGTTGTTAGAAAAGTTGCTTGTAAAAATCAAAATTTAATACCTAAATTTAAAGAATTACACCCTGATTGTGGTAAATATTCTTCTAAATTTTCGGACCAATACAATAAGATTGTTGTTGAATCCATGGGAGGAACAGGTGACAATGAATATGAAAAGGAAGAAAAAATAATAAAAAATATTTCTAAGCAAGTTTTTATTGATAAGGAACCCAGTTAACATTAATATAAAGATAAATGTAAATTTGATTAATCAAAGCTTAATAGATCAACAATATTTGGATTATCTCTGATTTCTATTTTTTTTGTTAAATGAGCAATTAACTTTATATTTTCATCATTCTCTCTTTGAAGCTTAGCAATGATAATTTTTTGGTTAGATATTGTTTCATTTAACTTTACATTTTCAGTAAAATAGTTCATCTTATTCGCATTCAAGTCCGAAATCCATTTTTGATGCGTTTTTGTTTTAATATGACCAGAAAAGCTTTGCCTATTATCAAATATATGTTCTTTTCTAGTACCACAAGGACATCTTAACCCATTTTTAAATTTACTTGTGGTTGGTAAATAATCGGAGTAATCTCCTTCGCTATCAATATTTGGTTCGTATATATCTGATTCAACTTGTAAATCCATTACTACATAATTGTAGTAATTGATATTTAAATTATATTTATTATATATATTGTAAAATTAATAATATATAATGATTTTTATTTATCGTGTCTTCATCTTAGTTAACCAACAGGGTTGGCAATATTGTTTTCGCAATATAACGAAGGTCGGATTATAGGTCTCATCGACCGTCATTTTTATTTCCACACAGTTCATACCACATTGTAAACAACCTATTCTACCAGTCAGATCAGTATGTAACGCAACAATGCCACTACATGTGTTAGAAGTATATTTCGTTTTATAGAAGAAATCGATAACTGAAATCTTTTTGTTCTTTTTCATGTCAAGTGGCATTCTTATATTTTAATTATAATTTTAAATTAAAATCAATTTTAATATTTGCGAGTTTTACAAGATTTATTATGTCTATGTTTACCTCCATGACGTCTCTTTGTTCTTCTTCCTCCAACAGTGGTTAAAGGTTGAGCACTCTTAATATCAGAAATAGGAGCGGCGCTAGCAGCTAATCCATTGATAGAAATGTTATCGCTATAACCACCACGCATTTTTCTGCTTCTCTTTCTTCCTCTCATTCTTCCTCCCATATAACCAGATGATGAAGTTGCTGGTGGTACATAAGATGTTGGGGGTGGTACGTAAGATGTTGAACCAGTAGTAGTAGAACCAGTAGCAGAACTATAAGCATCACTGGTAGCTTTTTTGGTTTTCTCCCATAAATCACTAGCACCTTGAGTTAATGAGTCTAAAAATCCTCCTTTCATTGTTCTATGTCTATGTTTTCTAGGCATTTATATTATACTATAAGAAATTATATTATAATACTTTGATTAAATTTGCTTAAGCCTTGTTAACAAATCTTTTGTAAGCATAAAAAGCACCCAACGCGCCTAAAATTTCAACAATAATGTATGGGATCAAATCAGATTGAGGTAACTTACCGGCAGCATAGAGAGAAATAGCGACAGCAGGGTTAAACGCGCCGCCAGAAATAGCACCACCTAATAAAACACCAACAGCTAAAGCGGCGCCAATAGCAGCCCAGTTGCCAGTAGCAAAAATTACAAACATAAGGAACATAGTTCCCAAAAATTCAACTAAATACTTGTTCATTATATAAATAATATTGATATTTTTTTATAATTATATTGCTTAATAATTTAATTATAAAAATTTTATAGTCCAGCCCAAGGGCCAGCTCCTGAAGGTCTAGGTCCTAGAGACTTGAGTAAAAATTGAATGTATTGAGGTCCTTGACCAATATTTTTCATGTAAGCATAAATACGGCCTTGAGAACCATTTTTAGTGCGAGGGCTGCTGATAAGAACGGCAGCGCCAGTTCTTCCATAGCTACCAAGTCCGTATGTAGGGGTTAAAACAGGATATCCGAATGGCATATTATAATAATACTAAATATTATTTTTTATTCCACTTTTTTAATAATTTTGACGCACAATTGACCCCCAAGCACAAACCTGACCATTTGATAAACTAGTATTATAAATAGAACCTTTCTTTTTAGGTGCTACACATCCTCCTGAACGTGCTCTTCTAATAGAACTTCTAGTTCCACTTGGATAATAACTTTTTGTTCCAGTAGGAGCAGCATTTGGTAAATTAACTTTGTAAGCAGTTTGACCTACAGCATTACTCTTAAGTGTATTAACATATAAAGAACTGGGAACTGGAGGAATATAATTTGTATGAGTTGATATAGGTACTTGTCTTTGAGAAGATTGTATAACATAACCCATAGGAGCTGATCCTTTTCCTAAAGCAATTTGTTGTTGTAGGCGTTGATTACTTACAGAAGTTCTTAAATATTGATGTCTTGCATTTGTATTCATTTGAGCATCAACTGGTGTTTGCATTGGATAAAATTGAGGTGGTGTTGGTCTGATTCCTGCTAATATTCCATAACTATGATACGGAATTTGACATGGTGTTTGATTTGTGCTTAATGGTCCAGTAATGGGAGCATTTACATAATTATTATAAGATACGGAACCAATATTTGTAGATACAGCATAAGGAGTTGTCATTTAATATAATATACTAAAATATAATATTAAATTAATTATAATATTGTGCTTTATATGAATTATAATGTGGCGGTGGTGGTGGTCTATAACCATAATTCCTATAGTATGGATCTTCTCTGACAACTACAGTTTTTTTTGTGACAGTAGTAGGCTGATAATTACTACTACTATGAACCAAACCTATAAATATAAGCGCTAAAAGAGCGATAATCAACATATTAGATTTCTCCATTTATATATTTATTATATACTTTTTTCTCCAACAAGTTATGATATATTTAAGTTGATTAACAGAAATTAAAATTTTCATATGATTCTAAAGTATATGAAAATTATTTATAATTTTATTTATATAGTATATATATGACAAATAAAATTTCGTTTTATAGAATTTTTTTTCTTGCACTAAGAACAGCATTAGTCTTTATATCAGCAGCTGTAACTTATGAATTACTAAAAAAAATAGAAATTAAATGGAATAAAATGAATCCAAATAAAAACGTTAATCATTTAGTTGAAAGACACCTATATCATTTTGGAATGATATTTATAGCGGATTTTTTTATTCTTAGTTTATTTGTATTATTATTTAATGTCCATATATAAATTTATTAACTGAAAGTATATTTTAACTTTTACTATTTTTTTATAACATAATTTGGGTTTCCGCAAAAAATACAATTCTGGACTGGTGGTTGAATAATATCATTATATTTATTACATCGACTACATTTGAAAATATTAATAAGATTTGAAATGCTTATATTATTAATATGCTGATTTGGTATAGTAGTATTGATTTGCCTGTTAGGTTTCTTCTTCATATATATATCCACTTTTTTAAAAGTGGATCAAAAAATTAGATTATACCTTATAGAGAGTTTTGCTGTTTGTTTCGCTAAACGTTTCCCAAAAGTAGATTAATATCTTCTAATAGCTCTTTGGGCGGATTGACTTGCCTTAAAATCGTCTCCACCATTAGAAAAGTCATTGTAGTTCTTATTAACAGCCTTTTGTTTTAAATAAGTAGTATAATCGGAACTATCATAAACATATTTAACATTACATGCTGAAGCAGGAACATTTTTAATTAATTGAAGACTATTGTAAGCAGCAGATGGAGTACAGGATACAGAAACAGAACCAAAGTGTGTTCTTAATCCATGAAGACCAGGTCTGCTTTGAAATGATTGACAACTACCACCACATGAAAAATTCTCACGACTTAAAAGATCACCTGCGTTATTAACAGCACGGAAAGGAGTAGTAATTGGTCTTCTTAAATTTTTGGATTGTAATTGATTAGGATACGCATTTCTTAATTGACTAGGATATGTAGTATTCCATGCGTTTTTTAAAGTGTAACGAATTTGTTCGTAATCAGGATATCTTTTGTCGACATTTTGTGTAGTCTGAGGCATCCACCCTTGAATTGCTCCTCCAGCATTTCCAGGTCTTTTTGCGAAAATAGAAAAAGCAACATTGCTTCCATTGATTGGGCTAGTATATCCGATAGACATTTATATAATACTATAGTAAAAAAAGTTTATTTAAATTAAACTTTATCTAAACATTAAAAAATATTGGATTAATATATAAATGTTTGACTTTTTGATGTTAGTAAGCGCAATTATATTTATAACAACTGATTTTGTTTATTTAAATGTTATAAAAAATTATTTTTTAAATCAAATTAAACTGGTTCAAGGGTCAGAACCAAAAGTAAATTTTTTAGGTGTAGCTCTTTGCTATATATTTTTAATTGCTGGAATAAATTATTTTATTATTAAGCCACGCAAAAGTGTAAATGACGCGTTTTTATTAGGTATTGTTATTTACGGTGTTTATGAAACAACTAATTATGCTTTATTTAAAAATTGGTCAATGCTTACCGTAATTATTGATACGCTATGGGGTGGTTTATTATTTGCTTTCACAACTTATATTGTAAACATGTTACGTGGTGTAATTTAACCAAAGGTCGAAACGCAGGTGTTAAGTCGGGCGAACCCTTGGCTCTTGGGAGCTTCGCCTTAAAGCTTTAAGGTTTTACTCATAATTAATCATATAAGGAACAAAATAGAGAGAAAACACCAATGCTATTATATTAGTATTTAAACTATATGTAGCAAAATTAGAGCTTAATAAACAAGCTAATATCATCATAAAACTATCACCAATTATAGCTCCAGCGCCGACTTCTTTGGCATATTCCTTAAAGAAATCTAACATAGAATTATATCCTAATGGTAAACTCTTAAATAACCAATAAAATAAAAAATCATGAATAATTTGTATACAAACTGCTAAAAAAGTAAATTTCCAGATATTAAATGTATCAAATAAGTATTTATAAAAAAATCTCGCTAAAATAATACCAATAACAAGTATTAGTACATCAGCTAATACAGCACTTAATTGGTATTTTTTATACCATTTTTTTAAATAAAAAGATTTGAATACACCATGAAAAGCAAGGAATAAAATAATTAAATCTGCATTAACGCACCCATTTAATATTGGTAAATAGTCGTTTACATTGTTGAAGTTAGAAATATCCTTAAATATCATTATTATATAATCATGATATTTAAAATTAATGGTTTCTAATTGTTTTAGTATGTGTATTACTTTTATTTCTTCTTGTTTTATTGCTTCCACCTGATACAGATTTAACCATTTTACATAAAGGATCACATTCAAAATCTGTTTTTAAATAAAAAGGCAGTGCTTGTGTAGCAGAACTTAATTTAATATTTTCAAGTGAAAGCACCTTAGATATATTATTTAGTAAATTAATCATGTATGTTCCAGTTCCTTTAATATCTGTATTTGTACAAATAACGTCAACATATATGCTTTTACTACTTTTATAAAATTTAAGAGTTGCGAATCCATTAATTTTTTTACTTCTTGTTATCGAAGATTCAACTCTTAATATAGCGTCACAATCTTTTAATGAATCTTTTACATACAATGCTTGTAATCCATCACAGAATTTTTTAGATGTACGTATTTCTTTATATAAACCATCTCTAAATTTTTTAAACGAACTTACTTTCTTTTTTTCAGAATCATCATTACTAGGAAAAATTTCTAAATCTAACCCTTCAGAATCAAATGATAAATTATCATAATGTCTATATTTATAAGAATTATCTTTAATAATTTTTGGATTAAAAAAAAGTATGTTATTAATTTTGTTAGTATTAATTATAGTTGTCATATATATAATAAATATAATTAAATTTTTACTTTAATGATCAGTCATGATTCTAGGTGCGATATTCATAGTATTTAATTCCTGGAACAACAGCTTACAAGCATAAGGAATTTCTACATACGAGAAGTCTGTACGATTATCACAAGTACGACAATGATGAATGTGCATTTTATCATTATATGAAGCAATAAGGCCGCACTTTTTACAAATATGGACTGAATATTTATCTGACGCATCATACATTCGTCCTCGTGTAAATCTAGAAGCCCCATGTGAAACCATACAATCACGCTCCATCTCACCAAATCTAAGACCGCCATCTCTACTGCGACCTTCAGCTGGTTGTCTAGTAAGGTTAACCATTGGACCAATTGAACGGCTATGTGCCTTATCATTAACCATGTGCTTAAGACGTTGATAAAACACTGGACCCATAAATACACTACATTCATGTTGTTCTCCAGTCAAACCATTATACATCAATTCATTACCATGTGCTTCATAACCAAGCTTAATGAGCTCACCGCAAATATCATTAACATTAAATTCACCAAACGCAGTTCCATCACCGAATAGTCCTAATTCAATAAGAACCTTTCCTAGAACAGTTTCTTTTAACTGACCAATAGTCATACGAGATGGAATAGCATGAGGATTAATAATGATATCAGGTTTAATACCATCGGCGGTAAATGGCATGTCACACTCTGGAATAATATTACCAACCGTTCCTTTCTGACCATGTCTCGAGCTAAATTTATCACCAATAACAGGCTTTCTGACAGTTCGCAATCTAACCTTAGCAAAGTTATAACCTTCTCCATTTCTATCAATATAATTTTTATCAATATATGTCTCTTCAAGAGTTTTATAAATTTTACTTTGATCTTCATACTTAATAACCTTAGTATGGTCATTTCTATTTTCCTTAATTGGCGTAACCTTAGCAATAATGACGTCTCTATTTTCAACCAAAGTATTCTCAGGAATAACACCCTTTGAATTAACCTTGTTGTAATTACCCATCTTCATTCCCTTTGTCTTTGTAGAATCTGGCTTACATCTAATTTCTTCATCACCATTAATTTTTTGTTTATCTTCATCTTTTTCAGTATGATAAACTGTTACTAATGCCATACCACGATCAATTGAACCTTGATTAATTAGCAACGAATCTTCCTGATTGTAACCAGTGTGTGTCATGATTGCGACAATTACTTGGGTTCCTGAAGGAATTTTATTAAGTTGAATCATATTCATAATTCGAGTATCAACAAGAGGACGCATAGGATAATTAAGAACATAAGCTGTCTTATCCATTCTGTTTTCGTAATTTGTTGTATAAACAGCCATTGCTTGCTTGCCTTGAGCACACTGATATGTATTTCTCGGTGATTGGTTATGCTCAGGAAATGGAATACACGACGCGAGAACACCAAATATAGTTGAAGGATGAATTTCACAATGAGTATATTTATGAATATTATCAGACTTTGCTATAATATCTTTGGGTTTAGTAGCAATTAGAGACCAACTTTGCTCATCAGGATCAATATACTCAATAACAGAATCTTCGATCTTTGAACTAGTTAATAAATTATCCCAAACAAGTTCTTCTTTATTTAATTGTGAAATTAAACTATTTTGAATCAACAGGTTTTTATCTTTTACACGCAATAAAGGCCTTGTTAATCTACCACTATCATTACAAACTCGAATTTCACGCATTTTATAATCGAATATAATAGAAGTATAAATATTAATAATACCCTTATACTTTTTTTCCTTTAACATGATGTAAAGTTCTTGAGGAGTATCGGTAATCCCAACCCAAGCCCCATTAACAAATACCTTTACTTTTTCATACATATCCTTTGGTGTTAGCTCAGCACTATCAATGTGTGTGATATTTGGCATTACATACTCATACAATGGTAATGAATTTGAATAAATAGTAATATGAGTCATGTAGGCTAAATTCTTTACAACACCAACAGATTGGCCTTCCGGAGTTTCTGCAGGACATAAGAAACCCCAACATGTGTTGTGTAACTTACGAGGAGGAATTAATTTGCCACTTTTATCAGTTGGAGTGGAAATTCTTCTAGCATGACTTAAACTCGAAACATAGTTTAATCTATTAAGTACCTGAGCAACACCTACTTTATTCGAGTTAGTGTGCTTAATTCCAAAATCACCAGTTGAAAGAGCCCGTTTTAACCCATTTTCAATAGTGGTTGATTTAATAATTTTATAAATATTTGTTAAATTAATAATATTCTCATAATCATCAGTTGATTTCCATGAACCATTATTAATTTCCCTTATAATTTGCTTTTCCATATCTTTTACAAGCTTGTTAAAATAGTTTCTATAAAGATTATTGAGAAGTGTACCAGTTAAGTCAACTCGCTTATTTAAATAAGAATCTCTATCATCTTGTTTAATAATTTCAAATGAAGCTAACAATAGCTTATTTGCCATATATCCTAAGAAATAAATCTTTTGTTCCATGTTATGACAGTGAGGAAACAAATCATTGTGTAAAATTTCTAATGTGAAATCATGCTTTTTCTTTGCACCGGTTTCCTTATCCATATTAATTGGAGTATACATCACAAAACTAGTAATATACCTAATACATTCTTCTTGAGTAATATGTTTATTAGCATCAATAATAGATGCTTGTAGTGCTTCTAACATTCTCTTATTTTTCTCAACATCAATATTTAATAATATTCTTTCACAAATGTCCTTATCAGATGTTACTCCAAGTGCTCTGAATACAACAAATAGAGGAATTGGTTGTTTTACACGAGGCAATTCAATACAAATTGAATAACCAAATCCGTTATTCTTAGAACTAACCATCATATTAATTTGTTTTGGTGAAATACACTTGAAATCAGGTACTGACTTGATTTCAGCCTTCCAAGTATACTTAGTTTCATTCTTAGAAATATTAAAGCAATAAACGCGATTTTCAGCAGCGCGTTCTTGACCTAATACAGTCTTTTCAGAACCATTAATAATAAAGTATCCACCAGCATCAAACTTACATTCACCAGTTTGAGTGTTCTCAAAATGCTTGTATTGGTTTAGAACACAAATATTTGATTTCAACATAATAGGTAACTTGCCAATGTGAACCTTTGGAAGAGTTTTATAGAAGGTTTGTGTATTTTCTAGATTAGGACCGCTACGAACAATGTACTTAATGTTAATGTCAATAGTTGTTGACGAAGCATAAGTAAAGTTTCTCAAACGTGCTTCTTGTGGAAACATCAACTTGATAGCTCCATTATTCTCATGGATTTGCGGTCTGTAGATATGAAAGTTTTCGAATGTGATGAAAATTTCTAGCGAGTGTTTTTTAGATACAGGATCAAAATCTTGTTCAGACGCAATATGAACAGGATTGAACATTTCAATAGTTTTAATAATTTGGTAACCGACAAAATTATTATATGATTCCAATTGATGTCTAACAAATCTTTCTAAGTGTTGTCCCCTGAAATAAGATTCAATAATATTCCAAGGCGTCTCAATGTACTGCTCGTTCTCAATATCAAACATATCTTCATTATTAGTAGAACTCATTGTTTCTGTTTCGTTATCTTTGTTATATGGAATCATTATTTCGGTTATTTTATATCTCAATTTATTTTTAAATGGTTTTAATAATATAATAATTTTTAGGCGTTATTATATTATTAGCATATTTCTTGATATTTTTATTTAATTTTGTATTACTTATTTTTAAGTGATTTTCTATTTCAGTTTCGATCATCTATATAAATATAAATGTAATATATAATAATATGTCATATCCTTGGATAAAAGATGGTCAATATGTCACGCAAGCAGCAACTAATTATTTAGCAGTTACTTCACCTAATGGATTATATTTAACTGATGGTAATTCTGATACAATAATCACTCCCACTTCGGTAACTTCAACAACTTTTATTGGCAATTTAAGTGGAACTGTCTCCAATGCTACCAATGCCACTAATGCCACTAATGCCACAAATGCCACGAACGTTGGAATTACAACTGATAATACGAGTGGAACTTATTATATTCCATTCGCCAAAACGACTGGAACTGGAAACAAACCGCTATTTATTGACGATACAACTGGTCCGCTGTCTTACAATCCTTCAACCGCTACTCTAACAGCAACAACTTTCGTGGGTGCTTTGAGTGGGACAGCGACAACGGCGAACGGAGTCAAAATTGTTTTGGACGGTGCAACAAATACGGATTTTCCTATTACTTTTGCTAGTGCTGTTGGAAATAGTCAAGAATTAAAGGCGGATACTACTTCTGGTACTGGTCTTTTTTATAATCCTTCTACTGAAACAGTAAAAAGTACAAATTTTGCTACTGGTGTTAGTAGCACTATTGGTTCTTCTCTTTCTACGACTGCTCTTATCATTAGAAATTCTCCGTCGTCCCAAACAACAGTTAATAGTAGTCAAATAACCGTGTTTACTAGTGGTACTGGTACTACAACAATCACTCCTGCTTCTGTTACCGCGACTACTTTTATTGGTGCTTTGACCGGAAACGCCAGTACTGCAACTAGTACTACAACAGCAACAAATATCGCAGGTGGTGCTGCTGGTCAAATCCATTATCAAACAGGATCTGGTACTACTAATTTTGTAGCAGTCGGAAACGGAGGACAATTCTTACAAGCTAACGGTCCATCTGCGCCAACTTGGGTTACTCAAAATGGGACGGCAACTGTCACTCTGTTAAACATATCAACCGGTACAACAAACTTCCCATCGTCTGGAACGGCAAGATTAACAGCAAATTTTAATAGTTCATATTCATGTGTCACTCGCTTTCCTGTTACTCTTAGTAACAGTAATGGAACTATTATCATAAGTGTAAATACATATACATTAAGTGGTGGTTTAACTGGTGGTCAATATACAATTGTTCTAGAGATAACGATGGCTGGTAATGCTGGTACAACTTTGAATTTTAATGGAACAGGAGTAGCTACCGGGGCGAAGTTTAATTTTGCGCAAATTCAAAATACTTATGGCGGTACAACAGCAACAAAATATCTAGTATTAACATTTGTTTATGATGGAACAAATTATTATATGTCTGGTTCCAATTTTTCTTAAAATAATAATTTGATATTTTAGATTTATTTTAACTTTAAATAATATAAAATAAATGTCAGGATTTTTTGGAATTATAATGTCATCACTACAGCCAGGAATAAGTACAAAGTCACTCACAGCAAAAGCAAACAAATCTACTTCTTCAGTTGATGTTTCATCTACAACTAACAATAAAGGAACTTTAACTTATAATTGGAAAAGTTCAGTAGGAAAAAGTAATAGAATAAATGCAAATACTTCTGCGGAAACAACAGTTACAGGTTTAGACACAAATGAAGGATCAACGACAATATATTGTGATATTACTGATTCTGTTACAGGAGTTACAGTATCAAGTCCTGAAGCTGTTATAACATGGTCAGCCGTGACAACACAAGGTGTCGTAATTAGTGGCGCTGTAACATACACTGGTTCCGCCCAAGCATATACACTTACTGGTACACCGGCTACTCCAGCACCAGTAGGAACACCAATCACATTTATCAATGCTGGAACATATGTATATCCAACAAATATTACTTCTATTACAACTGACTCTGATTATACATTAGGAACAGTTTCTGGTAGTTTTGTTATAAGCCCAGCAACATTAACAGCATCAACCAGAACAGGTAGCGCAACTTTCAATGGTTCTTCGCAATCAGTTACAGTTCTTGGTGGAATAAATGGTACATTTACTGGTTCTACGAGTGTATCTGGAATAAACGCAGGTTCTTATACAACAACAATTACTGGAATAGAAAATTACACAGGTTCTGTAATAGGAACATTAACTATTAGCCCTGCTACAATAACTTTACAAGGGTCCGGTGAATCAAAAACTTATAATGGAACAACACAATCTGTTGGTTATACAGTCAGTGGTAGCGCAATGAATAACTATAGCTATATAATTTCAGGAACAAGTGCTATAAATGCCGGAACATACACGGCAACAATAACAAGTACGACTTCTAACTATGTTATTTCCCCTACTATTAATAGTTTCAATTGGACAATTCATCCAGCACCAGCATCATCATCTCCTGCGTCTGGAACAACCATTTATCAAGGGTATGATGGTAGTACAAAATCAGCAACAGTTATAAGCGGACTATCCGGTTTATCCATAGTGTCAGGTTCAGCACACGTTTCTGGAGTAAATGCTGGAACATATCCAACCACAATAACACTTGGAGGAAACTATTCAGGATCTATAACTGGTTATTTGGTTATAAGTCAAGCATTCGGTGATATTAGTTTATATTTTGGCGGATATGTTGCTGCAGGAGATACAAATACTAAGGTATTTGATGATTATTTACAGCGCGCAAATGCCCGTTATACTTGGTCTGCTAGTGTATCGGGTCCGGGCGCAAGAGATGCTTATATACAAGAAGGTTTTGGTGTTGAAAGCACAAATTATGCTACTTCAGGGTTTGTAGTAACAATAACTGCGACTATTAGTGATCCAAACTATGGCGCTAGTAGCGCAACAACAAGTATAACATTCGAGGCTTACGTTCCTCCGCGAGATGGTGGAGGTGGATTTATAGCCGAGTAATAGTCAGTATTAATATAAAAATTATATATGTAAAATATTTTGTATTAAAAATAAAATATTTTATTAATTTAAAATGCAGAACTTGCCATTAAATATGTTTCTTACAACATTTTCAAAAAATTATTGGGGTTATGTCAGTGTTTTTGAGACAAATAATACCAATATTATAGAGAGTCAAAACTGGGACTTAAAATCAGTTGGTGAAAATAAAAGTTCTTTAACTGCTGACTTATCAGGTAGTAGTATTGTATTTAGTCCACTTATTGTCGATGATTCAAATGATTTTTGGTTTATTAAAGATGAAATTGGAAACTATGTTCCACAGAAACAAGTTATAACTACTTTATATCAAGAAACGCGAACAGACTTTAATAATAATTTTTCTTTTGCTGGTAATATTGAAAGTAATACTTTGAAAACAAACTATGGTATTCCTTATACAATAATAGCATTTATAGCTGCTTACTATAAAGTCCCTGGTTATCCCGGAAAGTTAAATTTAATTCATGAAGTAAATTCAAAGGTAAATACTTTAGGTAATTTTGATATTCAAATGGATGTTTCTCAATTTCCAGATATAACTCATTTACAGTGGGGATTTAAAATGTCTGGATATCCAGTACACCCTACAGAATCAGGAAATCAAGGCTGCGTAGTAATTACAGAACCTATTTAATTTATTGTAAACTATTTAAATATAAAAGACTTGGATCTCTATCACTCCAATTGTGTTCTATAGAATCGTAAATATAATGATTTATATAATGATTTACAATATCACTTTGACCATTCAGTTGAACGCATACGGGTTTATCAAAACAATACCAGTTTTTATTTCGTAACAAAGGAATATAAGATATATCACATGAAAATCGCGCCGTTTTCTGATACCATTCTAAACCTAAGTCTGAATTTTCTGGTGAAAGTAGTATCAAATTTTTCTCCCAACAGTCAATAATTTCATCATAACATTTTTTATTTATAATATAACATGAACAATAATGACAGTAGGAAAGTTTTTTTAAATAATCAATACCAGGAACATCATCTGATATTCTATAACGATAGGACAAATGAAATACATCAAAGTCGAGATTATTATCAAATATCAATTTTAGTTTTTCATCAAGCATTTTGGGTGATATATCAAAGGCTATATCATCTTCCATAATAATAACATTTTCTAAATTGTTATTTTTAGCATTTTTTAGAACACTTAAATGTGATTTAGCACACCCAAAAGCCCCAAATTTATCTTTGATAGCTGAAAATCTTTCAAATTCTAAATCATATTTTTTCATATGTTTTTCGAAACTATCTTTTCTGTCTGTTCTTTCATCAAGATTTATATAAAATATTTTATAATTTTTGTTATGTGTCATTTTATAAGCTTGATTATCAACAATTTCTGTTAAAGACTTATTTGCAAAATTATCAAATTTAGATATTAATTCATTTCTCTCATTTTCTATTAATTCGGAAGAAATATCCGTTAAAATAATGTCGTCATCAGTTGTTTTGTCAAATTCAATTACATTTTTAAATTTGTAATATTCATTTGTTTGTTTACTTATAATAAGTGGTATACCTAAAGAAAAAGCTAGTGGAATTGCTCCAGACATTTTTACCTTTTCATATTTATAATAGTAATCTTCGGGGGCCAAAGGTCCTACATTTTTACCATTATTATGTTTATTTATATCACACAACCTATTAATTTGGTGACTCGAATTATTGTAACAATTTACATCAGTCATTATAAAAGAGCATTTATTTAATAATTCAAACATATATTTTGTTGGAACATTTTCATGGGTATGAAGCTCATTGTGTGATTTTAATCCGTAAAGTTGTAAACTTGTAATATTTCTTGCGATAAAATGTAATCTAATTTTTTTATCCGTTTTTAATCGATTTATAAATGTTGTATTATAGTTATAGTAAACTAACTTGTTGTTAACATCGTGTTCTACACAAGCGCCTATAATTGCAATATTTATAAAATTATCTTGTACTATTTTGACACTTTTGTTTTCTAAGTTAAAACAAGGTAAGAACCATTCATTATCCGAATTTAATTTAAATGGTCTTACATGTATTGTTTTTCCAGTATCAGGTTCTTGTACTTTATATAAGTAATTTATCTGATGTGTTATACAAATAGTATTTTTTTTTAAATAATCAGTATCAAAATATTCAAAATATAATTTATCGGTATTAGAGGTTAAAAAAATAAGGTCAAACAAATATTTTTCTTGTTGAAAGAAGTTATAATGTTTGATTTCAAACTCGAATGATGTAAACTGGTTTTTATAGTAATCCAACCAACCATTGTTATTATTTACGTTATCTACAAAAATTGTTAATTTGTAGTCATTTGTATAACAAAATTGAATTATATATCCAAACATCTCATAATGATAATTTAATGAACTAAATATTGCTATATGTTTTTTTGATTCGCAAAGCTCCATTTATAATTATCATTTTATTAATATCTTTTTAATAATTAATTTAAAAAGATATAAAATCGATTATATTATTAGCATATTTGTTGATATTTTTTATTTAATTTTGTATTACTTATTTTAAGTGATTTTCTATTTCAGTTTCGATCATCTATATAAATATATATTTAATATATAATAATATGTCATATCCTTGGATAAAAGATAGTCAATATGGGACAACGCCTTTAGAAACTGGTTATTTAGAAGTTACTTCACCGAAGGGATTATATTTAAATTCTACAACATCGGGTACAAATTCAAATGCTATTTTAATGAAGGGATTTATTACAGGCACTTCTACACCTATTATAAGTTATTATTATTGTGATAAATTAAGGTATTTCCCAAATGTGTGGGGAGGAGAAACATTTTTAAGTCAAGATATGTTAAGATTCGCAGATTCTGCTAATACTACATTATCACAATTAAATCTATCAGGTTTATCATGTTCTAATCCAGGTGTAAACACATATTTTCAGTCATCAAATAATGGTCAATATCAATCAATAGGAAGTTTGGGTGAAGAAATTTTTATATCGTCTAATAGTGGTTCTGGTAATGTTTATTTTAGTGCGGCAAATCTATATCTTAATGGCACGCCTATTGGAGGTGGAGGCGGCGTAACAGATATACAAGCTGGTTCTGGAATATCTGTCAATCAAACTACAGGAAGCGTAACAATCACAAATACTGGTGTATTAGATATACAAGCTGGTTCTGGAATATCTGTCAATCAAACTACAGGAAGCGTAACAATCACAAATACTGGCGGTGGCGGGTCTTATGGTATAGATTACTTACAAGCAGGATCGGGTATAAGCGTTACCCAGGTGTCTATCGGTCCAAATGTATGGCAAATAGATAATACAGGTGGTGGAGGTGGTGGTGTAACAGATATACAAGCTGGATCCGGGATATCTGTTAATCAAAATACAGGTAGTGTGACAATAACAAATGCATCAACTAAGTATATTTTTCCAACTTTTGATGCTGGTAGTATAGGTAATGGCGGAACAGCAATAGGACAAGGTTCACAAATATTTATACCAGGAGGAAATTACCAAATAACATATACTATTACTTTTGATAATAATTTTACACAACAACCATATGAATTTAGAATGGTTAGAGCGTATTGTTTTTTATATAGTAATACGTATGGACAAACGAATCCTTATATGGTTAGCAATGTTGGATTCTATCCTTCCCAAGTTATTACTTATGATAGTAGAAGTTATCAGAATTGTATAACCGCTACTGATTATATAACAATTAATAATGATGATTCTTATTATTTGGGAGTATATCAAGATAACGGGAGTAGTATAGGTTCTAATAATATTTTTTTAAGTGCTATATTGATTAAAGATAATAATAATAATAATAATAATAATAATTAATTTAAAAAGATATAAAATCAATTATATATTATTATATAATTAATGTTAAATAGACATAATAGAAATAAGATGGACCCAACCAGAATAAATAATTATAACAAGTTCTTATGTACTTTGGACCAGAAATCAAATTTAAACGAAAACGAAAAAAATGCTGTTAAAATTTTATCAGAAAAATTTAAAGATTCGACTGATATTAAAAAAGAAACGGAACTTAAAGATGAAATTGAAAAAACGATTGAAAAAATAAATAAAAGTTTTAATACAAGCAACATTTCGTCTTCAAATTTTACTGGTCAAACTACAAAAGATTCATGTTGTGTTAATGATTTAGACCCAAATTATTATAGAGACATTAGTAGTCATAAAATTATATATTTAATACGACCAAATATAAAAGATCTTACGCCATCAAAGTCTAAGAAACCTTCCGAAAAACCCTCAGAAAAACCTGTAGAAATTAGAGAGACAATAAATATTGAAGCCGAAGTAAACAATATTAATGATATTTTAAAACTGATTGATACATATAAAAATGATCCAGCTATCAAATATAATATAAATATGAAAGCATTACATGATATTAAAGAACCATTGGAAGAATTAAATAGCATGATTGGAATGAAGGATTTAAAAAATAATATTGTTGACCAAATTCTGTATTTTGTACAGGAATTACATAAAGGAAATCTGTCTTCTGGAGATTTCATGCACACTGTTATTTATGGTCCACCTGGAACAGGAAAAACAGAAATCGCAAAAATAATGGGAAAAATATATAGTAAAATTGGTATTTTAAAAAAAGGGACATTTAAAAAGGTAACACGAAGTGATTTAATCGCAGGTTATTTAGGTCAAACTGCGATAAAAACTAGCGATGTAATTAAAGAAGCGTTAGGCGGTGTACTTTTTATAGACGAGGCTTATGCTCTTGGTAATCCAGAGAAAAAGGACAGTTTTGCTAAGGAATGTATTGACACGCTGTGTGAAGCATTGAGCGATAATAAAGAAAATCTTATGGTTATTGTAGCTGGATATGAAAAAGAGTTAAAAGATAGTTTTTTCTCGTTTAATCAAGGTTTGGATTCTAGATTTACATGGCGTTTTAAAACAGATGACTATACAGCAGAAGATTTATATAATATATTTTTAAAGAAAGTAAAAGATATTGGATGGGAAGTAGACAACGATTCAAAAATAACAGTTGAATGGTTTAAAAAGAACAAGGAGTATTTTAAATTTTATGGAAGGGATATTGAAACTGTATTAGCTAAGACAAAAATAGCTCATAGTAAAAGAGTATTTTGTCGTCCAGAATCAGAAAAGAAAAAGATAACAATTAAAGATTTAGATAAGGGTTTTGAAATTTACTTGAAAAATGATGATGTTAAAAATAGAAAAGATGAACAAGATTTTAAAAAACAATTATATAATACTTTATATTCTTAACATTTATTCTTAACAATTATTCTTAACATTAAAGTTATATTTCATATATTTTTATTTGGTATTATAATAAATGTCAAATAAAACAATCTCAATTAATCCTTCTTTATTTAGCATGGGTGGTTCAAAAACTAAAAAAAATAGAGAGAAAAAAACAAAACCTACGATAGTTCCTCTAATATCCCCAAATGTTTTAAAAAATAAGCTTTTAAAAAGAATTAAGGAACATAAACAGAGAGAAACTGAGAATTTAGAAAATAATAAAAGGAAACTTCCTCTACCCGAAGAATCTATTAAAAATGATATAGTAAAACATGAATTATCATCATTTTCGGATGAGTTTAGTGATTCAATAAATTATTTACAGACTCTATCAAAACAAAAGAAAGTAAATGACGAAAAAGCTAATTATGAAAGACAAAGACAAAAGAAAAAAGAACAATTAGAGAGAAAAACAGTTAGAAACTATCACGAGCCTCATGTACAGCATAATGTTAATCTTGATTTACCAGAGGAATTAATGTCTAGACCATTAATAGTTGTGAATACTGACGATATGACGACAGGTGGTCAGTCAATTCAGTTACACACAAAAACATCTGATTCCATTCCTTACGGTATATTAAAAGGAGGATCAAAACCAACATATAGGGATTGGGCAAGAACACAACGCAATTATGATGTTATAAATCCACAAGCAGCTTTAACAATTCAAGGTATAGAATTAAATAAGGAAAAGAATGAAAGAGAGAATAGGTTAAATAATTTGAGAGAAAAATTAAAACAAAAACAAATTGAAGAAACAATTACTAAACATGACGACATAATGCTAACACAAAATTTAATTCAAAAACCTACACTTGAAAATAACCAAAGTGTAGAAAATATAGTCTCGCAACCAATAGATAATGTTGGCGGGGGTGGTGATATAATTGCTACTAAAAAAATTACAAAAAAAACAATTAAAAGAAAATATACTCTTGGGAAATCTAAAATTAAAAGAACTGTTTCTATATTAGTGAAAGATAGAGGAACTCGTAAAATAATTTTAGGTGCTCAAAAAGATTTAAAACGAAAATCAATTAATGATGTAAGAGAGTACTTAAGAGATCATAATTTGATTAAAATAGGTAGTAATGCTCCGAATGATGTCTTAAGAAAATTGTATGAATCAGCAATGTTGTCGGGTGAAATAACAAATAGTAATAGTGAAATATTATTACATAACTTTTCAAAAGATGACAAGGAATTATAAATATAATCTGTATATATTTTAATATGGAGACTACTAAAAATGAAATGGATATTTATTCAAAAAACTTTTTTTTAAAATTAGGTAATTATTTAGATACTCAAATATATTATTTTGGAAGTATACAAAGAAACGATTACTTTCCAGGAAAAAGTGATATTGATGTAGATATATTTACTTATAATACCCAAAGTACAATCATAAAACTACAAAATTTTTTAGGAATTGAAAAATACAAATTTAAAAAATTTGTTTACAAGTTACATAAATCCAAAAAAGTAGTTTATGGATACAAGGTTAAATACGAAGACCCTACCAATAACTTTTTTACAGAAATATCAATTTATGATGAAAAAGATAAAGAGGATGTATTAATAGAGCACAATTCAAAAGCATTATTACCATTTTACGTATCATGGTTATTAATTATTTTAAAAATATTTTATTATAAATTAGGTATATTATCAGAAGATATATACACATATTTTAAAAAAATAATAATGAATTTTATGGTCGAAGGAGAAGATGTTGAATTTGTAACAACAGATGTACCTGAACACAAACCAGATGAGAAATAAATACGATTTAATTTTATATGATGTTAATTATATTATAAAATTAAATTAAAGAGAGAAATATATATATATAAATATGGCACTAATTAAAGAATATTTTGAGTTAACAAAAAAATTTCAAGATGAATATGGAGAAAATACAATATTATTGATGCAAGTAGGATCCTTTTTTGAAGTTTATGGTATATACAATCAAAAAACAGAATTAATTTCAGGAAGTAAAATTGTTGATTTCTCTCAAATTTGTGAATTAAATGTTGTTGAAAAAAATACATGTGTTGGAACAGATAATGTAATGATGGCTGGTTTTAAAGATATCCAAATTGAAAAATATATAAGGAAAATACAGGATGCTGGATTTACAGCAGTAGTTTATTCGCAAGATGAAGCCGCAAAAAATACAACTAGAAGCCTTTCTGGTGTTTTCTCTCCAGGAACATATTTTCATCCTGAATCAACTAACCTAACAAACTCAACTACATGTATCTGGATCGACTTAATTGAAAACAAAATATTAATGAAAGGCAAATATGTTGTTGTAGGTGTTGCTAATATTGATATTTACACGGGTAAAACCAATATTTTTCAATTTAAGGAGACTTACGTAAATAACCCAACTACATACGACGAGTTAGAACGTTTTATTTCTATTTATAATCCTAGTGAAACTATTCTAATTTCAAATCTACCAGGAGAAAATGAATTAGACTATATAATTAGTTATGCTGGTATTTCAAGTAGTTTAATTCATAAAATAAACATTACAGATGAAAAGACAACAAAGATGACAAGGATTAAGAACTGTGAAAAACAACCATATCAGAAAGAGGTTCTCTCCAAATTTTACAAGTTTGATAGTTATGAAGTCTTCTCTCAAAATTTTTATGAAAATAATATTGCTACACAAGCATTTTGTTATTTATTAGATTTTATTTATCAACATAACCCACACCTTGTAAACAATATTTCTGAACCAGTATTTGAAAATTGCTCTACAAGACTTTCATTAGCAAATCATTCTCTCAAACAATTAAATATAATAAATGACGGTAATATAAAATCAAGTAAGCATTCGTGTGTATCACAGATGTTAAATGATTGTTTTACTCCAATGGGTAAGAGGAAATTTACTTACAATATATTAAACCCTGTTTGTGATGAAACATATTTACAAAGAGAATATGATATTACAGAATATTTTCTCTCGAAATATACAGAATATAATGTTTTTTTAAAGACAAATCTTTCAACAATTAAAGATATTTCAAAATGGCAACGACAAATATTTCTTAAAAAGATTTCTCCAAAAGCATTTTACAATTTATACTCTAATATCTTAACAATTAAGAAAATATATGAAAAAATAGAAAATGATGATAAAATTATAGAATATTTGAACGTTTTCGAACCAAATATTTTAAGTATTAAAGAATACTGTGATGAATTATCTCAATTTATTAATAAAAATATAAACATATCCATCGCAAGAGAATTGGAGCAACTACAGAATTTTGAGATTAATTTTATAGAACCAGGTATTGATGAAGAGTTAGACAAAAAAACAATGACTCTTAAAGATTCTGAACTTAAGTTAAATGCTATTGCCGAATATCTAAGTACATTAATTGAGAATAAAGAAAAAAAATCATCAAAAACAAATGAATATGTTAAGATTCATGAAACAGAAAAAAATAATTATAGCTTGATTTCAACTAGTAGAAGATGTAAAATATTACTAGATTCTCTCCCCGCTGAACAAACTATTGTAACATTAAAACATGATGCGACATTTAATAAAAAATTCGATTTCAAAATTTCGAAGAAGCAATTTGATTATGAAAAACAAGGTGCTTCAAATAATTATATTGTTGATGAGCAAATTAATGGCTTATGTAAAAGTATTTCAAGTATAAAAGTTTCATTGAAGGATTTGATTACATTAGTTTATAACAAATTTATTGTTAATTTTGAAGGATTTCAAGAAAAATTAGAAAGCATTATTAACTTTGTTACGATAATTGATGTTATGTATACAAAAGCTTCTATTGCTAAGAAGTATATCTATTGTAAACCAAATATTGTTAAATCAGATAAATCATTTGTTACTGCTAAAAAGCTAAGACATTGTTTAATTGAACGTTTTCAATTTCAAACGAACGAATCTTATGTAACAAACGATATTATTATGGGAGATGGTAATACAGACGGTATATTATTATATGGTACAAATGCTGTTGGTAAAACTACAATTATTAGAGCACTTGGTATTTCTATTATAATGGCTCAAGCTGGTTTATTTGTGCCTTGTTCAGAGTTTAATTATATGCCATATAAATATATATTTACGCGTATAATTGGTAACGATAATATCTTCAAAGGTCTATCTACATTTGCTGTTGAAATGTCGGAACTTCGCACTATATTGCGGCTAAGTGATGAAAATAGTTTAATATTAGGTGACGAACTATGCTCTGGAACCGAAACACAGAGTGCCATTAGTATTTTTGTTGCTGGAATTCAGAAACTACATAAATGTAGAAGCAGTTTTATATTCGCAACTCATCTACATGAAATTATTGACTATGATGAAATTAAGTGTTTAGAAACTGTTAAGTTAAAACATATGTCAGTTATTTATGATAAGGAACAAGATAAACTAGTATATGATCGTAAACTTAAGGATGGACCTGGTAACAATATGTATGGTCTAGAAGTTTGTAAATCACTCAATTTGCCACAAGACTTTTTAGATGCGGCGTATGAATTAAGAATGAAATATCATCCTGAAGGTTCAAGTATTCTTTCTCTCAAAACTTCAAGATATAATTCAAAAAAAATAGTTGGTATGTGTGAAAGATGCCAAGAAAATGTTGGAAAAGAAGTACATCATCTTCAATATCAAAAAGATGCTGATAGTAATGGTATTATTTATAATTCTAATGGAATTATCCATAAAAATACTTTAGCTAATTTGCTAACATTATGCGAGGCTTGTCATGATGAAATTCATAAAAAGAATATAAGACTTAAAAAAATTAAAACAACAAAAGGAACAGAGTTACAGGAAATTTAAATATAATAAGTATATATACAATGGTAATGCTTACAGATTTCGACCAAAAAATAATACAGAATTATAGTCCAATTTCAGCAAAAGGTGGAAGAAGATCCCATGGAAGACGCTCAAAGAAAAGATTTACTCGTAGACATAAAAAATCAAATAAATCGCGTACTAGAAGAAGATATCGTTAAATTATAAGCTAATTTAATTTATAATTTAATATTTAATGTCTGCGAGAATGATGTCTTTTAGATTTTTTGTGTTTTCTACGACTAAGTTTACGACTAAGTTTACGACGATATTTTTTACCACCAAACATTAGACCCGGACAACTTAAATCAGGCATAACTTGATTATTAAATGGGTTTATCATTTGCCCCTTTTGAGGACATAAGTCACCCTGTAAATTGACCATTTGTTGAATTAATGTATCAAAAGCCTGTTTTGTCATTTTTCTATCTTCAGCAACTTCACCACCAATTTTAATTATAGGTTTATATGTATTTTTAATAGAAGATGATGTAGGTATAGAAGATGATGTAGGTATAGAAGATGATGTGGGTATAGAAGATGATGTGGGTATAGAAGGTCTTGATTTAAATAATGAAAATAGCCCTCCTCCTGTACCAGTAACAGGAACTGATTCTGTAACTTCTAATTGAGCCGCAGCATTAGGATCTACTTTAGTTAGTTCAATTTCTTCTACAGCATCAATATTTGAAGGTCTCTCTCTTGACTTATTAACGTCAAAAAATATAGCTTTGTAGTTTGCGGCTTGACCCATAACTAATCTACAAATTGTACTTCCATCTGGTCCTCTCGAGACCTCTTGAGCTATACCAATTCCTTTAAAAAATTTTGGAATGTCGACAGCTTTTGTGTATACAATATCAAGATAAATAGTATGAGATAAAGCGTTAGGTATATATGCTCGCGTTTTATAATTTTGACAATCTAAATTGCCATCATAATTAACATTTGGAGTTGGACGCATAGTGAGTTGAGAATTACAATCTTCTGATATTTCCATACGCATTTTGCTATCATCTGAACAAGGATGTTGATAACCTAATTTTGGAGGTAAAGCTGGAACTGGATCACCTCTTGTTGTTATTCTTAAAAATAATATCTTCTTTTGTGATGCGAAGTTACAAAATTTTTTGGCTACAGAGCTTCCCATACAACGTGGGGCACCTAAACTTACACATATAATATTATCAGCTAAAACGTTGTATGGAGCAGCATTATATGGTGATGTCTTTTTAATTCCCATCCATAAATAAGCAAAATCTGAACACATAGCTCCACCAAGTGAGTGTCCTGTTGTAAAGATTTTAACTGAATTAGGGTTTGTTGCGCCTAAAAAGTTTGTAGCTAAGTAACGCATAGTTTCAATAATTGTATGGATCATTTCTGTTGTTGGCTTAAAAATACCATATAAGAATTTCTCAGGCTCTCCTCCAGAATCCTTACAAGCCATTAATGGAACAACTGATGTAGGTTTACTATAGAGAGCAGCAGTTTTAGCACTATACGTACCTCTAAAAATTAAAAAAATTGTGTTTGGCATTCTTTTATCAGCAACAACATAAATCTCACCATAATTAGACCAACCAATTGAAATATATTTTACGGTATCTAATGGTTGTTGTTGGCCTGGAACAGGATAATTTCTAATTCCTGTTATATCACCATTAATTATATTTATATTTTGAGGCATGTTAAGCTTAATAAAATCAATAAAGTTTTTCCCTTTATATTGATATTCATAGTTTGAAAATATATCATTTGGGCTTTTATCTAATCCAAAAATTTTTTGGTCATCAAGCAAATCTCCCAAATTATTTGAATCAACATTATTTATACCTTGTAATATTTTTGGTTGAATAACTCGTCCGATAATTTGATTATAACTGTTTAAAAATTTATTGTCATCCATATAAGCAAGTCTTGATAAAGTAGCACCAAGAAAAGATATGAAATGTACATCACCATACATATCAGTTTTTCTTCTTAAATTACTTATTGTATTGAACATATATTACAATAAGAAAAAATTAACCTAAGGTAGCTGTGCTTTAATGTCTACGACGATGACGTCTTGTTTTATTTTTACGACTTTTACCACCTTTCCTAGAGCGTTTACTCTTAGTCATTCCCTTAGCAACACCGCTAACTCCTTTAACGCCTTTTACACCTAAATTAAACCCAGTTGCCATTGTTCCATAAATGGCGGATACACCTTTTTCTACAACAGGAATTGAAATTTTTGCTACATCTTTAGCAGTTGTTCCAACAGTTTTTAGACCTTTATCTACTACTGGTAATACTTTATTTGAAGTTTTTTGCACAGACTTAAGAATACTGTTTTTACGAGATTTTGTCATTATAAATTATACGTATAAAATATTTACTTGTAATATATAAATATGGATTTAAAGTATATTCTAAAGGTTTTCATTATTGTATTTTTAATTTTCTCTTTAATAGCATTTGTAAATACGCTTGGATTAAATTTAAACGAAGAACCGAGGCAAAAAAAACTCCTACAAGTTGTCACGGTTGAAGCTCTTGAACTGCCAGATACATCTATACCAATGAGTAAAAGTCAGGCTTTTTGTGATGTACATAAAGGTTCAAGTGGCTCACTTGATGAATCATGTGGTAGATTAACTAAAGGAAATTGTATCGATACATCATGTTGTGTTTGGACTAGCAATCAAAAGTGTGCCGCCGGAGGCATAGATGGACCAACATTTAATACTAATACAAATGGCGCAACTAAGCAACTTGATTATTACTATTTTCAAGGAAAATGCTATGGTAAAAAATGTAACTAATATATTTAGATTAGATAAAATTTAAATATTTTATTTTATGTTAAATATATATAATGTCAGTAAATAAACAAAGAAAAGGTAAAATGTCTTTAGATTCACAAAATACTACAAGTGTAGTACCTGATATAAATCCAATTCAAGAACCTAACGCACTTCCAATTCAAACTGCACTTCCAACTCAAACTGTAGCACCTGTTACAGATCAAACTCTAGTTCCAATCCCAAATGGACTTGATAAAGAAAAAGCACCTGTTATAGATCCAAATGAGCCTACTAAAGATGAAAAAAAATCAGCGGATGACATTGATGACCTGAATGATTATGATGATTTAAATAAAAGATGGAAAAAGAACCAACTAGGCGATATATATGCTGCACAGCAAACAGCGCTTACTATGAGAGGGAAAGATGAATATGATAAACAACAAAAATTAAACCCAAAACCTCCAGAACAACTTACATCAATGTTACCAAGACAAAGTTTATCTGTACATAGATTTTTACAATATTGTAACGCTGATAAAGAAGGAAATGTTAAAAAAAGTATTTTTTTATGGCATAATGTAGGAAGTGGAAAAACATTTACATCACTTATCATAGCTCTTAACTCTCTTGATTTATTTAATGAAAATCCAACAAAAAATGTGTATCAACCAACTAATAAGCCTTCATACAAAAAGAAAATAATTATTGTTGCTCCAGGAGGTATTTTTGTTAATTTTGAAAATGAACTAAAAGAGAAATTAAATGTAAAACTTTATGGAGGGTTAACAGATGATGAGAAAAAAAAAAGTCCACTAGAAAATACAGAAGGATTTAATTCATGTACATGGACTGTTAATGGTAAAAAAAGTAAACCATTTCATTTAATTGGTTATAGATATAGTGCAATTGTTAAATATATAAAAAATAATACAGATACATATGTAAATCCTCTTAAAAATTTATTTGCTGATAGTGTCGTTATTTTTGATGAATGTCATAGATTATTTCGTCCTATAGAACCACTAATTCCGACAGCAGAATATTTTATTGATAACGGGTTATTACAAAACTCATTGCGATGTATATTAATGACAGGAACACCATTTAATACAACAACTACTGATATGATTACCATGTTAACTTTTATGAAATGTGCTGTTTTAATTCCGCCTGTTGATAAAAAGTGTAGTAGAATTTATCCAATTGAATTTATTTCAAAAACACCTAGACCAACTGAGATGAAAGAAATAGTTTCAACAGCTAGTTTTGGAATTCTTTGTTCTATACTTAATTTTTTCCCTGGAGGTTCAGTTTTACTTGCAACATATAACTGGCCTAACAAAATTAAAGCATATATGGCTATTTTACATGAAGATTGGCAAAAAAGAGGTTTAAGCACAGAACAAGGAATTCTTGAACTATTAGGAAGAGAAATGAACGTCAAAACGATGGCTTCAGGCTTATTTGATGGCGCGAATAATGATAACCAAGCAGCTGAAGGATTCGCATTTGTTAATATAGAAGATTTTTACAAGGGTTTAGGGTTTACTGAAGAAATAGATAATACCGTTAAAGAAACAATTAATGGAATTTTTCAAGGAAGTAGTTCATTTATTAAAATTGAACTATCAGAGATTAAAAAATATCAAGGTAATTATGGAGCTATTTGTGAATTAGTAGATATTATTAACAATGAGGAAATTCCAAAATTAAATTTAAGTACAGATGAACATATAATAGTGATAGGCAAATTATACCGATATATAAAATCTTTATGCTTATTTGTTGGAGTAGAAACCTTTTTATTTGATTTTATAGAAAGTTATATTTTAAACATAATAAAAAAGGCTTCAGATGCGACAGAAGATTTTGTTGTTGAAAATGTAACTAAAACAATAGCGTATATTTTTACTCATAATATTTTACTTAAAGGAACATCAATTACCACTGAACAACTTAACAAAATTATGACAACTGTTGATACATTTTGTTTTGAACTTTTACAAGATTTATACAGTAAAGTATCTACTGAAATAAAAAACTATTGTATTTCAATTAAAGATAAAGAACCAATAAACAATGTAGAACTCAATTCAGATCTCAATACACGTATTACAAATATAATTGAAGAGTTTTTAAATGAAACATTAAATAAGTTTATAACACTAGAAGATAACATTAGTAAAGAACTAGGTGTTACAGATTTGGTATCTAAAATTAGTAAGGGTAATATGGCATCTCAAATATCTTCGGGTGTTAAAATTTTTAATTATGGTAAATCTGGTTTTAATTATGGTAAATCTGGTTTTAATTTTTTAAAAGATGGTTTAAACTCTAGTAGATTAATAATACAAAAACTAAAATTGCTTTATGGTAAAAAAACTGTAAATGATTCAATAACAAGAGATATAGAAGAAGGTGATTTTGTAAAAGCAGGTAGTTTTATAATTATTGGTGCCGGTGCTCTTGCTGGTGTAGCAACGGCTGCTAAAGTTGTTGCTGTTGTTGCTGGTGCTATTGGTACTGTTGGTATAGCTACGCCTTATCTTTTAGCTATTGGTTTGGGAGGTCTTGTGGTTGGTAGTGGAATAATTGATGCAAATGGTATTATTAGTTATTTAAATGGAAAAGAAATAGATGACGTTAAAAATAATGATGTTGTTAAAGTACAAATCAAAAACGTAGAAAATTGTATTGAAATTAAAGATAAATTAAGTGAAATTGAAAATATTAATAATAGTGAAATTGAAAATCTTGAATCAAAAATAGAAGAAGAAAGTGAAAACCCACAACAACATGTTGAAATAAACTATGCTGAAGAGCTTGAAAGGTTAAAAAGAGAGAGAAATTGTCAATCTTTACTTAGATTAAATTCTATTTGTACAGATTTAGAAACAATCAAAAATAATTTTGAAATAATATTTAATAAAAGTTGGACTAATAAAATTGGAAAAATATTTACAGACATTGATTTACTTAAACAAAAATCTGTTCAAATGCTTCAATCTATAATTGCAGACAAAGAAAAAAATAATGAGGCTATACGTCATTTTGATTTAGGTGCTATCACTGGAAAAGCATCAAAAAATCTTACTGCTTTAGTTACTGATTTAATTAAAGAAATAAATCAACCTAATTATGTTAAGAATCATGATGAAAATATGGGTTTTTTAAATACAGCAATATCTAGGATAAATAATTTTTTATCAAATATAGATATAGAATTAAAAAGTTGTTTTATATCTGATAATTTTGGCGTACTTTTTGGTGGAAGTACAAAAAATTTACCTGCTGATATACCAGAATTAATAAAAGATAGTTATGAAAAGTTGGAATTTGATGAATACACAAATGATATTAATTTAATAAACAAACAATATAAATTATTAGCTGTAAAATATCATCCTGACAGATGTAAATTGATTGAAGGTGAAAGTGAAATAGATAAAATTAATAGATGTAATAATTCTTTCGCAGAGTTGTCGAATGCTTACAAAAATGTAACAGAATATTTTGAAGTTCAAAATAATAAATATTACTCTATAGTTCATAAATTGGTTTTTGTACGATATGCAAATGATAATTTTACTAAGTTATCAAAAATAAACACCAAAATGTTAAATAATTCAAATGAATCAAAAAACATATTTGATGACGAATTTTCTGATGATAATGATGCTGTAGATTTTTTTAATACTATGATAAAAATTACTACATCGGATGAGTTTATAAATTTTTATAAAAAAAATAAATCAGAATTAGACGATATCGCTTTCACAACATTGCCAAGTTCAGAATGGGCTTCTACAACAAAAGGAGTTATAGATATTTATAAAGCAACATTTACAGAAAGTATTATAGATAAAGATACTTTAATTGATGATGTAATTAAATCTTTTACATGCGAAGAGAATATATATTTATTAGAACCTATAATTAACCAAGTTAAAAAATTTAGACCGATACCAAAATTAGCAAATCCTGGAGAAAAAGTAATCTTGGATAATTTTGAAGATTATGTTGATGTAAATTCTGAATTAAAATTAATCACTAATTATTCAGAAACAGAAACAAAGGTAGGTGGTGGATTAATTGATGACAATCCTATATTGAGATTTATAAGAGGTCAAAAAACTGTTTCTGGTACTATGAGTATAATTGAAAGAATTTTTGAAGATGAATCAATTTCATATGATTCAAAATATCACAGTAGTTATTTAGTTTTTATGAAATCATTTACTGATTATTTAGATTGGAATGGTAAATCATTGAATCCAGTTGCTTTAAAATTATTTTATGAATATATTAATTTTTTAAAAATAAAAGGTTATTATGACAGAGCAATTGACTTACAACATTTTGAGAATAGTTTTTTAGAGAACGTCAATTATGATTTTTTTTCAACAAAAGGATTGTTTAATTTTATGTTTGGAGGCAATGGATTTGGAGATTCAATTAAAAATACGTATGAAAAATCATTATATAAAAATACAAATATAGATTTTAAAAAATTAGGAGATGCTCTTAAAAATTCATTTTCATTTATTGATGTTAAAATGCCACAAATTATTATAGGCGATCATTCAAAATCAGGAAATTATGATAGAGAAGAAAATATGACAGCAAGTAAAATTTTAGAACCAACAAACCATACTATAGTTACAAAAAAAGAAAAATATAATTACCCTAACTCTCACACAGAATTAATGTTTGTAGAATATACATTTGAACAACAATTATTTTTTGGAGAAATAAATTGTGATCCAAATCCTGAAAAATGGTGGGTTAAAAAAGTATTACAATCTGAAAAAGGAACACCAAGAAATGCAATGTATAGATGTATTGGTAATTATTCAAAAGATTGCGATAAATATAAGGCTGTGTTTAATGGTTTAAAAGAAGTTGATTTAACTAACAGTGAAAATGGTAATGTTTATCTTTTCCCCGAATGGAAATTGGCCTATGCTGTTAATAATCATATTTTAAGCGATGAAGAGATACAAAAAGCTAGAGAGGATAGAGAAAAAGAGTATAAAATTGGAGGAAAGGAGTTATTTGAGTTTAAACTAGATGACATGATTAAAAAAAATAATGAACAACAAATTGAAAATATTGAAGAGATAAATGAAGATATAACACAAGTAACTAATGATTCTACAGGTATAATATCTCCTCGAGGAGATAGTTTTAAAGGCGGAGCTATAGAAATTACCGGACATGCTGTTGAATCTTATGCTGATATTACTAGACAATTTAATATTATTCCAATTGAAGGTGATGGTAACTGTTTATATCGCGCATTACAATATGGAGCATCGGGTACTCGAAAAAAATCTGATGCTGGGTGGGAGCAATTAAAAGAAAGAATTTTACAGGAAGAACGTAGAGTATTAAAAGAATATCAAACAATTGAAAAAAGCGATAAAATTGAAGAACTTAACGAGAAACATATCGCTACTGTTTCTCAGAAAGATGAATATGGTACTCATTTAGAAATAAAAGCATTTCTAAATTTAAATAAAAGATTTAAAGTAATAGTTCATTCTGTAGATGTTTTTCCTCTAATAATGTGTGGTGATTTACGTAAAAATTGTGACGAAGATATAAATACAGGAGGTACAATGAATCTCTTTTTCGATTCATATAATAATAAATCCTCGTCAATAGGTAAAAATCATTATGATGTATTAATTCCGAAACCTGGTGTAAAGCCTCTAGCAAACCCTGTACCAAACCCTGTGGCAAAACCTGTAGAAAAACCTCTAGCAAACCCTGTAGAAAAACTTGAAGAAAAACCTATAGGACAAGATTTTTCAAAAAGTGTTGAGCAAATTGTTTCTAAAGGAGAGCAAATTGTTTCTGATGCGGTTTCAAAAGGAAAAGAATTAGTTTCAGATATATCACAACCATTAAATGAAAAAGATTCAGATGAAACACCAAGTGAGTCTATTGAAAAAATAGAAAATATTCGTTACACTTATAGTAAATATTTTTTTGATTGTCCAAAATTTAGACAAATATTGATTCAACTAATAATAATGAAAACTGGTTATATGTATGTAAGCAATAAAGATGTAAATGGTGAAGAAAAAATTGGCTTGATAGAACAACCTCATTTAACAACAACTGAAAAATATAATGCTGAAAAAACAAATAAATATGGTGTTGAGATGGAGTTTGGTGATAAAGATTATGATATGCGCAACTATCAAGAATTGCCTCATAGCAATATTAATGAAGCAGATTATTATTATTTGCCACTGGTATGGAGTTGCTCTGTAGAAATGGGTTTAAATAATTTTGGTTTTTGGCTTTCGGAATTAGGTTTTAAATATATAACTCTTCATCCAGATCACGGTGGATATAAAAATGAGCTTAAAAGAGGTTTAAAAAGAGCATATCCTCTTATTAAAAAGGCACAGACTGAAGAAATTAAACAAAAATTTTTGAATCAGTTTTTTACATCACAAAGTAATATGGATACAGATGAACTTATTGAATATTTTCAATCAATCCCTGGCATAAAAGAATCGCCTATCTGTATTTTACTACATCCAGAATTAGTTGAGGGTGTCGATTGTGTATATAATCCATCATTGATAGCGATGGAACCTGCTAACACATATGGTGATTACGAACAATTATGCGGAAGAGTTTTAAGAACATATCCTAAAGGTGGTTTTAAGCCTGACGAAACAAACCCAGATAAAAATCCTATAAACAAAGTTATATACCAATATTCATGTTACAACTCAGCAAATTTAAAAAATATAATGGATAAACAATTTTTTTTCGGAGAAGATCCAGAATATTTTAAAAGAACAGGATATGATATTTTTTATAAAAATAATAAGGAGGTTTTAAATAACATTTATATTTCAGTTCAACAAGAAAAAAATAAAAATAAAGTTTTTATGGAAAATATTTTAAATAATAGCAGTGCTGATGATGAAAAACGGTTTGAAGATTTTAATGATTTGGCTGATTATTATTTTAAAAATGGAATTCTACCTTTTGAATATAAGGAATCGATTAGATATATATACGATATTTTTGAAAGTTTTAAAAATATATCAGAAAAGTTATCTGATATAATAAATGATATTACTTTACTTTTTCAACCTAAATCAGACGAAGAAACTAATGGATTAATAGAAAAAATACAGGGTAAACTAGTAGACTTTAAAAAAGATTTAGAAACTTGTTATAGTTTAACATTATCTTTAACAGATGTATTATCTCCAATTTTATCACCTTTAAAAGAAAAAGTAATACTCTTAGTTAAACCTACTTATGAAATCTTAATGCAAAAGCTTAATCAGTTTGGTATAGTAAGTAGTGATTTAAGGTCACTTGAAGAGTTTAAAATTATGCTCATTGAAAAGGTTTCAGAAATAAAACATATAATTATTGAAAATATATTAAACGTTGTGATTTCAAAAATGAAAATACCTAATATAACAAAAGTTGTAGAAAAATTTACAGATAATAATGTAAATATAGATGTTAGTTTTTTTGAAAATTTAACATCTGGAGAAGAGTTAGGTGATATTTTTAATACATGGGTTGATTATTTTAAGACTGCTTCTACTCAATTTTCTAGTACTCGTACAATGCCAGACATGCCTAAAGAAATGTCGGATTTAATAAATAAAACACTTTATCAATCAACTAAAGACGATAGTTCAGATGAGACTATAACAATTTTTTTCAATGATGAAGACGCATATAGTAAACTTGTGGAAAGAAACCAAAATGTTAGTGGTCAAAGTGTTGGTGGTGGCAATGAAGAATTGTTAATCGTTGTTAATAAAACCAAAGAAATGCTTAGATATTTTAAACCATTATTTAGTGATTTAGAAAAGTTTGTAAATAAAAATATAATATACCTAAAAAATGGTATTGAAAGTATAACTGCTAGTATAAAAATACCAGAAGAAATACTTCAAAATATAAAAGATATATATGAAAAATTTTCTAGTAATGAAAAAGTTAAAACTGTAATCGAATATTTCAATAATGTTAGAAGCGCGATTGATACTCTTTATAATTTAGATTATACAGATAATGGAAACTTCTCTAGTATTTTAGATGCTGTAAAAAATCAAGAAAATATTGATAGATTATTAGATTTAATTAAAGAAAAAAATACATTTTTATCTGAACAACTAATACATTTAAGAGATGTAATTTATCCAATAATTAAAAGTGTTTATAATAATAAAGTTTTTCAAAATTTTATTTTAAAAATATCAAATGCATATGTAAAAATAAATAATAATCCAAAAATTAAAAATCTTAGAGATAAAGAAAGTGCTTTTACAAATAGTACAATGTTAAATTTAACATCTAAATATTTATATAATTACGCAGTAGATAAAATACCATTTGATATTGATCTTGTTCCTAATTATGAGAGAAGAAAACTTTTAGATATATTTGGAGAAAATGGAATTGGCGTGTTTACTAATTTTGTAATAGATTTAGAACATAAAATTCCTCCATATTTTATTAGATTTGCTTTAAATGATTGGACTGGTAATTATGATAATTATTTAGCACAATATAAAAGCGACTTGACTAAAAAATTATTTAAAAGAAAACAGCTAGAATTTAAATTAATCAAATATGAAAATAGTGAAATGGCTAAGTTAAATAGAGAACAATTTGGCGAAGAAAAAAGAATACGAAATATTTATAATATGGCTTCGCCTAGTTTTCAGATTAAAGGCGATAATATAGACATGATAAAACTACAAATAGATAAGAATATGGCAAATCTATCATCATTAGCTATAGAAAATGAAAGTCCTGATTTAAATAAATTAATGGAACTTCGTTTTGTTCAACAAGATATTGAAATTGTTAAAAATTATATACTTAAAGGCGATGGAGATAAAGAGGACCTAATAGGATTTACTGATTTATCTCAAATAGAAAATTGTATTGATTCAATTGAAGGACCCGCTAAAAATGAAGCTTTAAATGCTATATGGTGCGATCCATTATATCCAAATAATGATACATTATGTTTAAATACATCTGTTAATAAACCAGCCAATTTTGTTGCTAGAACTGTTCACGATGTAATAGGAGGTAACAAAACTATTCGCAAAAAAATAATTAAAAATAGAAAAACAATAAAGTTTTTTAATAAAACAATTAACAAAAAAACTATAAAAAACAAAAATAAAAAAAATAAAAGAACATTTAAAAATGTAGATGAAATAACTAATTTATAATTTTTTAATTATAATACTAGAATCCTTTGCTAACTCTTCAACAATAGGATTATTATTATAGTCTTCTAGATAAGTAATTTCTTTGATGCCACATGCTGCTATAGTTCTAAAACAATTTATACACGGATAATGCGTTACATATAACTTAGCGCCGTCCAAACTTGATCCGCGTTTTGCGCAATCTGTTATTGCGTTTATTTCGCCATGAATAATAGATTGTTCATGATTATCGTGAACTCGAGAGATGTGCGGGGCTCCTGGTATATAACCATTATAACCCATTGAAATAAGACGGTTATTTTTTACAACAACAGATCCCACATTTAATCTAGAACAAGGACTGCGTTGAGAAGCTAGAATAGCGATTGACATGAAATAATCGTCCCAGTTAAGACGTTCAGTATTATTTTTAGCGAGTTCATGTAACTTTGAAAGCATAATATATTTATGATTATTATATTATGTTTAAATTCTATTTTAGTATTTAATTACTAAACCATATTATAATTACTCCATTTGAACCTGAACCTCCTATATTAAATCCAGCACCACCACCGCCGTTACCATAACTTTGGTTTATTCCTGTTGTTATATAACCGCCATTACCACCATTGCCAGCACCTGATTCATTTCCATTTTGACCACCATTACCACCTCCACCACCACTTCCACCAGCATATATTGCTCCACTAGGAGGACCAGAACTACCACCACTACCGCCATTGCCTCCATTACCACCACCACCTGGATTTGTTACTCCATTACCTTCACCTCCTACACCACCACCACCATTTGAAATAGAATATGTAACATTATTACTTGGCGATAGTATAATATCTGTTATTGGTGTACCATTACCACCAGCAGCAGGTCCAAAACCTGGTGTAGAACCACCATTTCCTCCCGATAAAGTTGTACCGTTACCACCCTGGCCGCCAGCACCACTTCCGCCACTAACAGTACTACCACCTACTCCACCACCATTTGAAGTTATATTTAAACTAGACCCAATAAGTGTACTATTATTACCTGGATTACCAATACCACCACTAACAGGACCACCTTCACCAATTGTTGCTATATATGTTGTTGAACTTGAAGCAGTAAAGGTTCCTTGACTAATACCTCCTCCTCCTCCTCCACCACAATAAAATCCAGAACCTGCTCCTCCGCCAATAATTAAATAATTAAATGGCATTGAGACATTAAATGTGATACTACCATTATTAATAAATGTTATATATGTATAATTATTTACAATTTCAATTAATGGATTACCACTAACAACATAAATATATTTTGCGAAAATATTATTTAAATCACCAAGACCTGTTACATTGTAACTAGTTTCTGGTGCTTTTATTCCAGTACCTGGATAAGGTTCAAAAATTGTATTCAAGTCATCTCCATTAGGTAATTTATAACCTGTTGTAATTAGTGACTGAGTTCCTGTTAAAGGTTGAAAAATATTTGATAAATCAACTCCGCCTACTTTATAAAATGTTTGTGGATTGCTCATTTTGTATTTTACTATATTAAAATATAAAATAAAATTGAATTAAATTTAAAATCATATAAGAATAATATAATAAGTTATATATAAGAGATGATAATCCCAGTTAAATGTTTTACTTGTGGCATGGTTATTGCCAATAAATATAGATATTATGTCGAACAAGTTCGTAAGAAGAAATTAGCAAAAAGAGGAAATGGAGAATCTATCGATGTTGACAAGGTTCTTTATTTAACTAAAGAATTTGTTGACAAGACGCCAGAGGGTGAAGTTTTGGACGATTTAAATATGAATAAAATGTGCTGTAGAAGACATTTCTTAACACACGTTGACATCGAATAATTTCTTAATATATATTATAAACATGCGCAAAAAAACTTCTAGCAAACGTCAAAAAGTTTATAAAATGAAAGGATGTTCGACAAAAACTCGTAAAAATTATTTAGGTGGAACTTCTATTTCAGGAGCCGATATAAATTTAGCATATCCTGGAAATAATGTTCCAACTGTTCCGAATCCTTTTTTGGCTTATACTGGCAAAGGTGGATCATCATGTGGTGGAAATCTAACTCCTAATTTAAATATGACAAACAATATAAATGGCGTAGTAAAAACAGATCCTAACACAGGACCAACGCCTACGATTCCAGCTACACCTTTTTTAAATCCTATTGGAGCTCAAAGAGGAGGATGTTGTGGAGCTAGTGTAATGAGTGGTGGATCTCTTATGAAGGGAGGCAACTGTATGTCATGTTCCACTCCTTTAATGAGTGGTGGTCGCAAGAAAAAAGGTGGTTGTGGAACATGTGCGCCTGGATTTATGGTTGGAGGCGCAAGACATCGTTTAGGATGTAAATGTAGTTCTTGTAAAGCAAAAAGAGGAGGTAGTATGAAAGGTGGTAATCCAGGAATACCTTACGCTGATGGTCTTCTTGGTAAACCATGGACTCCTGCTATTAGCGGATGGCCTGGAGTTGATGGAATTCAAGGAGATAGAAATTATTTAGCACATAATGATTATAAAACAGACATTTCGAGACAAATGATTGCGACTGGAGCAAATCCACCATTTTCTATTGGTGGTGGCAAAAATCGCTCTAGAAAACAACGTGGCGGAACTCTCTCTAATTTTTTAACTCAAGACTTAATTAATTTAGGAAGACAATTTCAATTTGGTTTAGGAGGTGCTTATAATGCATTAGCAGGATATCCAGCTCCAGTTAATCCAATGCCTTGGAAAGATCAAGTACATAATACAGCAAGTCTTAATACTATGAAAGCAGCTTTTATATAATTTTTTTCTAATTATAATACATAATGGCTAACTTTCCCAAAACTTTAAAGGAGTTGTGTACTCCAGCAATGATTTATTTTGTTATATCTATTATAGCATTAATAATGGTTTTATTTCAAAACTTAGGAAACAGTAATAGTTATAACGTAGGTTCGTTTTCTTGTCGCGTACCAAATACAGCTTTGGTATTTATTGTTAAACTTATTTATGTTCTATTTTGGACTTATGTTCTTAATTTAATATGTAAAGACGGACATACTAGTCTTTCTTGGTTGCTTGTTCTTCTTCCTTGGATTCTTTTATTCGTAATGATTGGTATTCTTATGTTGAATATGTAAAACATATACATTTTAGAATAAAATATATAATAAAATATAAATTTATTATATATAACAGATGTCAACAAAAATAAAAAATGGAACATCATACAATAAAAATGGATGGAAATATATATCAATTAAGGGAAAACCAAAAGAAAGAGGATATGCATATGGATATTTATGCGCTGACGATTTTAAAGAAATTCAAAAAATGTTAAAGTTTTTCATGTTTGAATCATATGGAATGGAATGGGAATATTTTATAACTGAAATATCTAGAGATTTTAAAGAGATGACTAAAAAAGATTTTAACGAATTTTATGAAGAAATGGAAGGTATAGTCGATGGTTGTAATGATAATGGATGTAAAACTACAATTGATGAAATGATTGCTTGGAATTTTTATTTGTCAATCTCATATTGGTATTCAACAAAATCAGATTCTCGTATTGGAAAAGAAGGCGGTTCAATAGATAGATGTAGTGCTTTTATGGCTGTCGGTGATTGGACTGAAGATGGTAAAATAGTTTGTGCGCATAATTCTTTTGCAGATTTTATTGATGGACAATACAGTAATATTGTTTTAGATTTAAATCCTGAAAATGGGCATCGTTTCATTATGCAAACTTCCGCCTGTTGGATTTGGAGTGGTACAGATTTCTTTGTAACCGCAAAAGGAATAATTGGCACTGAAACTACAATTGGAGGATTTATTCCTTACGAAAAACGTTTTCCAATTGGTTATAGAATTCGACAAGCAATGCAATATGGTAATTCATTAGATGAATATTGTGAAATACTTTTAAAAGAAAATTCAGGCGATTATGCGAGCTCTTGGTTATTTGGTGACACTAATTCAAACGAGATTTTAAGAATTGAATTAGGATTAAAATATCATAATATAGAGAGAACAAAAAATGGATTTTTTATTGGATTTAATGCACCTTATGATGAACGTATTAGAAATATGGAAGTTGTTGATTCCGGTTTCTATGATATTAGAAGACATCAAGGAGCAAGATTAGTTCGTCTAGGAGACCTTATGGATGAGAATAAGGGTAAATTAAATATAGAAGTAGCGAAAAAAATAATATCTGACCATTATGATGTATACTTGTCAAAAGAAGACAATCCTTGTTCTAGAACAGTTTGTTCACATTATGATTTAGATGCTAGAGAATATATGTCTGATCCAAGTAGACCAAAACCATTCTCTCCACATGGAGCCGTTGATGGTATAGTTTGTGACACAAATTTGGCTAAGAAAATGGGATTTATTGGTCGTTTTGGTAACTCATGTGGTATACCATTTATTAAAGACGAATTTTGTAAAAAACATAGACAATATTATAAATTTTGCCCATATTTAAAGGATAGACCAAGTGAACCTTGGACTGAATTTACTTGCGACAATAATAAACCAAAAAGTAAATTCAGATTAACCAAAAAAGGTGGTAGAGGTTTAAATACAACTAAAAAAAATAAATTAATTATTTAGATTTTTGATAAGGCTTCAGCTAGTAAATTTATCATAGAATAATGTAATTTAGGAGAATCATTCATCCAATTACTACCTCCTCTATAATGTAAAATTTTTTTGTGATATAATTCAGAAAAATATTTTCCATTTTGATTTCTTACATCATTATTTAAAAATAATGTTACACTTTTATTAATGCTTTCTGGAATATCTTTTTCACTCCAATCTAATGAACATAAATGTTTAATTTGTAAAACTTTATTTTTATCTAGTGTCGTTAACCATTTAGCACATTTTCCTCCAGCATCTAAACCAGTGTCAATAGACCAATCAATTAAGTGTTTGTTAGGAATTTCATTAATATTTAAATAAAAAAAATTTGGCCATGGATAATTAATTGTATAATTATTAATAATTCTAGATTGATTTATATAACAAAAGTAATAATTTTCAAATTCTTTTATATCAAAATTATCAATAAAAAACATATCAGAATCTAACATAAAATACGTATCTGGGTAAGTAAACATAAATTTAGTTATAAAATTAACAGAATTAGAATGTCTTACTGACGCAGAATTTTCTTTTATATGATGTGAATTTGGAATATTTATACAAGGAATATTTAATTTTTTACACATATTAATTATTTGTTGTTTCATTGTTATGTCTCCAAAATTTGTAAGATCAGGCCATGTTTTGGCATCATTAAATATTATTAGTTCATAATCTTTTTCTGATTTAAAAAATTTTTTTATAGAATTATACATTAATTCTATAAATATAGGATTATTAACAAAAACTGAAACAATTTTCATAATATTATATAATTATTATATTTTAAATTGTATTTAATATAATAATTAATATATAATAATTACATTTTAAAAAAATATGATTATTATAATATAATGGACAAAGAAGACATATCTTGGAAATTAATCGACAAATATTTTAAAGACAATCCCAATAATTTAGTTTCTCATCATTTAGAGTCATATAATTCTTTTATTAATAAAGGTGTTGGTCAGATATTCAGAGAAAACAATCCTATAAGATTTATTGAGAGAGAAGATGAAAATGATGGCTCCGGAAAAAGAAATGAATGTCAACTTTATTTAGGTGGAAAGGATGGTTCGAAGATTTATTATGGTAAACCAATAATTTATGATGATCATAACGCACATTTTATGTTTCCTAATGACGCACGTCTACGAAATATGACATATGGAGTGACAATTCATTACGATGTTGAAGTAGATTTTATTTACTATGAAGGTGATGATAAAAAGCAACATTCAATATTATTACCAAAAATTTACCTTGGACGTTTTCCTATTATGCTTCAATCAGATTTATGTATTTTAAACACACTTAATAAAGATGTAAGATTTAATATGGGTGAATGCCGTAATGACTATGGAGGTTATTTTATTATTGATGGTATGGAAAAAGTTATAATTTCTCAAGAAAAGTTCGCAGATAACTTGCTTTATATCAGAAAAAATAAAGAAGATGATTTATATAGTTTTTCAGCTGAAATTAGATCTGTATCTGAGGATACATCAAAACCAATTAGAACAACTGCTGTTAAAATTGTAGCACCTTCACCTAGTTTAACAAATAATCAAATAGTAGTTGCTGTTCCCAATGTAAAAAAACCTGTCCCTCTTTTTATTTTAATGCGGGCTCTTGGTGTTGTATCTGATAAAGATATAATTAAAACATGTTTGTTAACTGATTTAGATGATGAAATTGAAAATAATAAAAATCCTTATATCGATTTATTTATTCCTTCGGTTCATGACGCATATAAATTCTTTAATCAGCAAAATGCTCTAGAATTTATTGCTGAATTAACTAAACGAGGTACAGTATCAAGTGTGATTGAAATTCTCTCTGATTATTTTTTACCACATGTTGGTGAGTTAAACTTTTTAGATAAAGCATATTTTTTGGGATATATGGTAAATAGATTATTAAAAGTTTATACAAAAGAAGAAAAACCAACTGATCGTGATAATTTTAGATTTAAAAGAGTTGAACTTTCGGGTTCTCTCTTGTACGATTTGTTTAGAGAATATTATTTAATTCAAAAAAAGGATATAACACGTAAAATTGATGAAGAATATTACTATCACAAAGGTGAATACAAAGAAGATGAAACTCTCTCTAGAAAGGAAAAGAAACAAATAAAATCAAAAGATAAATCAGGCGAGAAAAAACAAGAAAATAAATATAAAAATAATTTTATTGGTTTAATTGAAGCAAATTTTAAAACATTTTTTAAAGATAGACTTCTTGAACAGGGATTTAGAAAAGCATTTAAGGGTAACTGGGGTTCTGAGGCTCACACAAAACGTATTGGAGCTGTTCAAGACCTTAATCGTCTAAGTTGGAATACATTTATTTCTCATTTACGTAAAATAAATTTACCTCTAGACGCAAGTGCGAAGGTTGTTGGTCCTCGTCTTTTAAATTCTTCTCAATGGGGATTTATTGATCCAATTGATACTCCTGACGGTGGAAATATCGGTCTTCATAAACATATGTCAATTAGTACTTATATAACAAGTGGTTCTTCTGGACATCCAATTATTAAATGGCTTCGTTTAAATACACCAATGAGAAATATATTAGAATGTTCTCCTGAACAACTTGGTAGTAGCTCTAAGATTTTTGTAAATGGAAGTTGGATTGGAGTAATTGATACACCTATTGAGTTAGTAAATTTGCTTAAACTATACAGACGTAATGGTATTATACCTGTTTATACAAGTATTTCATTTAATTATCAAAAAAATGAAGTTGGTATTTATACTGATTCTGGAAGATTATCTAGACCAATTTATTATATTGAAAATAACAAATTAAGTTATGATAGAAGAGAGATACATGGTTTGTTAGAAAGTGGTAAAATTACTTGGGAACAGATTGTGTCAGGGTTTATGCCCAAAACTGATGAAAACTTTAAAACAAAGAATAATAAAATTTATGACTTAAGCTCTCTTTATAAGGATATTGGTAGTGACAAAGGTTTAATATTGGAAAAACTACAACATTTTAAATCTATGGTTGATTACGTTGATACTTCTGAAGAAGAAACATTATTAGTTGCTACTTCAAATGATGATTTACAAAAGAGCAAATGGTATACTAATATGGAAATAGATGCTTCATTAATTTTGGGAGTTATGGGTAATATGATCATTTATCCTGAAAATAATCCTGTAACACGTAATTCTTTTTCTTGTGGTCAAAGTAAACAAGCTGTGTCTGTTTATCATACCAATTATCAAATGCGTATTGATAAGATGGGTGTAATATTAAATTATGGACAAACACCATTAATCAAATCAAGGTATTTGGAATATGTAAATAATGAAGAGCAACCTTATGGTATTAATGCTATTGTAGCTATTATGTGTTATACAGGATATAATGTAGAAGATGCCATTTTAATTAATGAAGGAGCTATTCATCGTGGAATATTTAGAACTACTTATTATTCATCTTATCAAGACCGTGAAGAAAGTTCTAAAATAACTGGTATGACAAATTCAAAATTCGCTAGTATTGAAAAGAATAACGTAACTGGAAAGAAAAAAGGATACGATTATAGTTTTTTAGATGACCATGGTTTAGTAAAGGAAAATACTGAGCTTAATGACAAAATTATTGTAATTGGAAAAATTAATTCAAGTTTAACAACAAAGGATGTTTGGACTGATGATTCAGTTAAGCCTAAAAAGGGGCAACTTGGATATGTAGATAAATCTTTTATTACACTTGGTGAGGAAGGATTTAATGTTGCCAAAGTTAGGGTTCGTGAAGAACGTCTGCCCGCAATTGGTGATAAGATGGCTTCAAGAGCTGGACAAAAAGGAACTTTAGGTCTCATCATTCCTGAAGATGATATGCCCTTTACTGAAGACGGAATTAGACCTGATTTAATTATTAACCCACATGCTATTCCATCTCGTATGACTATTGGTCAAATTGTAGAGTCATTATTCGGTAAAGTTTGCACAAGTTATGGAGCGTTTGGCGACTGTACGGCGTTTCAAGTTAAAGGACCAAATTATTCTACTTACGCTCCTATGCTTGTCAAAGCAGGCTTCAATTCATCAGGAAATCAAGTATTATATAATGGAATGACTGGTGAGCAGTTAGCAGCAGATATTTATATTGGTCCAACATATTATATGCGTTTGAAGCACATGGTTAAAGATAAAATCAATTATCGTGCTCGTGGACCTAATACAGTTTTGACTAGACAACCGGTACAGGGTCGCGCAAATGACGGCGGTCTTCGTATTGGAGAGATGGAACGTGATGGTGTTTTAGCGCATGGTATGTCTTATTTCTTAAATGAATCTTTTATGAAAAGAGGTGAAAGCAAAGATTATTATATTGCGGTTTGTAATAAATCAGGAGCAATTGCTATTTATAATGAAGCCAAAAATTTATTCTTGAGTCCTGCTGTTGATGGACCTATCAAATTTAATACAAATCCTGATGGAACACAAAGTATCATGAATATTAGTAGATTTGGACGTTCATTTAGTATTTTGAAGGTTCCTTATGCTTTTAAACTATTAATACAAGAGTTACAAGTTATGAATGTTCAAATGCGCATTATTACTGAAGAAAATGTGGATCAACTTCTAAGCATGTCTTATTCTGATAATATAAATAAATTGTTAAAGAGTGATAAACCAATAGAAGAACTAATTAAGGGTACAACTTTGGATATTCGAAGAAAACTTGAAGTAAAGGTTAAAAATCAACCTTATTTTAATGAACATCCAGAAATACCTGATCCGGCTAGTATTGATACTGTTAGTCCAGTTACTCCAGTTGAATCACTATTTGACATAGGTGATCAAGTGAATGTTAGAAATGACGAATTAGGTACCTCTTTTCCTGGGGTTATTCAATCTAAATATTTTAGTAGTAAATACAAAGAAAACTTATATGAAGTGCTTTTTGATGATGGTGACACAGAACATGACGTACCTGAATCTAGGATGAAGTTAATCAAAAAACATTCACCACAATATGCTCCTGGATCACCTGCTTATTCGCCTCCATATGCTCCTGGGTCACCCGCTTATTCGCCTCCATATGCTCCTGGATCACCACAATATGCTCCTGGATCACCACAATATGCTCCTGGATCACCACAATATGCTCCTAATTCACCTGCTTATGATCCAAATTCACCTCCATATGCTCAACCTTCTTCTTCCAATCCAAATTCACCTCCATATGCTCCAGATTCATCTTCCACTCCACCTTCACCGCGATATTCACCAGTATCACCACAAATGGCACCTAATTCTACAAGTTCTAAAGAGTTTGTTATAAATCCAAACATTTTAGACGTTCCTGAAGAAAAGAAAGAAGATGAAGAAAAACCGGCTGAAAGTTCTACAGCTGATTCTGGAGAGAAAAAAGTAATAATTCAAGAACCTAATTCTTCTTCATCAGATACTTCAACATCATCTGGAACAAAAAAAATAACATTATAAAATAAAAATGAAATAAAAATAAATCAATATATTTATATTATAATATAGAATGGCAAGTCAAAACTCAAGTATTTTAATTTCACATATTTACAATTCTAGAAAGGTTGCTCTAGAACTTATGAAAAAGCAAGGTTATAATGTTAATGATTACGCTAATTTTAGCATCAATGAAGTCAATTCAATGAAACTTAATAATCAACTTGATATGCTATTAGAAACTAGTGACGATAATGTTACTGATGAAAACCCTAAGAAAAAAATATATATCAGATATTATTTAGCATCTAGACCCGCACCAAAAAATATTCAGGAAATGATAGATGATTTATTTGTTTTAACTGAAACTCTTAAAAAAACTGATACATTATTTATAATAATTAAGGATGATCCAAATGAAACTCTAATTAATGAGCTTAAACATATTTGGGAGAGCGAAGGTATTTTCATTGTAATTGAAAGCATTAAACGATTACAATTTAATATACTTGAACATGTTCTTGTACCTCCTCATCGTGTCATGATGGAATCAGAAGTTAAGCAAGTTATGTCAAAATATAATATTATTGATAAAGTTCAATTTCCAGATATTTCTCGATTTGACCCAGTAGCCAGAGTTATCGGGTTAAGACCAGGACAAGTCTGTAACATTATAAGAGCAAGTAAAACTGCTATTGAAACAAATTATTATAGAGTTTGTGTTTAAAAAAATATAAATATATATACATTACTAATAATAATGGAATTTGAAAAACCGTCAGATACCGACTTTACTGTTTATAGTAAAAGTGGATGTCCTAATTGTTCTAACGTAAAAAAAATTTTAAAAGATAAAGGATTACTTTTTAATGTAGTAGATTGTGATGACTATATTATTGAAGATAAAGATAATTTTTTATTGTTTATTAAAAATTTATCACAGAGAGAAATTAAACAATTTCCTATTATTTTTTATGCCGGTAGTATTATCGGAGGATATAACGAAACAAGGGACTATATTGATAAATTATTTCTCTCTTTTGATAATATTTTAGACTTTTAATTAATATTTATTTTAAATAATTATATATATTAATGGCAACCATAAATGATGAAGATATAACTGATAACTTTAAAACACCGGGAATTTTTAAAGAAAAATTACAAACATTAAATCAACAATTACCAGCAATTTTAGATGACTTTAAAAAGTATTATGTTTTTTTTAATAAGAATCCAGAATATCCTGAATATCAAAATTCATTTGAAAACATTAAAGGTAATATGAATAAACTTAATTCTGATTTATTTATGTTATCAAATGATGTTGAGTCTTCAACTAATGAATTAAATAAAAAATTGTTCGCTTTGAATATTTTAATTCAAAAAGAAAAAGAGAGAAATCGAAAATTAAATTTAGGTCTTGGTATTGTTGAACATAAAAATAGTGCTGCTACTGAATTGATTTATGATTATAAAAATATGTATAGTGAAGAGTATTTGCGCAATTGGGCTTTATTTATAAGTATAGTAATAATAGGCTCTGCTATTTCAAAAATAAGCAAAAATCCTGTAAGTTAAGTTAATACATTTTCGCTTACCAAAGGTTGTTTCGCTTAAAATTTAAATTTAATATATTTTTAAATTTTAAATGTTTTCTTTTATGTATAAAAAACCATTATTTCCAATTAATCAAAAAATAAGTGATTACTGTAAAAAATCTACAAACGAATCTATTAGAAAAATAACTGAAAAATACAATGAAGAGAGAAAGTCTGTTAAAATTAATCTTGATAGTCTTAAAGTTATTACAAGGGACGATCCACCTAATCCCAATCCTAATGATATAATATTATCTATTATATGTCTTCTCTCTTCAACAACATTATTTTATTATTTTTATAAAGCTTCAAGATAAAATATGTTTTCTTTTAATAGATATATAGATGAATCCAGAAAATAATGAAAATAATTCAGATGTATTAAATTTAGAAAGTTTTAATACTGAATATAAAAATCTTTTAATCGAATATGAGTTAGCTGTTTCTAATTATGTTAATTACTTAAAACAAGAAGTTAAACAACCATGCGCAGAATATACAGGAGATAGCAAAGGTATCAGTCAAGAGTGTTATAATGACATCTGGAAAAAATCTGGTTGTGGAGCTGGAAATATAGGTTATCCTTCAGCAACCGCATCTTGGCAGCAAAGTCAAACCATGAATGGTCTTATCCAAGATTCTTGGTATTGGGCTACAATGACTGATTACAATCGTCGTATGGGTTGTTATGGCGATCCTGGAAATCCTTATATTATTATTTGCGTTGGAACAGATGGTAATTTATATTCAAGACAAGGTTTAGATGCTCCTTGGCAAAAAATTAATGACAATTCAAATGGACAAATTGTAACAGTATTTACTGGTTCTGACGGCAAACTATACGCAACAAGTAAAAATGATGTAATTATGTATAAAAATAATTGGTCTGATTCAGGCTGGTCCGGGCCATTATCTGGTTCTTGTTGTGTTCTAGGGGCTTCAATGGGACAAGATGGAACTATTGTTGGTATTGGAACTGACGGAACATTATTTAGTAAAGCAAATTCAACCGCTGCTTGGACGCAGACAGCAAGTAAAGGTGAAAAGTGTTTTGCTATAACAATTGCTCCTGATGGATCAGTGTTTGTAATTGGTAGTGATAATAATGTTGACAAAAAAAATAGTTATCAAACTTTATCATCTGAAAATTGGCAAGGTATGGGTAGTTGTTGTGTTAAAGCAATAACAATCGCACCAGATGGAACATTTATTGGTGTTGGTATGGACGACCAACTTTACACCAAAGCTAGTTATAAAGATTTAAGTACACCTTGGCAAGGTCCATATAGCTCTCAAAATAGTAGTTGTTGCGCTACAAGTATTACAACAGTATCAAATCCTAACTACAATAGTTCGAAATTTAATACAACTACTCAAGCTAATTATAATGTAAATAATGTACCAATGACAAGTGTAAAAGGTACAACTTTTTGGGGAACTAGTCCATTGTCACAAAGTACATTAAAAACAGTAGGAGAGTGTCAAGCCTTATGTTCAACAACCAGTGGATGTTCAGGAGCTACATATAATGAAACATCAACCATCTGTTCATTAAGAAAAGGAGATGGAGATATTATGGTTGGAAGTTCAACTGACTACTCTATTGTTCCAAAGTCACAAAGTTTGCTTAAAATTGTTGAAAATATAAATGATAAATTAACAAAAGTAAATGAAAAAATTCAAAAACTCTCGCAAACTGTTGAAACTCAATTTAACTCAGAAGCGGGAAAACGTTCAACCTCTAATACCAATCTGATTGATCAATACAAAAGTTTGGTTGGAGAGAGATTTAAAATTCAAACTATGTTAGATGAATATCAAACTTTAGATCAACAACAAGTTCAAGGAAATATACATATATCACAAAATTATTATTCCTTTATTTTGTTAATGTTTCTCGCAATACTTGTTATATTTCTGTTATATAAGTTTTCTATTCCATCAGATCAATCATCAACCACAGTTGTACAAAATGGAACGGAATTAGGAACAACTGCATATTATATAGTTTTTGGATTATTTTTATTGGTTTTATTATTTACACTTTACAATAAATATAAATTACTATAAGTGAGATATATAAATAATTGTTTTCTTATTATTTATATATATGTCTATACAATTACAAAATTTAAGTAATGAGTATAATATGTTAATATCTCAGTATCAGGATACATATCAAAAGTATATTGATGTTATTAATTCTGATAACAAAACGTTTAAAACAGTTGATAATTCTGCTTTTTATGGACAAAACCAAATAAACATATTAAATAATACAAATGTTGAAAATTGTCAATCTGCTTGTTCATCTAATTCTTCATGTTCGGGAGCAACATTTAACACTTTATCTAATAATTGTACATTAAGTAGTGGAACCGGTAATGTTGTTCAAGAACAAAAATCTAAGGCAATTATCAAGGAAGCTATGTATTATAGTTATCAATTACAAAATTTAAATACTAAATTGCTTGATATTAACAAACAAATGATAAACACCACAAATAATAATTATGACAAATTTCAAAAATCACAACAACAAACTATAGAACAAGAAAATACAATGAATAACAATTATCAAACATTATCAGATGAGAGAATACAAATTGAAAAAATGATAAGAGAATATGAAACATTAAACAGGGCTATTGAAAATGGAAATATTGTTGTAACCTCAAACTATTACAGTTATATTGCTTTATTTCTCATAGCTATTTTGTTAATATTGTTATTTTTTAAGTTTTCTTTTACAGGTTCGCAAAGCGGAGGCGGAAATAATATTGATTATCTACATAATGTATACAATTTATTACCGATTTTTTTAGCAGTATTTGCTATTTTTTATTTTGTTAAAAAAAACCAATTGGTAAATGAATATTATTAATATAATTTATTTTTGTATCTTATTATATTAATATGACAAGTATAGTAAATCTGTTTTCAAATTTTAATGATTTAACAAAACCTAAATCTGTCACAGATAATGTTACTGATTATAAGGCAAACGCAAACAGTTGTAGCGAACCTAGTCCATCTCTAAGTCAAGGAAAAAAATTTAAAAAATACCAGGGAAAAATCGCAAATAATTTAGAAAAAAGAATAAAAAAAAGTAACTTAGTGGAAGGATTTGAAGGACTTAAAGATCTAGATCTTAATAAAAATGGGTTAACAGAACAGACCAATAATTTACTTGCTGATAATGATTTTACGTCTCAACAACAAACTTTAAGTAACTTGAAGAATGATTATCAAAATACATTAAATGAATATGAAACATTAATGAGCAAAATCAGTGGTAATACTAGTGATTATATAGGTAGAGTTAACCCTAACAATCCATATTTAGGTAAGGTTATTCAACTACAAGGAGGATACCTTTTTTATGTCACAAATCAAGGTGTAGCCAAATATATATCGCAACCCGATGTTTATAGTCAAGTATCTGGTAAAAACGGACTTCCACCTACAGGACAGTTTACGACACTTTCTATACCTTGGGATAATAGTTATTCTACTCCTGGTGCTACTATTCCAACAAAACCACCACTAATTACTGGTACTCCTGTAGAGGTAGGTGAGAGTGTCGGTAATGAAGGGGTAAATGTATTTGTAAACTCAGTAGTTAAAAATCCACAAAGCAGTTATGTAGATTGTTATAATAATGTACCTCCTTCTACTCAAATTATGTTTGTTCCAAAAATGAACTCTAGTAACAGTGTAAATGGGTATAACTCATATGCGTCAAGTGTATATCAAGCCAATAATACATATGGTCCTTGGTGCGCTTTTGATCAGAATGTAAATACATTCTGGCATAGCTATACTCAAAGCTCTGAGTATTTATATAATGCTAATAGTGGTCAATACACTGGGACTCAACAAACACCAATTACTGGTAATTCTTCTCCGGTGAAAGGTGAATGGTTACAAATAAATGCTCCAAAACCTATTTCTTTAACTAGATATGATCTTCAAGGAAGACAAGGTTGTTGTGGTGATCCCAATGGTAGAGACCCAAATACGTGGTATATTTTAGGTTTTAACAATGGTTCATGGTATCAAGTTGATTATCAAACAAATATATCTTTTAATCAGAAAATGTTATCTTTTAACATTTCAAATCCAGCGCCTTATACTGCTTATAGGATAGTAATAATAGTTGTCGGCGATAGTAAGTCACCTGCTGGAAATAGAAGTTGTGTTCAAATAGCAACATGGAATTTATATACTAGTTCAAATTTGCTTAACAACCCAACGCCAGCAATGACTAATGTGGGTCAAATGAATTTTGAACAATGTCAGAGTTATGCTGTAAATTCTGGTAATAAATATTTTGGTCTTCAATCTGTTGACAATAATGGGGTTGGAAATTGTATGACAAGCAATGATTTAGCTAGTTCTCAAATTAATGGTGTAGCACTAAATTATAATCAAGTGCCTTTATGGGATTCAAAAACATATGGAAATAATCCTGGTTCTACAATGTCTTTTAATAATGGTTCTATTAGCGTCCTTAATTCTAGTGGCGCTTCAGTATTTTCTACTCCCAATAGTACTAAACAACCTAGTACTTATATTGGTTGCTATGGGGATAGCTCAAAAAGGGCTATGCAGTTGTATAATAACGGTTCACAACAATATAACAATGCTTCTTGTCAGCAAGTTGCGATGTCACAAGGGGCAACATATTATGGATTACAAGATTCAAATTCAGGACAAAATGCTCAATGTACTTTGAGTAGCAATTTAAGTCAGGCACAGCAATACGGTATTGCTAACAACTGTACACAAATCGCAGACGGTTCTTGGAGTGGTGGTGGTTGGTCTAATGCGGTATATAGCACTTCAACACCAACTCTTAACTATTATTTATATCTTCAAGATGATGGTAATATATGTATTTATTTAGGTTCAGGTCCCAGCGATAATCAAGGTGCTATATGGTGTTCTCAGACTAATGGACAACAGCAACAACCAAATCCTAATTTTGCTGCAGCTAAAGGTAAGTTTGGTGAATGTTGGATACCAAGTGGTTCAACATTATCTCCCGGCGATTTTATTGGTTCGACTGATGGTAGTATTTATCTTATTATGCAAAGCGATGGTAATTTAGTTTTATATACAAGCACAACATCTAGTAAATGTTCTAGTTCCGGAGGTAAAACTGTTGGCGCGCAAGACGTGAACGCTCTTTATCAAATTACTGCAATGGGTAACAAAAATTCAATTGGGAAATTAGCATTTATTGACCAAAATTCTCAAAGTCATTCATATCCTACTACTAATATACAATATTCAAAAAATTATACGAATTATACTGGTATTGATAGCGCAGGAAATGATATTCCAGATGCTGCTTATGGTAATGCGACGGTTGAACAATGTCAATCTACATGTGATTCAAATCAAGAATGTGCTGGTTTCGCATTTTCAAACAATGTTTGCTATCCAAAAACATCTAGTATGTTTCCAAATGGAACAATGCAAGTTAATAAAAATGTTAATTTGTATACTAGAAATAAAGAACCAATTGCTCCTCCAGTTGGTGTACCAGGAACAGTAGTCAATATAGACTCAATTATGTATGATAATTATAACGATGGTGGCAATATAGGTTCAGAATATGGACTTGCAAATGCTACAAGTACACAAAAAGATCAAATATCACAACTTCAAACCAAATTAAACTTGTTAACAAGCCAAATTAATGGGTATACAAATAAGTTCAGTTCTGGAACTGATTCATTAAATAGTCAATCTAGCAAAAATTTGGAAGGATTAGGAGATTATTTAAAAGATTTTAAAAAAACAAATAATAATATTAAAAATTTTAATGCAACAAATATGGAAAATATTTTAAATGATAGTGATATTACAGTTTTACAAAAGAATTATGATTATTTATTCTGGAGTATTTTAGCAGCTGGAACTGTATTAGTAACTATGAATCTAACAAAAAAGCAATAAATTAATATTTATATTATTTAATTATCTTCTTATAATTTATATAATATGTCTGATTTACCGAATATTTCACAAAATAACGAGCAAATACTTAATGATATTCAATCATTACAAAAAATGGAACAAGATTTATTTAGTAGTTTAGAAACTAATACTAATTTAACATCTCAGCAACAACAAAAAATAATTGAAAAAATGAATCAAATAACGAATATGCGTATTAATTTATATCAAACATTAAGTGGAGTAAACAACTTTTATGATACAGCATTACAATCTTCTGCTGTAACTTTAAAAGAACAAACTGCTGCCATAGGAATTGTAGAAAGTGAATTAAATAGATCCAAAAAACGTTTACAACTTTTAGAAGCTGAAAAAAATAACAAAATACGTCTTGTTGAAATTAATCATTATTATGGTGATAAATATGCCGAGCATTCTCAGCTAATGAAGATTATTATATTCACATTAGTTCCTATAATTATTTTAGCATTTTTAAACAATAAAGGTATATTACCTAATACAATTTACAATATTTTAATTGTAATAATATCTTTCATTGGAGGATACTTTATGTGGATACGTTACTTTTCCATTATAATGCGTGACAATATGAACTATCAAGAATATGATTTCTATTTTGATCCTAATGCTGCTCCTAAGGGTAACTCAACAGATGGTGATGACCCTTGGTTATCATTGAAGATTCCTGGAACATGTGTTGGCGAATATTGTTGTTCTGATGGTCTAACATGGGACTCTAATATAAATCAATGTGTTGGCACATCAACTGTAACAGCTTCTAGTTCAACTACAACTGAGTCTTTTGTAACGGAATCAATGGTTAATAACGTTTTAACTAAAAAACAAAATGGTAAATATAAAGATGATGTTAATATAGGTAATATTCAAGAATCATCAAATAAAAATTTTATCAATAAATAAAAATAAATAAATAAATCATTAAATTCTTATAGTTGTATAATATAGTAATGAATAATCAAATAGATATGAATAAGTTTAACAATTTAATTAGCCAGGCTTCAGACGCTATAATGTGTAATTCAGAATGTAAAAAACAAAGACAAGCTGATAAACTTAAGCAAAATTATTTAAACTCTCAGACTAATTTAGCTTCCGCATCTAATCAACTTCAAGTAGCACAAAAAAATTATGTTACATTTACTCAAGGTCAATCTGGATATAATGATTTTCTTGATAATCAATTACAAGAAAAGGCTCAACAAATTGCTGATCAATTTACAGAACATTTTGAGACTGATTCAAACGCAATTAAAACACAAATTGACACCTATAACGGTTTATTATTAAATTTTAAAAATGTTGCTGAACTATATCTAAAATATAAAAAAGAAAATGTTCAACTAATCAAAGATTTAAAGGATGAAACTAATGATGTTCTTACAAACGAGAGAAAAACTTATTACGAAGACCAAAAAATTGATGGATTGAAAGGTTTTTACTATTATATTTTATTAGGAATTTATATTATTTGTTTAATTGGGTTTATAGTATTCTCTCTAATGTATCCATCTCAGACTAATTGGAAAATCAAATTAGCTTCCTTTATTGGGTTTATATTGCTTCCATTTTTCTCGACATGGATTTTAGGTAAAATAATATATTTGATTTACACTGTATATGAATTGCTACCTAAAAACGTTTACGCACAAAAAAATTATTAAAACAAAATATTTAAATTTATATAATTTTAAATATTTTAAGAATTTACATCATCTCAGTCAAAGTATCTTCTTCTTCTTCAGGTTCTACAAATTTAACACAATGCCATCCTGTACTTTTACATTGTCCGAATTTCTTATTCATGTATTCAAATAGTTCTTCACCTTTTGGTACCTTTCTAGAACCTTGAGTAAGTTCGAACCACTGCTTAAATCCGTCTTGTAAACCTCTCTTACCAATTTTATCTTGTGTTCTATCAGTTTTAGCAATTTTTTCACTAATAAATGCTGAAATATGATCTTGACCCTTTCTATACTTATTAGAAGCATTCAATACAGTATCACAATCTTCAACAATACCATTAGTTTCAAAAGCACGTTTTACCAACATACTTGCGAAAACTGGCGCCAAACTAGGTAATTTATCTTTCAAGCTTTTATCTTTTAAATAAACATACGGAGTATCATCTGTATGTGATTCGCCTTCATCAATAAATTTAGACATAAAATCACACTTTCTAATTCTTCTCCATGTACCATCATCATTACTTTGAATATCAAACAAATTATTAGTACAAACTACTAAACTAAATTGAGGTTCGAATATTTCTGATTCAGAATACAATCCTCTTGCTTGAATAGGATCGCCTCCAGTAAGTTCTTTCATAATACCTTCATTCAATTTTGTATCCTTTGATGGTTCTTGCATAACAGCATATCTAACACCTTTAAGCTTCAATACTTCATCAGATGTGCCACCAATTTTACCTCTCACATCAGTAACAAGAGTAATAGGAACTGTTCCTTTATATTCTCCTAATGTGACTGACATCAAATCAGCAATAATAGATTTACCGTTTGAACCACTTCCATGATACACATTAAATGTCTGATTTTTATTAGCACCAATTAAACATGATGCTAAATGATCACGCATATATCTATTTAAATCAGGAATAGGGAATAGCTTATTCATAAACACTTCTATTTCTTGCGATGTCTTTATAAAATCAGGATCATTTTCATTATAAGGAACATAATTTATCTTTGTTGTTTTTGTAATATAATCTTCAGGATATCCTTCTCTAAAAACTTTGTTAGCAAAATCAACAACACCATTAGTAAAACACATTAAATATTTATTTGTGTCCATATTTCTAATAAATTCTCCATCATAAAAGATTTCAGCAGCTTCACGCATAATATGATCTTTATCAGTAGTTTTCTTTAATTTTATACTTATTTCACCAACAAGCTTAGCTTTCTTTTGAATAAATATCCTTCTTTCATCATCTTCTTGATACTCACACATCTCTTTTGACATTTGGTCTCCTTTTGATGATAATAAAGCATATAATTCCTCTGATATCTTTGATCTAAGACTTAATCCCTTATCGGAAATCCATCTATGATTTCTAAACTGATACCAGATTCCCTTTTTATCATAACTTACACAAACATATTTATCTTTATACATCTGCTTTAAAACCATAGCCATATCATATTCTGTTCCAGTTTCAAAAGCTTTTTCTAGATAATGATCAATAGTGGTTTGCTTAATTTTTTCATATTCATTAAAATTATCTTTTCTAACCCAGTACATAATTGATTTACGCGTTACTTTAATACCATCTTGATTTGTTCTATGAAATTTCTTCCATAGACAGTATAATTCAGAAATTGTTCTATAATCAAAATCTTTCGCTTTGCTTCTTAATTGTACCCATGATAGGAATAATCTTTCATCTGTATGTTTTAAAGCAAAAGCCACTTGTCTATTTAATAAATGTGAACCCGGTTCATAATATTTTTCGGGCAATGCTTGAGTAAAGTGATGTGTTTCAGCTATCTCATATTCGTTTGTTTTTAAATGTATTAACATTAAATTTACAGCTTTTTCCAAAGTTTCTCTATCTTTAATATCATTAATAGAAATAGAATCTTCTTCAGGATTTTCAGCATCATCTTCTACAATTAAATTCATTTTAATTTTACTTGATGCTTTCTTAATTTTATTACCTTTGTTTTCAATGCGCTTATTGTATTCATCTATAATTTTAGGGTTAATTTCAAATTTAGGATTTTTATCATATTGAACCGATAACTTTGCATAATTGTTTTTAAGGTCAAATCTGCTTACATCTTCTTCATTCATTTCAAATTGTCCATCCGCACCATCAATCGTCATAGAATATATATGTGTTAATTCATATGCTTCATTTCCAGGTTTTCTAGAACCAAATAGCTGCCAATTTGTTTTTCCTCTACTAATTCCTTCATCTAATACTGAATCCCATGTATTAATCAAAGGTAAATCCCAAATTTCACTTAATTTTTCAATCATTTTCTCACGAATCAAGATTTGCATTGTATGATCAATTTGCATTCCTATTAGCATATGTATTCCATCTTTTGTCAATGATCCATCTGCTAACCTATTTACGTTTGGTTTTTCAAAAATATAGATATTAAATGGCTTATTTGCCTCTATTATATAACATTCCTTAAGTACTTCGGCGTACTCACATACCATATCACTAACATGTTCCCTGGTATGTTGTCTTGAATTTACGTCATGATTGTATCTAAAGTCAAAATCTACAGCCATAGGTCCTCCTGTATCTAATTGTCTTTCAGTTAGGTATTCCTTACGTTTTTTATTAAATATACTATCATGATATAAGCTATAGAATGTTTGTAGTTCCTCGCTAGGTATTATATAAGAACCGGCATATATGTTCAGTTCCTTATCTCCAATTCTTGTATGTGTAAAACTTATTGAATCACCTACCTTTTGTTCATTCTTAGCACTATGCTTTGCTAGAAATTCGTTTAAATCTTTAAATTGTGACGATGAATTCATATTTGTTGACATTGTTGATATAATATATAAACATTTTTCTATTTCATTTTTTTTAAAATTCATAAATATAATACTATATTAACTTACTCTTCTATTTAAAGGGATAATCGATATAATCTACTTTTAAATTGGTTTAAAAACTAAATGATAAACTATATAGTAAAATGACAACATTTATTACAAAAGACGTTATTTCTAGATTATTGAAAGATGTTAAACATATTTTTAAAAACCCTCTAACTGAAAATGGTATATATTATATACATGATGATTCTGATATTATGAAAGGCTACGCGTTAATAATTGGACCTTCTGATACACCCTATTTTGGAGGTAACTATTTTTTCGAGTTTAATTATCCTGCTGACTATCCTCATAGTCCACCAAAAGTTACATATTTTACAAATGGTAATAATATTAGATTTAATCCTAATTTATATGTTTGTGGCAAGGTTTGTGTTTCTCTCTTAAATACATGGAGAGGAGACCAATGGACATCTTGTCAAAGTATTTCTACTGTTCTTTTAACACTTTGTAGTTTACTTTCTAAAGATCCATTATTGAATGAACCAGGCGTTGATAAAAAACATCTTGATATGAAGCCATATGATGAAATTATTCAATATTCTAACATTGATATTGCTGTGTGTGATATTATTCGGAAAAAAAATGGTATTTTCATGCCATTTTTTGAAAATTTTTATCCGTTTATCAAAGAGAATTTTCTTAAAAATTATGATAAATTATTAGAATTTGCCGAAAATAAAAATAAAGAATTTGATTTATCATTAAAGGAATTTAGAACTGGATTTTATAATATGAAGGTTAATGTTGATTATAATAATATTATCGAAAAATTGAAACAAGCTAAATTAATTGTTGAAATTATGTAAATATTCTGATTTATTTATTTTTATTATTTAAAAGAAAATTGAAATAAATAAATAATTTAAAAGTATATTATATATCAAAAATGCACTTCTGTTCTAACTGCTCTAATATGTATTATATTCGCATTAATAGCGATGACCCTAACAAGCTCGTTTATTATTGCCGCAAATGTGGAAACGAAGATAAACTTCTTGCTATAGAAAATGTTTGTGTATCTAAAACTCAAATTAAAAAATCTGAACAATCATTTAGTCATATTATAAATAAATATACAAAGTTAGATCCTACCTTACCTCGAGTCAATACTGTTTTATGTCCTAATCCAGATTGTCTTACTAACACTGAAGATAAACCTAGAGAAATTATATATATTCGTTACGATGATTCTAATATGAAATATATTTATTTATGTTCCGAATGTGATACTGTATGGCAAACTAATGATATAACTAAATAAATTAAAGAACTACTATTTTAAACGATAAAATTAATAAATTCATTTTTTATTAATTTTATTTTAAAAGAAAATTGAAATAATATATTTAAAACTATCTTTAGTTAATATAGTAACAATGAGTGACGACGACGAATATAATTCCGACTATAATTCTGAACCTGATAGTTCTGATAATGAAAGTAATATAACTTCTATTAAAAAACCCTTATTTAAACCATCTATAAATATTAAGTCAATTGGGGAAATTAAATATGATTCTGGTGATGATTCTGAACCTGATGATGCTGATAACGAAGAAGATGAAGATGAAGATGAAGATGAACATGAACAAACTGGCGGAGTAGCTGATGAGGTAGACCATGATGATGATGATGCTGATCCTGAAGATGAAGATGAAGATGAAGATGAAGACGAAGACATTGAGTTAGATGAAGAAGGAGAACCAATAGTTAAAGAATCTGTAAAAAAAACTAGTAAGGTAGTAAAACCTAAAAAAATTACACAATTGATTGTTGAAGATGATGAAGAAGAAGATGATTATGACGATAATTATTTACAAAAATTTGACAATGATATAATTAAAAATTATGTAAATGAATTTCATCCTGAATGTTTAAATCATAATTATGACGAAATTGCTAAAATGTCAGTTGTAGTTAGAAATAGTGACAATATAATTGTTGATGTTCTTCATAGAACTATTCCATATTTAACAAAATATGAAAAGGCTAGAATTCTTGGACAAAGAGCAAAACAAATTGAAACTGGAGCTAAGCCGCTTGTAAAAATTCCAGAAAATATTGTGGATAGTTATATTATTGCCGAACTTGAATTAAGAGAAAAGAAAATTCCTTTTATTATTAGAAGACCTATTCCTGGTGGAGGATGTGAATATTGGAACTTACGCGATTTGGAAGTTATTGCGTTTTAAATTAAAAAATTATAAATATATTAATAAAATTTTTTCATATATTAATATATAATGGATTTGAATGTTATTTTTACATTTATTAGAGATAATGGAACGGCTTTAAGTGAACAAATAGAAAATGATGCTCTTAATAATCGCGATAGAGGAGCATTAAATAGTGTTCTTCGTGCTTTAGAAGAAATTAAAGAACATGATATACAAAATATGTCAGAAAGAGGAGTTAATCCATCTGATTATCCTGATGAACAAATAGGAGTAGATGGTTATAGTATAGAAGATTTAATAGATTATGTTAATGAATTAATTGAATCAGCACCTATGGCTGCTGAAGGTGGTAAGAGAAAATCAAGAAAATCGCGCAAAACAAGAAAACATAAAAGAAATAGAAAATCGCGCAAAACAACACGAAGAAGACGTACTAGAAGACACCGTTAAAATCTATAATAATAAAAAGTTGGTATAATTTTTTTATATATATTTAAAGAGATAATTATATATAATATATAATATTTTAAAATGATGAAAATATGCTCTGATGTTGTATGTGAATATATTTGGATTGGCGGCAATGGAGAGTTAAGATCAAAGACAAGAGTTTTACATAATATTAATAATAACATTGATTCTTGTCCTGAGTGGAATTATGATGGTTCCTCTACAGAACAAGCTCCTTCTGACGGTAATACTGAAGTTATTTTAAAACCATGTTCTGCGTATAAAGACCCGTTTAGATTTATTGATAAATATAGATGTTATTTGGTTTTATGTGATACATATAACAATGAGGGACAACCATTACCAACAAATCATAGAAATTCTGCTGTTAAGATTTTTAACAAAATTGAAGACAACGTAGATTGTTGGTTTGGTTTAGAACAAGAATATTTTATAAGATTTAATAACTGCTTTTTACATCCTGAAAATAATGGTTCACATTATTGTGGTTTTTCAAATAAACTTGAAAAAACAATTGTTGAAGAACATCTTCAAGCATGTATTTCAACTGGATTACAAATTTCAGGTATTAATGCTGAAGTAGCAACAGGTCAATGGGAATTTCAAATAGGTCCTTCTCATGATATTGAAGCCGCGGATCAATTAGTTGTAGCAAGATATTTGCTTGAAAGAATAGCTGAAAAATATGACGCAACGATTGATTATTCGCCTAAACTTTCTGACAACGCAAATGGTTCAGGATGTCACATAAATTTTAGTACTGAAAAAATGCGTAATGAAGGAGGATTAGAAGAAATATTATATTGTATGAAAAAACTCGAGGAAAACCACGATGAACATATTGCTGTGTATGGTAAAGATAATCATTTAAGGTTAACTGGCTTACACGAGACATCTAGTATGGACAAATTTACTTGGGGAATTGGAACTAGAAATACTTCTGTTCGTATTCCAAATTTAACCAAGAAAAATGGTTGTGGTTACTTTGAAGACCGCAGACCTGCCGCCAATATTGACCCCTACTTAGCTACCTCAATTATTGCCCAAACTTGCTGCCTTTAAGTATTTAAAATATATTATATTTTTCCCTACTTAAAGAACGCTATACTACATAATGTAGGGAAAATCCTGAATTTTTGAAAAAAGTCGCAAAAAAGGTTCCTCCATGTGTAGTATCGATATATGAAATTTTTCGGGGAAAGTTTTTTTGAGTTTTCAATTTTGGACATTTATTTTTGTCCATTTTTCAAAAGTATGGATATTTTATGGAAAAAATATAATTCTGTGACCATAATTGAAATTTAGCATCTGGTTACCAAAAAAATAATTTTCATTTTGTTATGATAATTTTTTTTTAAAATACTTAAAAATAAAATCTGTCTTTATTTTATGGAGACATTAGAGGACAAAGAGGAGACAAATGTTGACAAACTGACTTGTGATTTTTGTTTTAAACAATATAAAGAACGAACTGGATTATGGAGACATAAAAAAAATTGTTATAAACAATTATGTAAAACAACGAATATCAACAATTTAGCAACAATGGATGACATTTTAGCAACAAAAAGCAACATTTTAGCAACAATCAATACTAACTTATTTAAATGCGAATTTTGTAATAAAGAATATCAACATAGACAGGGATTATGGAAACATAATAAAAACTGTAAAACAAAACAAAACTCTGGTAGTGAAACTGAAGAAATCAAAAAATACGAACCATCTGAAAAAGAAATAATAGATAAGGATTCTCTTATAATTGAATTACTTAAACAAAATAAAGAACTTTTGGAAATTGTAAAAAATGGAACTACTAGTAATTCTCACAATACAACTAATTCTCATAATAAAGCATTTAATCTTAATTTCTTTTTAAATGAAACATGTAAAGATGCTATGAATATTATGGATTTTGTTGAATCTGTAAAAGTTAAATTAGCTGATTTAGAAAAGATAGGTGAAATAGGGTATGTTGATGGAATATCAAATATAATTGTTGAAAATTTAAATGCACTAGATGAAACTAAAAGACCTGTTCATTGTACAGATACAAAGAGAGAAATTTTATATATAAAAGATAATAATAAATGGGAAAAAGAAGATGAAGATAAAAATAAGTTGAGAAAGGTGATAAAAAAAATAGCATATAAAAATCAACGATTGCTACCAGAATTTAAAAAGGAACATCCAGATTGTGGCAAATATCATTCAAAATATTCTGACCAATATAATAAACTTATTGTAGAATCTATGGGTGGTTCAGGTAATAATGATCTAGAAAAAGAAGATAAAATTATTAAGAAAATATCAAAGGAAGTAACTATTAACAAGTCAAATTTTTAATAATTATATATGTTAATATTGTATATGATTTTTGATAATGAATATGATTATATTATTCCGTTAGGTTTTAATTGTAATTCAGCGAATGCTTGTAGAATAGCTGGTATTAGAAAAGAAAAATTACCATTTGATTGGATGCAAATAACTGAATTAAGTGAATCAGGAAGATTTTTGTCCTATCATAAAATGTTACAAGACATGTATAATAATTGTTTAAAATTTGATATTAAAAAAAATAGCACTAATAATTTTTCTATTTTAAACTATAAAGCGTGGATACCACATGAACAAGGTGACTCTGATTGTAGTGATATAATAGAAAAATATATAAAATATTTTAATAGACTCAAAAATATATTAGAATCAAACAGTAAAATATTGATTATAATATCAGAAACCTATGTTAAAGACTATAATAAAGATATTGTTAAAATACATAAAAATTTTTTAACAAATTACTATCCTAATAATAAATATTATTTTTTAACAATAAATATAGACAAAAATTTTATAAATACTAAACAACAACTTAATATTTTATTAGATGGGAAAGACAATTTTGAAGATAGTGAATCATTTGTACCATATTTAAATAAATTTGTACATATATGTAAAAAAATTAAACTTAGTAATCTACAAAATTTAAAACAAAGTTTAATAAATGATTAACAAATAACTACTTTTGTATTTTGGGTTAATACACACCCAGGTGTTTTTGTCTTTGTAATATTTTTAATTTGTGTATAAGTTATTGCCACATTTGATAGACTCTTTAGTTTATTAGTATTACTTTTACACAATAAAGCGCCAGTTTTTATAATATATTGTAATTCCTTTTTATCAATATCATCAGGAATTTCACAGACAACATGACATGATGATTCGTCTTTAGCATGAAACCATAAATCATCATCGACTCCCATATCGATAACCTTAAAATTTTCATTTTGATTTTTACCAATATAAAACAAAATTTCTCTCTCCAATCCTTGTATGAATATAGTTTCTGTCTTCATTTTATATTATAAATTTTATTAAAGAAAAGAAATATTAATCAATTTTTTATATAAAGATAAATTTATTATAAAAATAAAATGGAAGAATTACCTGTTGTTTTAGTTTTTGGTGGAAATGGATGGATAGGTTCAAAAGTTATAAATATGTTAACTGATTTGAATATTAAATTTTATAAGTCTACCTGTCGCGCAGATGATATTGAATCAGTAAAAAAGGAAATTGAATTAATAGGATCTATAACTCATATAATGAGTTTTATTGGAAGAACCCACGGTGTCTATGAAGGTGAAATAATTGGAACTATTGATTATCTAGAAAAACCAGGTAAATTAGTTGAAAATATTAGAGATAACTTATTTAGTCCTATTGGTATAGCAGAGATATGTAAAAATAAAGGTATACATTTTACGTATTTAGGAACAGGATGTATATTTGATTACGACGAAACTCATTTATTTGGAAATGAAACTACTGGATTCAATGAATGCGATTTACCAAATTTTTTTGGTTCATCATATTCAATTGTTAAAGGATATACTGATAGATTAATGCAAAATTTATACAATAATTCAACATTAAATGTTAGAATTCGTATGCCTATTACAGATGAAATAAATCCAAGAAATTTTATTACAAAAATAGTAAATTATAAAAAAATATGTTCGATACCAAACTCAATGACAGTATTAAACGAATTACTACCGATAATGATTGAAATGGCTTTAAATAAAAAAGTAGGAACAGTAAATTTAACAAATCCTGGTTTGATTAGTCACAATGAAATTTTAACTATATACAAGGAAATTGTAGATCCAGACTTTACATGGGAGAATTTTTCAATTGATGAACAAAATATTATTTTAGCTTCAAAAAGATCAAATAATTGTTTAAATACAGAAAAAATAACTGAAATTACAAATAGTAAAGTTACTAATATTAAGGATTCCGTTAAACATATTTTACTTCAAATGAAAAATAATTCGTTATAATAAAATTAATTTTAACAGATATTATTACATCAATAGTATGAAAAATTTACTTATAACAGGAGGTTGTGGATTTATAGGTTCCAATTTTATAAATTACACATATAATTTGAATAGTAATATTAATATTATTAATATTGATGCTATGTATTATTGTGCATCTGAAAATAATATAATTGAAGAAATTCGAAATTCTGATAGATATAAACTAGAAAAAGGAAATTTATGTTCATTTGATTTTGTTAAAAAAGTATTAAATGACAACAAAATAGACACCGTTATACATTTTGCTGCTCAATCCCATGTTCAGAATTCATTTGAAGACGCATTACAATATACAAATGATAATGTTTTAGGAACGCATACTTTATTGGAATGTTGTAGACTCTATGGAGGTATTCTAAAATTTATACATATATCAACAGATGAAGTATATGGAGAATCTATGATTGAAGAAAATGAAAGTAAAAAAAATGAAGAATCTATATTATGTCCAACTAATCCATATGCTGCTACAAAAGCTGCTGCTGAATTAATAGCAAAATCTTATTATTACTCTTTCAAAATGCCAATAATTATTACAAGAGGTAATAATGTTTACGGACCAAATCAATATCCTGAAAAATTAGTACCAAGATTTATTACCCTATTATTAGACGACAAACCTGTAACAATACAAGGTGATGGTAAAAATGTTAGAGCTTTTTTACATGTGAATGATGTATGTTCTGGATTAAAAATAATATTAGATAAAGGTATAATTGGTGAAATATACAATATAGGAAGTGATGATAATGCCGAGTATACTGTTATGGAAATTGCTAGAAAATTAATATCACTAATAAAAAATACGGATGATTATGATAAATGGATAAATTATATAGAAGATAGACCCTTTAATGATAAAAGATATTATATTAGTAATCAAAAGTTAAAAGATATTGGATGGGAAATTAAAACTAACTTTGAAATTGGATTAGAAGAACTAGTTAATGATTTTAAAAAAAATATATAAAAAAATAATACTAGTAATAGTAATGTCTGACATTACTATTACCGATAAACTAGTTGATAAATTAACAGAAGCATTGAATAAATCTGTTAAAAAAACAAACATTTTTGAAAAGATAGAAAAAATACAAACAATCGCTATAGGTTTTGGATTATATATGTCATTTATTGGCGTTGTAACAATGTATAATTTTTATATTATAAATAATATTAAACGAATAATTAATAATAATATTTATTTCCAGATGAATATATTGATGTAAAAGAACTAGCTGACTCTATATTTAAATATTTTTAATTTAAATAATTATTATAGTTATATATTATGAGATTACAAAGTATTATTTCAAGGATACAAACATTTTTTAATTACTTATTTGAGAGTTTAACAATGAGAACAAAACCAAAATATATGCCACTATATGAAGAAGATGAAATCCTTTATTTAAATGAATCTATGTCAATTGAAAGATAATATATTTAAGTATTTAAAATTAAAATATTAAATATATTATGAAGATAGCATTATGTTTTATAATTAGTTATGACCATATATTAAATAAAGAAGAAATCTGGAAGGAATGGATAGAATCCAATAAAGATATAATTAATGTGTATTTTTTCTATAAAGATTTTAATAAAATAAAATCCCAGTGGATTAGAGAACGTACAATTCCACCAAATTATATACATGAAACAAATTATTTACATGTAATCCCAGCATATTTATCAGTTATGAGATTTGCTTTAACACATGATAATGAGAATAATTGGTTTTGTATGTTGACAGATTCTTGCTGTCCTATTATTTCACCTAAAAAATTAAGATATTTGTTTTATAATAATTACAAAAAAAGCATTATGAGTTGGAGCCCAGCTTGGTGGAATGTAGAGTCTGAAAAAAGAGCTAATTTACATTTGCTACCAAAAGAATTTCATCTAGGAAATGATCCTTGGTTTGTTTTAAATAAGGAACATGTTTTACAAATACTAACTTTTGTAAATAATAAAAGAGATATAACTAAAACAATTTGTAGCGGAAAAATAGCAAACGAAAGCTTATTTGCTGTTATTTTATATTGTTATAGACAATTATACTTGAACGGTCCAGTTATATCAGCTTCCACACATATCGCCGACTGGAGTAGAACGACAAGCCCAACTAGTCCACATATTTTTAAAGAAGGAAACGAAAAGGATATAAAATTTATTGATTCCTCATTGGAAAAAAATAAGCATTTTATGTTTATTAGAAAGGTTTCTCCAGAATTTCCAAATGATATTTTAAAACGGTATATTTATGAAAAATACGTAGAAGAAGATGAAATTCTTTATTCTGAATCTACGAAAATGGAAATGTAATTTAATATATTTAATAATTTAAGTATTTAAATTTAAAATATTAAAATAAATATGAAGATAGCATTATGTTTTATAATTAGTTATGACCATATATTAAATAAAGAAGAAATCTGGAAGGACTGGATAGAACCTAATAAGGATATTATTAATGTGTATTTTTATTACAAAGATTTTAATAAAATAAAATCCCAGTGGATTAGAGAACGTACAATTCCACCAAATTATATACATGAAACTGATTATGCTCATGTAATACCAGCATATTTATCAGTTATGAGATTTGCTTTAACACATGATAATGAAAATAATTGGTTTTGTATGTTAACTGATTCGTGTTGTCCGATTATTTCACCAAAAAGATTCAGATATTTATTTTATAACTATTACAAAAAAAGCATTATGAGTTGGAAACCAGCTTGGTGGAATCCGACATTTTGTAATAGAGCTAATTTACATTTGTTACCAAAAGAATTTCATCTAGGAAATGATCCATGGTTTGTTGTAAATAAAGAACATGTTTTACAAATACTAACTTTTGTAAATAATAAAAGAGACATAACAAAAACAATTTGTAGTGGACCTATAGCAAATGAAAGTTTTTTTGCTATTATTTTATACTCTTACAGACAATTAGACCTGAAGGGTCCTGTCATATCAGCTGCTACACATATTACTGATTGGAGTAGAATGACCAGCGCAACTAGCCCACATATTTTTAAAGAAGCAAATGAAAAGGATATCAAATTTATTGATTCGGAATTAAACAAAAACAAATATTCAATGTTTATTAGAAAAATTGCTCCAGAATTTCCAAATGATATTTTAAAACAATATATTTATGAAAAATATACAGAAGAAGATAATAAACTAGTTTTAAAGGAACCAAACATTTTTATATATAATAAACTTAAAAGATATTGTTATTATTATGGTCCTTATATGGTAATAGCATTTATTAGTTATTTTTTGTATTATTATTTATATTTAATTTAAACAATATAGAATTTTATATTATTATATTATAATATAAAATGCTAACAATAATGCTACTTTTATTGAGTTTTTCTAGCGTTTCTTGCGTTTTAAATCAACTGTCATTTAGTGGCGGTGGTTCATTTGGTGCGGTAGAAATAGGTATTATAAAAAAATTAATGGAGCGAAAAATTATCAACTTTGATTTATATACTGGTATTTCTGCTGGAGCATTGAACGCAGGATTTTTATCATATTATAAAAATATAAAGGAGGGTATAACTAAGGCTGAAAATATATATAAAACTATTAATAATCGCATGGTTTATAAATTACTTCCATCAACAGAAGTTTCGCTACTTAATACAGAGCCATTATTTAATACCTTATTAAAGGTTATAGAGAAAATGCCAAATGAACCTGTAGTTCATACATTAATAGGAGCAACAAACTTGTATAGTGGCAACTTAGATGTTTATTCTTTTGAAGATAATGATGATTTAAACAAAGTATATCTATTAATGTCATCTTCCGCAATTCCAGGATTATTTCCACCAATTAGATATAATGGTAATCAATATGCTGACGGAGGAACACTTAGTAATGAATTATTACAAGTAGAAAATAATGGTCAATATATTAATATTACATTTGTTACTCCTTATGAAGGTTATATATATGATAACACACCAATTGATTCTTTAAAGGAAATGATAAAACGAACAATAAATATTGTTACATCAAATTTTAATAATCCATTAGTAAAAATAAATCAGAACTGTGAAAAACCAATTGGAGAGATAAATAAATATTTTGTTGATCCAGAATTATTAAAAGGATATAATATATTAAATTTTGATAACGGCAAAGAGCTTATTGATATTGGTTACAATAATGTAGAATATAAAAAATACAAATTATGTTAAAAAATTTTATATTTTTGTAAATTTATATTATTTTTATATTTTTAACACTTCCAACGAGTCCCGCAAGCAATACAATTTACAAAAGTTGTCATCGGTTCGTCAGCACTTCTAGTCTGCATTTGATAGTAAGTACATTGATTTCCTTTACACTTGCGACAAGTAAATGTATCCGTAGCGGCAGCAATATTTGTCTCAAATTTGTTCTTATCTCTTTTGCTCTTAGCTTCAATAAGTTCAGCCCATTTTTCAGGCGCTAGTTCTTGATGAGTCATAAAAGCAACAATGTGGGGTTTAATTGTTCCTTCTGATATATGATGTAAAACTTCGCCTTTTAAATTTAAAACTACACTACGCAATCTATCAATATAGATTTGAACAAAATGTTTATTATCCCATTTTTTAACAATTTTATGACGGTCAGCTTCCTTCAAAGAATAATTAAATATACCTTTTTCCATGTTGTTACTGTTTTTTTCATCTTTTAAAATTTCATTCAACTTTTGTTTAATATTTGAACGAAATAAGTCAGGATTATCGATTTTGCGAAGAGACATTTTATTGATTTACATAGTAATTATATATTTAAATCAATATCAATTTTATTTTATTTTTCTACCTTTTTAAAGATGGATCCAAAACTTTATAAGAAAAGTAAATTTTATTATCTATCTTTTTAAAAAGTTGATTTATTTTGCCACATCATCAGAGTCATAATCATATGCTTCTTCGCTTAATTCTGAACCTAAATCTTCAATTACAATATCATCATCATTATGTTCTTCACTTTCTTCGCTTTCTTCAATGTCTTCATCACTAGCACTTTCTGTACCAGAACCACTTTGTTCTTCATCACCATCACTACTGTCGACAACAAACCCATCTTTTAGATAACCTTGTTTCGTTTTCTTTTCCTTTGGAACATTTGCGAGTTCATCTTCTTCTTCTTCGTCTTCCTTTGCTGTAGTAGAAAGGTCTTCAAAACCTCCAAATAATTTTTCATAAATTTTATTCCACAATTGTAAAGTTAAATCAGTATAACCCTTACTTCCATCATCCTTTTTAAAATATGCTAAAATAGCACAACTGCCAAAAAACAATTTTGTATCAATAGGAGGAGGAAAATCATATTTATTTTCGGAGTTAGGACGTCCTTCAGTTTTTGCGAAAACTTCAATATAATATTTTTTAGAATCATATTTTGCGTTCCATTCAACTTGTTTAATAAAGTCGTCTGATTTTTTAAAGCCACATTTTTTAAATAGTTCTTCTAATTTAAAATCCTTAATAGCTAATGATTTTAACGTACCCACCTTTTCAACTATAATTATATTTAATGGTTGTGACATTATTTATTATAAATTGAATAGGTTTAAATAGTTTTATATATTTAATGTTATAATGAAAATATATATAAATCATTTAAATTTAGATGCTGTACCCGAACTATTAAAATCATTAAATAATAACTACATAAATTCAGAAACATATATAAAAATATACTCGACTGACGGAATATATGAAATAAATAATTCGTCGTCTAAAAAACTAATACCTCAAGATAGTGATATAGAAATTTTAGAGAACTATCATGAAAATTTCACATTATTAGTTGATCAATCATATTACGGTGTGGAGGAAGTTTTTCAAATAAACAATGATCACATCTCTAGAAAAATGAAGAGATGTTTTTTTGAGTTGAACAAAAATTCAAAAATTAAATTAGTTATAGAAGGTGAATTATTAGACGATAAACATTTTTTTAAAAGAATCAGTACTGATTATGGTATTGCTCCAACTGATATATATTTTGAATTACCAGAAAAAACAAATATAAATGATGCTTTAGTTAAAAATGAATTAAATGTGTTTTTATCTTGCTTAAACTAATATCATAATATTATATGCTATCTTGGGTTATTCAAATTACTATTATATCATTTATTTTAATATTTTTGGTTCATCATTTAATAAATTTTTTTAAGTCTACATTAACTGTTCCAAAAATAAAAGATTTAGTAAATACACCAACACAAAAGTATGAAAATATGTATAATATTATACAGAAAAAGACAAATACTTGTTCCGAATCAGCAGATTATACATTAATTGATTTATTACCAAAAGAAGAAGGACCAACAATGAAAAGTGAATTGAAAAACTTTTTAAAGAAGCAGTTACATACTCAAAATGAAAGTGGTACTAATATATCTTCATTAGATTTGATGTCGAATACAGATTCATTTTCTCTTTATAATGAAAATAAATAATATAAAGATTTGTTACATATTAATATAATAATATGTTTAAACACTTAGATAAACAAACTATTCTTTCTGACTTTCCAAATATCAAACTTTCTTATGAAAACATAACACATAAGAAGGTTTATAATTCTGATATGTTTTTAGTAATACCAGATGGTAAAAAATGTTTTGCTTGGTTTACATATATAAATGATAAGCCGTCATGTTTGATTCTAGAATTAGCAAGTGATAAAAATATAAACGACATAAAACATGTAAATGCTTGTTTTTCAAATGAACTTTCATATGGAACTATATTCTACGGAACATTATTTAATCATTTAGGTAATCGTTTTTTTACTATTGAAGATATATTTAGTTATAAGGATGAATTAATTGAAAGAAGGGATTGGATTTATAAAATGGAAAAAATAAAAAAAATACTAAAATATGATTTAAAACAAGTTTCATATAACAATTCTTTTATTGTTTTTGGGTTACCTATCATATGTAAAACAAAGGATGATTTAGAAAACAAACTACAAAATATAAAATATAAAATAAATTCAATCCAATATAGATTATATAATCGAATAAATAATTATTTATTTATTACTTATGATAACTATATAAATCAAAAAGAAATAGCAGTTGTAAATAAATATGTTAACACTGAAGTACCAATACAAAGACAGTTACAAGAAAATCCTCTTGAAAAAATAGTTGTTAAACAACCAGTGAAGAGCAAAGCCTCTGGAAAGCCTTTTGGAGAAAGTGTCTTTTTAATTAAACCGGATATTCAAAATGATATCTATTATTTATACTGTTTAGATGAAAAATTAAATGAAGAACAACATTCTATTGCTAATGTTCCAGATTATAACACAAGCGTTATGATGAATAAATTATTTAGAATTGTAAAGGAAAATAACAATTTAGATGCGTTAGAAGAAAGTGATGATGATGAAGAATTTGAAAATGAAGATATTACAAAGTTTGTTCATTTAGATAAGTCTTATAAAATGGTTTGTCAATTTAATCATAAATTTAAAAAATGGACACCTGTTAAATTAGCAAATGAAAATAATAAAATAATAACAAGTTATGAGCTTAAACAAATTTATAAAACATATGAGCAAAAGAGAAAGAGATAGAATAATTTTATATGTAATATATATATGTCAGCTGGATCAGGAGCATCTAATCTAGGATATGGAAATATAAATCCTTATAATTCTAGTCCTTATGTAAACGGAGCAAGTTCAAATTATTCAGGCAGTTTTAGCAGTAATGAAATTCCTGGACTTCCAGGTTTAGCGGGGTCAAAAAGTAATATAGACGCTGCGGCAGGAGTAGTTCCAGGTATATGTAATTTTAAGGGAGGGGCCAAAAAACTTAAAAGAAAAATAAAAAATATCACTAAACAATATAAGAAGATGAAAGCAGGAAGTAGAAAAATGAAAAGCTTTAAAAGTAGACTTAGACGTAGAATGGCGTCTAGAAAAGCTTCTAGAAGTATGGCTAGAGGTCGTGCTGGAGGTAAAAGAACAATGCGTCGTAGACATCAACGAGGTGGTTATTCTCAATACCAAAATAATATGCCCATGACACAAACTTATCAAGTAGCAGGTATTAATATTCCTTCAAGTCAATTAGCATTAGCTAACCCTCCGCCTGTAACAGTTTTACCAAATTGCGTTAATTGCGTAGATAATTATAATCACTATACGAATATGGGTTTCCCATCAAGAGGTCATTAAATATTTTTATTTAATTAATAAAATTATATAAAAATAAACTTTATTTTTTAATTTTAAGAAAACAAACACCAGCCAAATATTTATCCTTTGGTTTTTCTGGTTCTTCATCAATTTCTTCGTCTGAATCATTTGTAATACTCTTATCTGATGAACTATTACTTTTAACTGAAACATTTTTAGGTGTCTTTTTTGAGCATTCCTTTGGGCCTGAAGTTTTAGGGTTAAATACTACTAACCATTTACTAGTATCTGGTGTATAATTAGCACTATCTGTATAAATTATTTTATAATTTTCTTTTTTATAAAATGTTTTTCTTTTACGCCATTGATTTTGAAATAGATCATGACTATCAACAATATCAACTACAACTGGACTGCTATGTTTCTCTCTAAGAATGCGTCCTACACTTTGTTCTATATCTGTTTTTGGTGTAGCCATTATTAATGTAGTAAGTGATTTTATATCAAGTGCTTCGGCTGCCATAGCATAAGTCGCTATAACAATCTTTTTACCTTCTGTTGCTTTTAAAGCTTGCTCTTTCATGCCGCCAATATAATAGCCAACGGTTGCTATATTTCTATGAGAAATTGCGTCATGTAAATATTTAAGAATATTTTTATACTGAGCGAGAATCATAATTTGTTGATTAGGATTTACAGAAAGCATATCAGAGACAATTTTCAAGATAAACTCGGTTCTTCTATTATATTCACATAACTTGCTGATCATTGTACTATAAGCAGGATTACCTCTGAAATCAAGTTTTACTTCATTAAATTCATCATCAGCAACTTCATATTTAATGGCATGAACAATAACTTCTCTCTCTTCGTCTCTCTTTCCTTTAAAAATAACATCTCCAAGGAACATTTTAAAAACCTTAGTGGTCCCATCTTTGCGATTCATTGTAGCGGATAGTCCCAACATATATTTTGTTACAAGTTTAAATAAAGAATTTGAAAAAACCTCACTAGAAATGTGATGAACTTCGTCTATAATTGTAAGACCAAAACTTTCAAAAGTAGAAGCAGGATATTCTTTCATAGAGAGACTTTGAAGCATACAAATAACTATATCTTTATCATCTATATCAATAATTGGTCCTTGAATTTTTCCAACTCGAGCTTTAGGAAGAAATTGTTGGATTCTTTCTATCCATTGATTCATTAAAAATTCCTTGTGAACAATAATAAATGTTTTCTTTTTAAGCCGAGAGATAATATTAAGTGAAAGGACAGTATTGTGAGTTACAGTGAAATCAGCTAAAACAAATCTACGATTACCATCTATTTCAAATCCATAATAATTATCTACATCTAATTTTTCTATTTGTAATCTATATGTTAAAGCGTCCTTAATTTGTTTTCTTTTATATCCTTTTTTTCTAGGACATAATGTAGGTATTTCTTCAATTCCATTTCCATAAATATTTGTTAAAAAATAAATACCTTTTTTTGGTCCTTCTTTAGAATTAGTACAAGTTTTTAATACTTTTTTTTTATAACAAGCAAAACCAAGAGATCTAGCTAAATAAACTATATCATCTAGTAATTTTTCATTTTTTTGTACTATTTCAATACAATTTTTATTAAAATATCCATCTGAATCTACTATGCCTGCTAAAAGAGCTAACCTATTTTCTCTAGAGTTACATAAATAATCTTGTGGAATATGTTTATTATTTAATAAATTATTTTCTCTTAAAAAATCTTTAAAACTATTTTTATTTTTTAACGAGTTAATTCTGTAATCATATTGTTGCCCGGTATATTTTAAATATAAATCAGTATGTTTAGTTTTAAACAAATCAACCATATATTTAATAACATAACTTTCCTGTGTACTAATTCCTGTATGTCTACTAGCTCCATCACCTAACCAATAACCAAGTAAATAAGGATCAAATTTAATTTCTTTTGATTCAAACTGAATTGGTGTTTTATAACCAAGTAAAACTCCACCTTTTCCATGAAAACATTTTGGTAAATTTAAATAGTCTAAAACAGAGATATCAATTATATCTCCTTTTTTAATAAGTTTACTATGTGTTGAAGAACTTTTAAGTGATAAAATATGACTTTCATTACATATATAAGAATCTCCTTTTTTACTACTAATTTTATACATTTGTTCTCTCCCTCTAGCTAATGTTAAAACATTTCTTGGATTTGAATCGTCTCCCATTAATACATCTCCAACTTTAATATCTTGAACCTTTTTAATTGTTCCGTCAAACATTAAAATTTTAGTGTCTATTCCTAAACACTTACCATAAGCACATGGAAGCTCTAGTAATCCTCCACCAAAACCAACTTTATTGACATGATCTATATATGTTTTAACAACTATTTCTTGGTTCTCTCTAAGTTTGCCGGCAAATTCTAAATCTATATCATTTCCTTCAGCAATTTTGTGTTGTTTAGGTACTCCAAAGTTTTCAACTCCGTAATAATGAGGAACATAAAATTTATTACCAGATTCCCGATATGCTGGAAATGTTTTTTGATCATTATTCATTGGAGAACCCATAACAAATGGTTTAATAGTTAAATCATTTCTTATTTGTTTTTGTTTTTCAATAGTTAGTTCATTTTTAGGTATAGTATAACCTTTTTGTCCTAGGTATGTATTTAGTTCCATAATAGCTATATTATTTAGTAAATTATATTTATATCATTTTACTAATCTTTAAAACAGAATAAATAAAATCTATCAATATGATATATGGAAAGTTTTTCTAGTTTATTAAAAAAAGAACATATGGGTGAACTAGTTTTAGTTGTTTTATTTATCATTTATTTGATAATGGGTTCCAAAACACCTGAACCAGTTGCTGGAATGGTAGATACTTTAGTGGGTAAAATAGTAATCTTTATTATTATTATTTATTTGTTCATGCATGCCAATCCTATTTTAGCTGTATTAGCTTTATTAGTTGGGTTTGATTTAATTCGTCGTTCATCAATGGCAACCGGAATTGATGCTCTTCAAAGATTTGCTCCTTCAGAAGAGAAAAAATCTTCGCAGTTTACTGCTTTTAATCAATTCCCTTATACTTTAGAACAAGAGGTTGTTGCTAAAATGGCTCCAGTAATGAAAAGTGGTTCTTCTCTCTCACAAGCATCTTATAAACCATTATTGGATAATCTCTATGATGCGTCACCTTTAAATGGTTCTAATTAAATTTTGGATTAATTGAATAGTTATTAAATTATTAAATTAATTATGCATTTCCTCCAGTGAGTTTGGGTAAAGAGGCTATTGCGGGTATTGCGGGCATTTTTGTTTCACCTGTAGTAATCCATTGATAAATATAATTAAATATCATAAAAACGATTAAAAATAAAATAACCCCAACAATAATTTGAAAGATGGTTTTGGTTACAGGATTATCTAATATATTAGAAAAATCATATGAAGGTGTATCTTTAGAGTATTCTACTTCAGTTTCTTCACTAGAAGATCCAGTTGGTTTACATGATATATAAATACCTTCTCCTACTTTTGTAGAATTCGGTCCTGATGTATTAATAAATAATTCACCGCCAGTCATAGGTAGAGGAAATGGTTTAATTATTTTTTGTAATGTTGTTATAGTATCACTATTTAAAGGAATTGCATCTAAAATTCCAAACATAATCCAATCATCTTTATTGCTGTCAGTGTAACTGTAATAGGGTTTTGACGGAACTATTTTATTTAATGTGAAACTAGATATGCTTACATTTGTTGATTCACCTTGGCTTGGAGAATTTGTACCTGTAACATCAATAATTTCCTTTAATAAATAAGAAGCATCTGATGATTCGCTTGATGATTTAATAGGAATACCAACTTTTAATAAAGGACCTCCTTTAATAGGAGCATGTTCTATAATAACTTCAGCATCTGTTGTGGCACCATCGAATAAATGGAGAGAAGGAGATGTAATGCTTATTCCAGTGACAGTGTATTTTTGATTATTATATATAACAGGTGGTGTTTTACTATTATCATATGTTAAATTAATTAGAACACCTTGATTTTTAGCAGTTGTATTACTTTCCGGATATTGAAAGTTATAAGAACATTTCAAATCACATTTACCAGAAATATTTTTTTTAGATATATCAATACTTTGAGTACTCATTAATATAACTATATAAATAAAAATATTAATTTATTTATATAGAATGAAATTAACTAAAGGTAAAATATCGAAATTATACAATAAGAAAAAGCAAAGTTTGAAAAAGAAAGTTAATAAAAAAAAGAGTTCAAGAAGAAACAAGACATTTAGAAAAAAACAAAATATACATTTAGCTAGAAAATCGTTAAAAAGATTTCGTTACAAAAAATATGGAGGTGGCCCAGAAGATGGAGAAGGAGAAGAAGGAGAAGGTATGCCTAAAGTAGGCGAAGTTTCTAATTCTGGTACAGAAAATATGAACCAATCAACTTCAGAAACCCTAAATCAATCTAATATGGAAAATATAGAGCAACCTGCTAATTTATCTGCTACAACTATGGAGGCAAATAATGCCGACATGCCTGCTGATTTATCTGCTACATCTATGGAAGCAGTAAATACTGAACAACCTGCTGATTTATCTGCTACATCTATGGAAGCAGTAAATACTGAACAACCTGCTGATTTATCTGCTACATCTATGGAAGCAAATAATGTTAATACACCTGCTGATTTATCTGCTACACCAACGGAGTCATTAAATTCTGAACAACCTGTTGATTTATCTGCTACACCAATGGAAACAGAGAATGTTGATGCGCCTATTGATTTATCTGCTACACCAATGGAAACAGAGAATGTTGATGCGCCTATTGATTTATCTGCTACATCTATGGAGGCAAATAATGCCGACATGCCTGCTGATTTATCTGCTACACCTACGGAGTCATTAAATACTGAACAACCTGTTGATTTATCTGCTACACCTACGGAAACAGAGAATGTTGATGCACCTATTGATTTTTCTGCTACACCTATGGAAACAGAGAATGTTGATGCACCTATTGATTTTTCTTCTACACCAATGGAGACAGAAAATGTTGATACACCTGTTGATTTTTCTTCTACACCAATGGAGACAGAAAATGATGAACAATCATCAACTGATTTGAGTACTACACAAACAAATAAAACCCCTAATAAAAAAGAGCTCATGAATTCTTTAACTAATGTAGTTGATTATATTACAGATGCTGTAGCTGAAAGAGTTTCACAAAATGTTAATGCGGCTCAATTCGGAGAGAAACCTCAAAATGGGTTTGATTCAGTAAACGCAGCAGCTGAAATGATGGCAAAGAGTGGAGGTAAAAGAAGAAAAACTCGCAAATTTAAGTTATCAAATAAAAAAAGTAGACGTAACGTGAAATAAACTTAAATATATTTATTATAAAATATAATAGATATGACAATTAATTATATTTTATTTATGTGTTGTTCAGAAGAAAACATTAGAAAAAATATAGTAAAAACAATAAAAAAATAACTAAAAATTAAACAAAAGGCAAATATTTAATAGTATCGTTATCATACACAGTAACTCTGTATGTTTCATTTACGCCTTCTATATAAACAGTATCGCCATTATATAATTTATCACATCCATATTCATTAGTACAACTTCTTCCAGCACGCGAAACAGGTAATTTAACATTATTGTGTTGATTACTAGTAGAATAGTATTGCCACTTATCTCTGTTTGTAAATAAGGGACGTCCCATTAATGGTACAATGCTATCTTTACTAGAGCCATTAGATGGAGTTAAAATACCTAGCTGTCTATAAGCTGTATCAACCGCACCAATATTTGTAGATATATTAATTGGAACGGTTCCAGGAGGAACTCCGTTGAAACCAGGAATAAAATAACGCTCGTCTCTCAATGGTGGAGCATAAGGATTTAATAATGGATCACTTGGTAAATTAGTATAAGGCCAACTTGGAATAAAACCTCCAAACCAATTGCCAAATCCTCCAACATTCTCTCTTTGTGTATCTTTTATAACTATTTTTTCAGACGGACTGTTATTAACAGTAATGTTTTGTCCTTTCATATTACTATAAATTAAATAAATAATAATTACTATACATATTATTAAAAAAAACATGGAATAGTTTTCAACACATATAACTCCAGGTGGACATTTTTTCATTTTATATTATTACAATATAATATAAAATATTTAATATTAAAATACAAAACCTAAATTAAACTATCTTTGAATGTTTATTTTTTACTGGTCATGCTTTCGCTAAGTTTTCTGGCAACTTCCATAACACCTCCTAATCCTCCTTCTCCATTTCCATCCATAGTTTTCATCATTTCCTGCATTTGTCCAATCATTGGTGCCATACCCTGAACAAGAGGTGTCATTGCTTGCATTGATTTGGCAAGCTCCATTTGTTGCTTCATTAAACCTTGAGTGTCGCTGGTAAGTCTTTTAATACCATCGCTTCCAAGGATTTTATTTAAATCGTCATAAGCGTCTTCAATTGTTGCGGCATAATCAATCTTTGAAGCACCATTTTTGCGACGTCCAACTTCAAAATCTTCTTTTTTAGCAGCATCAGCAGAAATTATATTAGAATCTGATGTATCTTGAGAATCTGTTCCAGGTAGCATAGGTAAGCCATTATTTTTCTTTTCTTTAATTACTTCTGGTTTTTTAACAGGTTTTTTATCTGACTCAGCATCAGATTTGTTTTCCATGCCTTCAAATGTTCCATTACTCATGGCAAATAAATTAACTATTACTAGAGGTGTTCCTAAAACAATAATCATATTATGACTAAAGTTCCTAACTAGAACAGCTAAGATTATAAAAAATATAACATTATTAAAATTTCCCATAACCATATATCCGATTACATTAAATAACGCAAGGAAAGAAATAATATTTAATACCCACTTGTTTGTAAGAATTTTCGATACAGTCGAATTAAGTTTCATTATATATATATAATTTAAAAAAAAATTGAAAATAATATTATTATTTTAATATTAAAGATAATAGTAAAATGTCAGACTCAGAATATACTGATAGTGAATATGAAATTGATAATGATGATGATGATAGTCACGTCTTTTATGAACCAGAAGAGCAAGGAGTAACAAAATATTATATTTCGATATCCGAGTTATATAATAGAAGGCTACATGGAAATGTTAAATCAGATGTATTATATCATTATTTGGTTTATTCTAGATTTAAAATTCTAGATATGAATATTATAAATGAAATGACTCATAATATTAATAATGAATATGCTTATCTAGGTAATCAAACTCATGATATTTTTAGAAATTATAAAGAAATGATAACGAGAGAAAATTATATTAAACCAGAAATAACTGAATGTATTTATTTAAATACAGGACATTATGTTGCTATTTTAAAAACATTTTGGTTGCGACTAATACAGAGAAAATGGAAAAATATTATAAAAGAAAGGGATAATATAATTAAAAAAAGATCACATCCAAATTCCTTAAGACATAGAGAGATTACAGGAAAATGGCCAGAATATTGTTTTAATTTTCCTCAATTAAGAGGTATGTTATCACAATTAAAGGCTTAACGACGTTTAGAATTTCCTCGTCCTCTTCCACTTGCGGAACCTCTTATTGATGCTGTTGAAAGGCTTCTTCTTTTTGAATTAAGTTTATATGTATATCCACCTTTTTGTTTTCTATATTTTTTAGTTTTTTTACCACCATAAATAGAACCATTTTTAGCATCAACACCGCTTGAATTTAGAGCTTGTAAAACTTCTTGTGGAGTTTTCGCATTATTAACTCCTCTTAAAGCTAACGCATATTTACTTGGTTGATTAGTATTTCTATCTACTTGAGGTTTGCTACCAAGTTGATTACGAATTAATCCTAATGTTAAGTTTTGACCCTTAAAATTGATTGGTGTATCAGGCGGTAATCTATTTTGAACCTGTCCGGATGATTGATTGTTTGCAACAGGATTTCCTTGAATAGCATTACTAATTTGTTGAACTGATGCTTCAAGCTCTTGAAATTTGGCATCTAAATCAGCTTCATTAAATGAGGCGGGATCATTTAATTCTCTTAATCTATTTGTGGAATCAGAAATAGCCTGTGTAGCAGCCACGATTCTACTTATAAGATCTTGATTTTCATTTTGTAAAGCAGTTATTTGTGCTTGTAATTGACCAATTTGAGTATCTTTTTCTTGTTTTTCTCTAGTTAATTGGTCAATTTGTGCTTGTAATTGTGCTGTATTAGTACCAATATCTGAAATTTTTTTATTTAATTCGGCTTCCTTAGCTGCTATTTCAGCTTGTAATTGTTGTATTTGTTTAGCATTTTCTTCTTGTTGTGCTTTTAATTGTTCATCTTTTTGTTGTAATTCTAGAGTATGTTGGTCTGTCAATTTTTTAAGTTCAGCAGCATGTGCTGCTCCTAAATCGCCTTTTTGTCCTAATTCAGCCTGTAAAGCATCGCGTTCTTTAGTTATTTCATTGTTTTGGTCAGTTAATTGTCTTAATTTTGCTTCACAATCATCAATTCTTTTCTGAAAATCTTGTACATCAGATTGGTATTGTTTCTTAAGTTGATCTAATTCAGCAAGAGCCTTATCTCTCTCACTTGTTAACTGTGCGATTTGATTTTTTAACCCAGATACTTCAGTACCAATATCTGCAATATGGGTATTATTTGCGGCAGCTTGTGCTTGTAAATTAGTTAATTGTTCCTTTAATGCTCTGATAGAATCGCCTAACTGTTTAACTTTATCATTTATTGCTGAAAGTCGTTTAATTATCCTGGCTGAAAATTCTTGCTTACCTCTAATATTTTCCTCAATAGCAGTATTAATTTGAGCCAATCGTTGTAAACTTTGTTCAAACTCTTGTTTAAAATTGGGATTACTCATGTTTATATATATATTTTTATATTAAAATTATATTAAATTATTTTTTTTTGTTTTAAATTTACAGTAACATCATGTGTATCATTAATAATACCATCTAACCCTTTTTGTATGTTTTTTAGTTCATTTAATATTTTAGATTGTTCATGTTTAGCATCTTCAATATTGTGTTTACTTAATTTTCCTGAAATAGTTAAATCTTGAATATAATTATTAAGTAGGTCTAAAGCTTCTATTTGATCGCGTTTTTGTTTAATTATATAACCGTAATATTTAACATAATCATTCTTAACAGCATCTAGAAATTTATTTTGCTTTGATATAAATCTAATTTTTTTTTGTTTTTCAAGTAACATTCTTCTTTTGGCTTCAATTAACTCTTCTATTTGTAATAATTGTTCATCTCTCTTTACTAAAGGCATATTAACAGGTACGATTTCCATTCTTTAAAATAAACAGTTATTTTATTATTTAAAAAAAAATTTAAAATCTTCGTAATATATTATTTAGGATGTCGAAAACTTTAACAGAACCTTTGCTAGTACCTGACGATAATAGATTTGTTACTTTTCCAATTAAATATAACGATATATGGGATATGTATAAAAAACAAGTTGATTGTTTTTGGCGAGCCGAAGAAATCGATTTAACCAAGGATTTAACATATTGGGAGACCTTAGAACGAGGAGAAAAACATTTTGTGTCAATGATTTTGGCATTTTTTGCTGCGAGTGATGGAATTGTTTTAGAAAACCTTGCTTCAAGGTTCATGAGTGATGTTCAAGTTTCTGAAGCCAGAGCGTTTTACGGTTTTCAAATTGCTATGGAAAATATCCACAGTGAAACTTACAGTCTTTTAATTGAGACGTATATTAAAGATAAAGAGGAGAAGTCGAAACTCTTTAATGCTATTGAAAACTTTCCTTGTATTAAAAAGAAGTCCGATTGGGCGCAAAAATGGATCCATGATAATCGCAGCAGTTTTGCGACCAGATTAGTTGCCTTCGCGTGTGTAGAGGGCATTTTCTTTAGCGGCGCATTTTGTAGTATCTACTGGCTTAAAAAGCGCGGTCTAATGCCTGGTCTCACATTTAGTAACGAATTGATTTCAAGAGATGAAGCACTTCACTGCGAATTTGCTGTACTTTTGTATTCAAAACTTGTAAAGAAAATTGATAAGAGTCGTATTCATGAAATTATCAAGGAGGCTGTAGAAATTGAAATAGAATTTATTTGTGAGGCTTTACCGTGTAAATTAATTGGAATGAATTCTGATTTAATGACACAATATATTAAATTTGTTGCTGACCGTCTCTCTACACAATTGGGATACAAAAAAATTTATAATGTTGCCAATCCATTTGACTTCATGGAGCTTATTAGCTTAGAAGGTAAGACAAATTTCTTTGAAAAACGTGTTGGTGATTACGCATTAGCAAATAAAACTAAAAGTGAAGAAATTTTTGAGTTCACAGAGGATTTTTAAATTTATTTCTTAGCCTTTGGTTTAGTTTCTCTCTTTGTCTTAGATTCAACCTTTACTTTTGGTTCTGCTTTTGCCTTAGTAACCTTTGGCTTTTCACCTAACAAATTAACTTCATCAATATTAATTTTATCACGTTTATTCTTATTCATTGTAGATGTTCTACCAAGAAATTGAGGAAATTTCACCATTCCTTTCTTATTACATTTAGATGTTGCTTTAATGGTATTTATAGCAACATATGGAGACAATTCGAAATCAAATATGGCATCAAATATGTCGCCATCTGACAGCGAATCTGCTGAATATGAAATATTTTCTAACCTTTTAACGTCATCTTTTGTTGTCAAAGTATTGTTAATATAGTTTTCTTGAATCATTAATGTATGAATATCATGTGACATCCAATAATAACGTAATTTATCATCAATGCTATTTTCCTGTGAAAATAACTGTCCTGTTGTATCAAATATATTCGCACTTTGAATATTCTTATTGGATTCACCTCTTTTAACACCTAACTGTAACGAGTTCAATATGAACCTAATATCACCATTTGCTTCTTCAAATAATTTATCAACCCCTGATTTACCAATTTTTATTTGTTCAGTTGTTACAACTTTGTAAATTAATCTGTAAATATCATCATAACTTGGTTTACCTAGTTTAAAATCAACACAATAATTTAATATTGGTTTTATATTTTGACTATATCTATCATCGCAAATACAAATAATTGGAATATGGGTTTCTTTTATACATTCAGTTAGAGTTGAAATAAATCCATAATCACCACCACTGCTATCAATGTCACTAACAACTAAACAATTATCTTGTCCATTAAATGTTTTCTTTGTTTTAAGAAGAGGTTTAATCATTTCATTAATTGTTTCTTTGTCTCTATCATCGTCAATCGCTAAATTTATAATATTATAATCATGCTTCTTCAAAATAAGCTCGACAAGAAGCGATTTACCAACACCATTTACACCTGAAACTAACGCACATTTTGTTTTTTTATTATTTGGATCCCATTCTAATAACCAACGAATAAATGGCTGAGTAATATTCTTATTACCAACGAAATCTTCTAACTTATTTGGTCTATACTTTGTAGTGTACATTGTTACTTATTATATGATATTTATTTATTTTGTTTTTATATTCAATTTTATTATTTATAACCTAAAACTCTTAATTGACACAATTGAAAGTTTACTCTATTATTTCCTTTACAATTATTAAATATTCTTGTAGCTGATCCTTTGCCTCTTATTGCTCCAATACCTACTGCTGTGGCAGAAACTGCTCTTGTTCCGCAAAAACTACTCTTTTGATTTAATGATATACGTTGAGCTGGAAAATTTGATGAGGTTGGTGTTGGGGTTGGTGTTGGGGTTGGCGTCGGTGCTTCTGTTACTGTTAATGTATAAGTTGTAATGTTATAACTTCCTGTATTGTAAATATAAAGTGTATATGTTCCAACAGGTGTTGATGATGTAGTACTAATTACTCCAGTAGCATTGTTTATATTTATTTGAAATGGTGTTATATAATCTTCTAAAAAAGCATAATAGAATCCAGTTGTTTTAATTGCTGAATTTGTTGAATTTCCAACAGTTATTGTAGAAGAGGATGTTCTTATTAAATTTATTCCATAAATATTTGTTATTGAATAAGGTGTGTAACCCATATTAAATAAATCATAGGGTAAATTTATACCATTAGTACTCCATGTTGATGGATATCCGCTAGATGGGGTATTAGTTAAAACTGTATTAGCATGAGAATCACTCCAAGTTCCGGGTGTTCCACCAGGAGAACCAGCTTCTGAATAACAATCTACTATATTAACATCTGTGCTAGTAAATGATATATCAGAGCTGCCGGCGATAATATAACCTATGATGTCAGTAACTGTACCTACAGCATAACAATTAGTTATTAAAACTGAACCATTATTCAAACCACAAATAGCACCAGCAAAAATTCCATCATCTACAACTGATACAACATTTCCAACTGAATAACAATTAGTAATTTGAACAGTATTATTTGAATTTAAAGAACCACAA